CAGGCAGCAATGGCGGCTGGCGGAAACTCTGGCGGAATCAATCTCTTCAACGGGCTTATTGGTGAGATCATCGTTTTCACGTCCCTTCTGAGCGACACGAACCGCCAACTGGTGGAAGGCTACCTCGCCTGGAAGTGGGGTACGGCAGGAAGCCTGCCTGCTGATCATCCGTTCAAGCTGACCCCGCCGAGAGCGGCATAGGAGGCCAGGTACCGTGACTCCAATCCAGCTGACAAAACAACAGCTCATCTCCGGACGCGGTGTCATTGACGGTTTGGCCGTGAATCCTGGCGCGGATGCTGACCACGATCTGACGATTTCCGCGGGAGTGACGCGGGATTCTACCGATACGTACATGATGACTTTGCTAAGTCCGCTCACCAAGCAAAGTGACGCTGCGTGGGCGGCAGGCAATAACGCTGGTGGAATGTTCGTCGGCAGCGTGCAAGCGAACACTTATTACCACTGCTTTCTGATTCTCAAGGAAGACGGGACCATCGACGCGGGATTGGATACGTCGCTTGTCTGTGCCAATCGTCCGGCGGGCTACATCGCGCACCGCCGTATCGCCACGCGTCGAACAAACAATAATGGAGACTGGTTCATCATATGGCAGCTTGGCGATCAGAACCTTTGGCAATATCCGCGCTGGGACGCGCTTGGCGTGACGCTCGGAACCACTCCAACGCTCTTCACGCTTTCCACGCCGCCTGGCGTCAGGGTCTTTCCGATCGCTGCGTTTGTCACCTTCTACAAATATAATTCTACCGTATACGGCGCGGTATATTCGCCGGAGATCAGCGGACCGGGCATTGTTGATCTGCAGACGCACGTTTCTCAGACTACAAACTACAATGCCTGGCCAGTCGCCTTCGGAGCAACTCCGCTGCGAACTAACACTTCGTCGCAGGTCCTGGCCGGCTCCCAGTATGAAGACTCCCTTTTCTACTTCTGTTCTGCCGGTTACTTTGACCCCCGTGGAAAGGACGAATAACCATGCCAGAACTTCGCTGGATCAACCGGGACACGCAAGGCCGCGTTCGCGAGACCTTTGCCGTTCCGCAATACGAGGGTCAGGAGTCACTTTTGGAGGGGGATGCCGAGTTGCTTGAGTTTGAGCAGCGGCTTGCCCACCCTGAACTCAATATGACATTCCCTGACTTTGTCGTGTCTCAGGTCAAGCGGCTCGACAGTCTGGTGTTGAACTTCGTCTACGAGCGCTACCCGCAGCATCGGCAGATCACGCTGACCAAGCTTTTGACTGACGCGCGGCTGGCCGGCAAGGCGGAAGCTGTCGCATACCTGCAGCAGTTGGATGACTGGCTGAAGACGGTCTTCGGGGCTTATTACCAGCTTGAGGACCAGATCAAGGCCATTGCGGAGAACGAGGGGCTTACCGTCGCAGAGCGGCAGGCGCAGATACTGGCAGTAGTTGCAGCGGCTCGGGCTACCGTACTTGAGCCCCTGGGAACCACCGACCCCCAGACCACGATCCGGCGAAGCCTTGAGTTGTTGGCGTAGGTGTTGTCAATAAGTCTGGAGGGTACAGACTTGAAGCTGTTGTTGATCCGACTACGCTGTTTTCTGGCAGGCTGAACCATCACGAGGAGAAGGACCATGCTGATTGATGACGTTACACTGGCCGACACCCTGGAGAGGCGCGACCGTAACTGGTTGATCCGCATTTACAGCGAGCTGGAACGGAAAGGCGATGTCGGCATCGAGTGCCATCGCGAAGTCGTTCTGGTGAAGAATGGCGCGAAGTGGGATACAGGTGGCGAGCACGGCGAGCGCCAGTACATGGTCTACAAGAAGCTCAGCGAGATCATGATGGACACGGTCACGCTGCCTCCGGAAGCCGGGGGTATCACGCTGACAGCCGGGCAGATCGCGTTGGCGCTGGAGATGCTGTCCGACAAGTACGCGGAGATCCCGGAAGAGCCTACCTCATCGTCAGCCGGCGCGTAGGACCAGCGCCAGGCGTGCGGTAGCGGGGATGGAGGGTCTTGGGGATGTCTCGCTTCAAGGTGAGGGGTCAGGTTCCCTTTTTACTGACAGTTGATACGACCCTGGAAGGTTCGGTCAGCTCGCCCCCGGATACCTTCGTCCTGCCTCTGCCTGGGACTGGTGATTACGACTACCAGGTCTACTGGGGTGATGGCTCTTCGGAGCATCACACGGAAAACACGAGCCAGACGCACGTCTACGGGTCGCCGGGAACGTACACGATCACGATCACGGGCAAGTTCCCTCAGATCTATTTTAATTACACAGGAGATTGTCAAAAGCCGATCAAAGTGCAGTTGGGGGATGTTGGTTGGCTGTCGATGGAGCGTGCGTTTTTAGGTTGTACGAATCTGCGTTCGGTCACGGGATTGTCAAACACAGCAAAGGTTACGAATTTTCAAAACGCGTGGTCTTCCTGCTACCTTCTGAGTAGATTCGATCGGATTAATACCTCTGCCGGATTGAACTTTTATGGTGCATGGTCCTATTGTTTCAGTCTGACAAGTTTTCCGTTGATTGATGTGTCAAACGGAACGATATTTTCCTACGCGTGGGCTCAGTGTTCGGGTCTGACGTCGTTCCCGCTTCTTAATACCTCGTCAGGGCTATCTTTTGACTACGCGTGGCTGCAGTGTACTGGTTTGACGTCTTTCCCGGCTATAAATACGTCGGCAGGTCAGGATTTCTCCTACACGTGGAACGGCTGCACTGGTCTGAATGGATACAATTTCCCAACACTCAATTTGCGAAACATCCTGAGCAACACGACCAATGGCGCCAACTGTTTTGGTGGCGTGACTCTTTCCACCGCGTCTTACAGCGCATTGCTCATCGACATGGCGCTAGGCACAACGACGAATGTCACATTCAGTGGCGGCAACAGCAAGTACAACGCCGGGGCAGTGGCTGCGCGGAATACACTGACTGCGACGCGGTCGTGGACCGTTACGGATGGTGGATTAGGCTAGGAGTCAGTGGCCGCAACAGCTAGCGGACTATTTTGTAAGTCTCAGACAAGCTACCACGAACTGCTGTCCGCCCAGCTTGAATGTCAGCGCCGTCTGCGGTACTGGTTTTACTTCTACCCCCAGCGCCCGCATCAGCTCAGGGAAAATTGACATGTCCACCTGATTGGCTTTGTCGAAGCACACATCCATCGTGATGAGCACGTTGCCCTTAGACACGCGGACGAGGCTCCGGATGGCTGGTAGGACTTCCGGCTTGGGCAGGTGTTCAAGCACTGACACACAGATACTGGTTCCGAATGTATTTTCCGGGAAGGTCAACTTGGTCAGGCTCATCTGTACCGACTGCGGTTTGTTCGCTTCGGTTATTTCCAGCATTCCAGATGCTTGTGCCCACATCTTCTTCGGGTTCCGCTTGTTGATCCAGTCCACGGCGGACTGGTCTATATCGATTGAGGTTGTCGGGATGTTGGATCGTGACAGCATGAACTGGATGGCTGTAGCACCTGAGCCAGCGTCCAGTACGGAGCTGGTATCTGCGGTCTGGAGCTGAGACATGATCCACGGGTACTCGAAGCGCCTCGACCAGTGCAGGGAGTCATGGATGGGCGTCTGCAGTTCCGTTTCCAGGTCGTAGAGCGCCTGCGTGTAGTGGTGGAAGTCTTGCTCGATCAGGCGGCTCAGGTCGGCCCATTCCATCGTCCCAGTCATGGCTTTCTCCTTAAATGTCTCGCCCAAGTATACGTGGCCGGGCGCTGGCTTCAATCCCACCCCTGGCCGTAGATTCTGTGCGGTCCTTACAGACTTTGCTGGCGCCTATCTTATCGGGTTCCACTTTGTGCAGGTGCAGCTATCACAGATCGGCAGGGCTTTGCGGTTGCCAATCTTCTGCATCTCCCTGACTCTGGCCAGCTCCGGCCCGTTCCAGATCTCCATGATGGTATTCTTGTTCGTGTCGCCTACCAGCAACTCCCCGTTGGGGTCCATACAGCAACAGCACACCCGGCCATCCCACATGACGATCAGACACTGGAATGGCTCCGAACAGATCTCAATGGTCGGGAATGAGCGGTGCCACCCGTGTGAGCGGTTCAGGGAGATGTCATGTGCGAAGACTACCGGCCCCCATTTGACTTCCATCTCGGTCAGTTCGAGCGGCGACATGAACAGGGAGTTGCTTGTGGTGCCCAGGCAGACATTGACGTCAGGGCGCAAGGCATGCAGCCGCTTGAAGGCACGCTCGACGTTGTGGAAGTCCGCCTCAGACAAGCCGAGCAGCGCCTTGTAGGTCTCAGCGCGAGCCGCGTAGAGTGAGAAGCTGACGTAGTGCAGGTTCTTGATGGTGGCCAGCGCGTCAACTGCAGTATCAGTCAGCTTGCTCCCGTTCGTCGGGATGCTGATCGGACACTTCGGCAGCTTCTCTTCCATGTACTTCAGGATGAGATACCAGTCCGGGTTGGCGAAGAACTCCCCGTAATGGACCGGGCTGATCTCCACCGGTTCATCCCAGGTGGCGATCTCGTCCACCAGCTTCCTGAACAGGGCCAAGTCCATCTTGCCCTTGGGGCGGACCATCTTCGGGTACCCGCAGAACGTGCACTTGGCGTTGCAGTAGGAGAAGGTGTCTAGGTGAACGGAGGGGTACTTGGTGGGGTTCATTTACCTGCCTCCGTGATCACCTTAGCACAGGGTTTGCAAACCCATATCTCGCCTGTGTAGCTTTCTGGGTTTGGAGTCGCCTCAACACTACAACGCCCACCCGGTTCGGTCCTTGGCGGCCAGCCATGCTGATCCAGCGGCCTTTTGTACCGAAGCGCTATCGCCTCGTCTTTGTCGAACCATTGTCGACAGACGCAGCACCACACACCTTTCGGTTCTTGAGCTGCCTGTTTCGGTTCTTGAGCCGTTGAGGGTTCCTCTTGCCACGGCTTCTTTGGCAGACCGCACACATCACAAAACGCGCCCGGCTTGACGTACCAGTCCATACAAGCCCAGCACAGCTCGCCGCCATCTCGAAAGCGTAGTTTGCCGCGCCACAATTCTTCGCTCATTTGCGTGCCTCAATGATCATGTCCGTAATGAAGTCAGGGTTGATCGGGCGTGTCGACACCCCGCTGAAGCCTGTATCACGAAACAGCTTGATGGCGTAGTCCGGGGAGAACCCGCACCGGTGGGTGTTCTCCGGGTAGTCCTGGCCGCCAAAGAGCATGCCGACCAGGTCGTCGTTCCACTCCTTCGTCTCGACCAGCCTGCGGCACTGCTCCAGCAGGTTGGCCGTGATGACTACGCAGGTGCCGCCCGGCTTCAGGATGCGGTACAGTTCCCCGATGAACGGCTTCACCTGGCGCCAGCCGATGTGCTCGATGGCGTAGGCCGAGTAGACGTGCTCGTAGGAGTCGTTCGACAGGGGCAGGGGCTTTTCCAGGTCGGCCACGATGTCCACGGTCGGACCGGGACGGATGTCCAGGTTAGGCCGGTACCGCGGGTTGGTGCCGCCGCCGATTTCGATGATCATGCCAGAAGTTCTCCTTCACCTTTACAGTCTGGGCAGACACCAGCACCATGACAGACATCGCACTTGTCCGTGCGCCCTTTACATATGGGGCAGGCGCCAAGACCAAAGCAGGAGTAGCACTTTGCTTTCGCTGGCTCTTTGAGTTCGAACTTCGAACCCAGCAGGCTCTGCCAGACCGCCTGGTACTGCGGCCAGATCTTGTCCCAGGTGTACTTCTTGGCGGTTTCCTGAGCCTGCTGCGCCATGGCGAGGAATACATCTCCATGACTTGTCTCGTCCGGCGCCGGTTCGTAGGTGAACCAGTTGTATGCTTGCTGTATCGTTTCACATAGTGCATTAACGTCGCGCTTTGGAAAGACGTATCCGTCCGCGCCTTGACTGATTACGTTGGAGGCGCCAGCACCGTCCGAGACGATCACCGGGCGCCCACGCGCCATGGCCTCCAGCACCTCGATCCCGAAGCCTTCTGTCACGCTTGGCTGTACATATACGGAGATGCTGTCGTAGAAGGCGTTGACGTCCTTCACCCAGCCCAGGAACTCCACCTCGCCGCGCCCGCCGACGCTCTGCCAGACGGGTGCCATCTGCTCAATTCCGCGCCCGGCCATTACCAGGCGGCAGTTGGGCAGGTTCAGCTTCGACCAGGCTTCCAGCAGGTAGCGCAACCCTTTGTCCGGCCCGCACTGGCCCAGGTAGCCGACGGTGAACTTCTGGGGCAGGGGGGCAGGTGTACCAATCGGCCCGGGGATGCCGTGCGGGATGACGATCGGGTCGCGCACGCCGTAGCGCTTCACGATCTCGGCGCTCTGGGTAGAGGGGCAGATCACCTTGTCGGCCATCAGCTGGCCTTCCACGTAGGTCATGAACAGTGTGCGGTTGACCAGGTGCGGGAAGTCGTAGGCCATACCGTACTTGGCAAACTCTTCCGCACTCAGCTGCATGTCGTGGGCAGCGATCGTCTGAGTGATTTTTGCGCCGTCGGCCTTCAGTCGCCAGATTGTCTTACTGAACATGCCTGAGTAGAAGTGGGCCAGCTTGAACTTCCCCGCCTGCATGTGGTTCAACACCAGCGAATCAGCGATGTAATCCTGCACGTACGGATTGTTAGGCAGCCTTACATGGGATGGATCGAGATTGGAACCGTCGAAGCAAAGTACCTCCTCCTCTTTCGCCGCCCTAGCGAAATCTTCCAGTGCCTTAAGCTCGTTCAAGGTGACGACGCCGCCGCCGGTCTCGGTGCCGATCTTGTCGGCTGTGCAGAACAGGTTTCTCATGACCTCTTCCTTTCAACCTTCAGGACCAGCGTGATGGTTTTAGTCGTAGGGCCATCCATCACAAAACCTTTGAGGTGCTTCTTCGCCAGCTTTCTGATCTTTCTCAGCTGTTCGGTCATGGCTTTCTCCACTTCAGCATGATGAAGTCAGGATCGTCTTCCGAGACGTCCGGAGAAACGCCCGTGACATCCTTGACCAGCTTGACTAGCTCATCCAGCGTGTAGATCTTCAGGTGCCAGGGATCGGGGTTGCTCAGCCCGTACCGGCCCGTGGCTGACGGCGTGCAGAGGAAGGCCGTGCCGCCTGGTATCCTTTTCTTGTCCATCGTGCCGTCTGCAACCTTGACCTTGTTCAATATTTCATCGTCACACGCGCCGGCATTCAAGGCGACATCACGACCGGGTGCCAGGAGCGAATGGATCTTCTTGATCAACTCGACGCCCTCTTCGGGCAGGAAGTGCTCAATGACCTCAAAGCAGACGATGGCATCCCACGGGACGGAAAACAGTCCCACGTGCCCAGGACTACCCGGCTTAGCTACGATATTCCGTAGTTGTTCGTCGGCGTCTTCCCAGCCTTTTACTTCGTATAGCGCTTTGTCCGCGTTGGTGCGCTTCTTAACCAAGCTCTTGGCGTGCTCGATGCTGAACTCGCAGGGGTCTACCCCGAACAACTTCGTCACGTATGGCTCATCCACCATCCAACGGGTGATGAAACCGGACTCGCAGCCGATATCCAGCACAGTCGCAGGCTTGATCCTGGGCATCTCCCGGAAGAGCCACAGCACGCGCTCCAGGTTGCGGGCTTCGCGGTCCGTGGTGGGCGGGTGACGGTGTTTGGAGTAAAGCGCACGGCGCTCGGCCATCGTCATGTCTTTGGGTAGTTTGTCAGACATTCCAGTTCTCCTCACCGAATCGAAGCACGTATTTCTGCTTCAGTCCTCTTCCTCAGCTCCTCAAGGACGCGCTCTTTCTGCTCCTTCGTTTCTTTCTCTATCCGCAGAAGCTCGGTCCGGTCCTTCCGTACGGTCAGCCAAATGGCGAGGGCGCCCCCTATGGCGCCGCCAATGATACTGAAGACGATGGTCAGCATTATCCTCTCCTCAGATTATGCCCGCTAAGAAAACGAACTCGTCGGAGATCTCGTCGGAGATCTTCGAATCTTTGTCTTTGCTGTTGCACGAATGAACGGAGCTTGAACCGAAGGTGCCAGAGACGAGCGGGCTCGCACCGAAGTGGCCGGAAACGAGCGGCTGACTTGGCGGCGTACTGACGTCATCATTTTTGGTGGGTTGCACCTCGCCCGACTCGATCTTCTTCAGCCCGTCGAGGATGCAGTCCAGACAAACAACCGTGGAATTGCATCCACCTTCGTTAGCGGCGACAACAGAACGCGGAAGAATGCCTTCGTCCCATTCTCCATGCTGGTCCGATTTCTTTACAACATTCTGGGCATGACAACACAGCTTCATTCTCAGGTGTTTGTTGTCGATGACGGAGTTGACTACCAGATCCCACGAGTAGCCTTCACCGTATTCCCCCAGCTCGAAAGTGTAGATTTTCATCACCAACCTCCTTCAATGGCTTCCTTGCACAACTCCTCGTACCGCTTGACCATGTTCTCGATGCTGAACTGGCTGGCCCACTCGCGGCACCGTTCGGGCTTGAGCTTCTTCACGGCATCCGACTTGACCAGCTCGACCACCTCTTCCGGCGTCTTGACCAGGAAGCCGGTTTCGCCGTGCTTGATGGTCTCCCGCATCGCGCCGTTGTCGAAGGCGATGACCGGGCAGCCGCACATCTGGGCTTCGACCGGGGCCAGGCCAAAGGGCTCCCGGAAGAGCTGGTTCATGTGCAGCATGGCCTTGGCCTGGCTGAACCACTCCACGCACTTCTCGCGCGAGCAGCCGCCGTGGAACTTCGCGCCTTCGATCTGGCTGGCCTTCTCCACGCACTCCTTGGCGTAGTCAGGCTCGTTGGTGATCTGCGTATCCCCCACCAAATCCAGCCCGATCCCGGTGCGCAGGGCCACGCTCAGGGCGATGTGAGCGCCCTTGATCTTACTGAAGCGGGCCAGGAACAGGTACCGATCAGTCCGCTTGGCCTCCGGCATGGGTTTGTAGAAGTTCATGTCCACGCCGTTGTGCGCCACCCGAGTGTCGATCTTGAACAGCTCCTTGGCTTCAGCCGCCTGATCGTGGGAGATGCAAACCATGCAGGGCCGCGGCATGGGCGGCGTCCTCTGGTACATCGTGCCGATCGGGGCGTGGTTGACGCCCAGCACGGGCGGCTTGAGCGTGCCTTCGATCTTGGGCAGGTAGGCGAACTTCAGCCAGCTGTTGTCGATGATGACGTCCCAGTCCTTCAGGCGGTGTGCGTAACCCGTGAACGCCTGGCCTTCATTCTCGCCCAACGTGGTGCCGTGAAGTTCGACACCGGGAGTGACTGTAGAGCCAACAGGGGCGACCAGAAGGACTTGATGTCCTAGCTTCGCAAGGCCGACTGCCTGCTGATAGGCCAGTTGTTCAAGCCCGGAGTACCCCGCCGGCGGCAGTGTGAAGATTGTGGTACTGATGACAACGATCTTCATTTGAAGAACTCCTCCGAAGAGAGCGTGATTCTATCTACCAGCCGAGGCGAGCTGAGGGGTACGGTATACCTGTTACAGATAAACCAAAGCCGGCGCTGCAGCGCTTCCTCCGGGATCACGTGTGCCTTCAGTTGTTCCGTGATGCCACTAAGGTAAGTTCCGGTTATGCCGGGTTCTATGGTCAGACCCTTACCCGAGCAGAAGTGGTAACCGCCGGTTACGAACTTCTTCCTGCGAATTAAGCCCTCGAAGATGGTAGTTGACGAGTAGGAGGCAAACCGGTCGAATGCATTGAACAGTGAAACGAGGTTGGCATGGATGTCGAAAACGTTCGGGTACCGCTTGGCTGCCAGTGTCTCACAACTGGGGTGGTGCTTAAACATGAATTTTGTTTTTGGGTTGCTGTTAAACAGATCGTCCATCCACTGCTCGTAGCAGACCTGGGGGTATTCGCGCAGCGACATGTCGTATGGGGTTTGACCAAGCACGATGACCACGTCGTCGTCGCTGCTCTCGACCCGACAGGCTTTATACAGCAAGGTCGGTGCTGCGAGTTCAGGTTGAGTCCAGCGGGTAGCAGAGGGAAAGAGGGGATCCTCCAAGGTTCCTACGGATTCAAAATGCAGGTCGTTTTTCTCGCAGTATTGCAGACCACTCCTGTCCATGATGATCCGGTTGTCGAAGAACAGTTCACACCAGGTCAGTGGTAGGTTGAGTTCCTGGCACAGCGATTCGACCATTTCGCTGTACCAGAGCAGCCTCTGGCACGTGACGACGTGCGTGATGTGATGATGCTCAAACCAGAACTTCAGTTCGGCTCTTGCCTTGGCCGCGTCGATCTTGTCGGCTTTGTGGAAGATAAAATCCCAACCCTTGTTCACGCTGCTGGAAATCTCATCGGGTACAGTGACCTGCCCGATGTACATCTTGTACTCCTGTGACAGCGCAGGATTGCGTTCCAGGTGGTAGATCCAGCGAGGGTCAATGCGTATGAATGCGATGTTCATGACTGGATGTCTTCCCTCCCTGTCTTCTCGTTCACTCGGTGCGATTCGGCCAGCCCCTGGCAGTGACCTTTTACTCTTTCAAGTTCCTGGAGGGCTGCCAGGTAGTCTGCAGCAGTCAACATCATCTTGTTTTCGACCGGATTGGCGCAGATCAGCATCAGATGTATGATCCGATCAAGTTCCTCGGCTTTGCGATCCCAGTCGTTCTTCTCGTCTTCGTTCATGGCATCTCCTACGGGAGTTGAAGCGGCGTGAACCCTTGCGCCGACGCGACGCTGAGGCCGGCATGATGACACTGGATCGAGGTATCCACATACAGCTTGAACCCGAGTGCCCGCGCCTTTCGGCAGAAGTCGTAGTCCTCACTGCAGCGCTCGACCGGCTTGAGATCAGGCCAGCGGTACGGGTCGCACTTCCACTCGAACCAGGGCGGTGGCATGATCTCCAGCACCTTGCGCTTGATCAGCAGGCAGCCGCAACCGACCAGATCGGCTTCGACCAGTCTGCCGGGCTGGTAGTCGTGGATCCACTCGGGACCCTTCTCTGTCTCCCGCATCATCACAGGAGCTGGCGGCAGCTGGCGGCGGTAGTACAGCCCGCCAACAATGTCCTTGTTGTGGCGCATCAGCCGGACGATCGTGTCATGCGGCAGGATGACATCATCGTCCAGGAAGAACATCCCCTCATGTTCGGTCTCCAGCGTGCGTTGGCACCCCTGGTTGCGCGCATGATCAAACGGCATTCCGTACAGGAACGTCCGGTTGGCCCGTTCAGGGAAGATCAGGGTGCGCCAGCTCTCAGCCCAGCCAGTCGTTACCACCTCTCGACCGGACAGGACAACAACCAGCACACTTGGTTTTGGTAGTTCCCATGCACCAGGCATAGCTTCCCTCCTTAGGATATCCATGTTAAAAGAGGCGTGATTCGCTGTCAATATCAGATTAGTTGATAAGCCGTAGGAAACTTTGTTCCTGTACTGTAAGTCATTGCCGCGCTAAGCCATAGTTGATTGGAGACCTTCCACCGTGTATCCTGTAAGCGGGATCTGAGGATCGACACATGGCGGTACTTTCATTCGTTACGAACACCGGGCCGAGCCGCTTCATCTCCTATGTGCCACCTGGCGGCCTATACATGGCGACTGGTCAGACGGCTACCATTGCTGGCATCATCGACACTGAAGTTCAGATGATGGACACTTCCAAGCTGCATCTGTTCCAGGCGGATATGGCAGCTGGGCGGATCAGTGTAACCTACCAGTTCAACGATCAGGCTTTGACCAGTGGTGGATTCATTCCGGTAAGTGGAAGCATTGGTAGTGGATTGCTGTCGGATGGCGCTGTCGTGTCTGGTTCCATCGCGTCCGGTCAGATCGGTCCGTTGCATCTCGCCAGCGGTGTCGTCGCTGCGGCCATTTCCGGTGCGATCGGATCGGGCAGGCTTGCGGCTGGCGCAGTTATCAGCGCGTCAATCGCTTCTGGCCAAGTCGGGCCGAGGCACCTGGCCAGCGGCGTCACGATTCAAACAAGCGGCGCAGTAACCAGCGGGAAGATCGGTAATGGCGCGGTCGTGTCTGGTTCTATTGCCAGCGGCCAGATCAGTCCATACCATTTTGCCAGCGGCGCGGTTCATTCCGCGATCACATCCGGTTCGATCCATTCAGGGGACCTGGCTAATGGGACTGTAACATCCGCTATTATCGCTAGCGGACAGGTTGGTTCGTACCATCTGGCTTCAGGCACGGTTGATTCGGCTATTACTTCGGGGTCAATTCATTCTGGTGACCTTGGTGCTGGCTCGGTTCAGAGCGTCAACATTACAAATGGTGCCGTGGTCAGTGCGGCGATTGGAAGCGGGCAGGTCGGGTTCGAGCACATCGCTTCTGGCGTCATTCCACGGGGTCTTTTGTCCGGTTCAGTTCAATCTGGTGACATTGGTAATGGCGCTGTCGTTTCCGGGTCCATTGCCAGCGGACAGATCGCACAACATCATCTGGCGTCAGGAGTTGGTGGGTCTTTGTCATCCGGCTCCGTGCGCTCCGGGTACATGGGCGTTGCCGCCGTCGTTTCCAGTTCCATTGCCAGCGGACAGATTGGTCAGCACCACCTGGCTTCTGGTGTTGGTGGTGGCGTCCTGACGTCAGGTTCCGTAGGGTCAGGTACGCTTGGTAATGGAGTTGTCCTATCAAGTTCGATTGCCAGTGGCCAGATCACGCAGGAGCACCTGTCCAGCGGCCTGCCCATCATTTCCGGTTCCATCGTGTCAGGTGATCTCGGAAATGGCGTGGTGATGTCGTCCAGCATTGCGAGCGGACAGGTTGGTGGTAGGCATTTCTCGTCAGGTGTGGTTCATGTCATTGTTACGTCTGGTTCAATCGGTGCCTATGCGTTGGCGGATAGCTCCGTAAGTTCCGCTCACATCGGGGCTGGTGAGATTGGGTACGAACACTTTGCTTCTGGTGCGACATTACCACAGTCAGGCAGGGTTGTGTCGGGCATGCTTGGTAATGGTGTGGTGGTCTCCGGTTCCATTGCTTCCGGGCAGGTCGGGCCAATGCATATAGCTATTGGCGCCGGCTTGTTAACCTCGGGTTCCGTTGTGTCTGGGCTTATCGGGGATCAGGCTGTTGCTTCAAGCACGCTTGCATCTGGTTCGGTCGGCCCAATCCATTTGAGTAGCGGGACAGCCATCGTCTCCGGCTCGATCATGTCGGGTGATCTGGCGGATAGCTCGGTGGTGTCTGGAACCATTGCTTCGGGACAGCTTTGTGCGGCGCACTTCGCGTCAGGCGTGCTGTATGAACAGTTCATCGCTTCTGGCGCTTCGATTATTTCTGGTCAGCTTGGTAATGGCGTGGTGTTCTCTGCCAACGTAGCCAGTGGTCAACTCGGTGGAACTCACTTCGGTTCGGGTTCAATTCAATCGGCTGCGTACGCTTCCGGTTCAATCAGCACCTTTAAGATTGCCAGCGGACAAATTTTGAACACGAACATCGCCTCAGGTGCTGTTCTGAGCGCAAACATTGGTTCAGGGCAGATTGGGTTCAATCACTTGGCTTCTGGCCAGCAGTTGAACTCCGGGGTGATCATCGCTACGTACCTGGCCTCGGGGACTGTGTCTTCGGCAAATATTGCCAGCGGGCAGGTGGGTGGGACGCACTTCGGATCTGGTTCAGTGCAGTCTGCCGCTTATGCGTCTGGTTCGATCAGCACGTTCAAGATCGCCAGTGGGCAGATTCTAAACGTGAACATTGCGTCCGGTGCTGTTCTGAGCGCAAACATTGGTTCAGGGCAGATTGGGTTCAATCACTTGGCTTCTGGCCAGCAGTTGAACTCAGGCACGGTCGTCGCGACTTACTTGGCTTCTGGGGCGGTTTCTTCTGCCAACATTGCTTCTGGGGCGATCGCCTTTGCAGTTCCGGCTTTCAGCGGCCAGCCTGGTGGTACGGCGCTTGGTCTGATCACGCTGGATTTGTACAACAACCGGATTTGGGCATGTACATCTGGCAGCAACTGGCGTTACGCTTCGCTGACGTAGAGGTTTGAATGGCTAAGAAACGGGCCAGAATACACGGCGTTACACCACCTCCGCCGCCTCCGCCGCCTGGACTTTACTCCTGGGGCTCAGGTTACAACGGAGAGTTGGGCACGGGAAGCACGCTGTATCGTAGCGTGCCGGGCCAGGTAGGTTCAGCATCCGATTGGACAGTTGCAGATTCTCTTTCCGGTAATGGCTATGGGTTGCGTACGGGTAAACTGCATGCCTGGGGGCCGAATTCTTACGGTCAGATCGGAAATGGTACGCAGGACTGGTCTACTGGTTACTCCAGCCCCGTGCAGATTGGCTCTGGCAATGACTGGTCTCATGTGGCTGGGGCTGATAGCGGCTATGTTGGTGGAATACGGTCTGGCAAACTGTATATGTGGGGAGCCAACTATAATGGGGCGTTGGGGTTGGACACGAATTTTGAATACAGCAGCCCTGTTCAAGTAGGAGCGCACACAGATTGGTCTTCGGTTGCTTGTGGCGCCGATCATACGCTGGCGATCAGGTCAGGTCAGTTATGGTCAACAGGATACAACGGGAATGGTCAGTTGGCCCAAGATGGTTCCACGTACTATCTATCCAGCTTTGTGCAGGTAGGGGCCGCGTCTAATTGGGCTTTAGTACAGGCGCGTTACAACACATCAGCTGCGCTTAAAGCGGATGGTACGTTGTGGATGTGGGGTAGTGGAGGTTACGGACAGATTGGCGACGGTACGTATGAGTCTGCTGTCAGCAGCCCGATTCAAGTTGGATCCGAGACTGATTGGACGATGGTGTCGATCAGCGCCAGCCACGTCCTTGCTATACGTGGCGGAAAACTGTTTGCGTGGGGATATGACGGATACGGACAGTTGGGGCTTGGGTTGGATACCGGTGAGTCGTTCAGTTCTCCAATCCAGGTGGGATCTGAGACTGATTGGACCCACATTTCGGCGGGAGACGGTTTTAGTTTTGGCATACGTAACAGTGGCAGGCTTTACGCCTGGGGCTTCAATGATTCTGGTGAGCTGGGTCTGGGTGATAATGACTGGCGCAGCAGCCCTGTTCAGGTAGGTGCACTTGGCGACTGGGAAGGTTGGATCGGGATCTGTGCTGGTTACAGTTTTGCTTTTGCAACACGGTAGGGGGCGTGGATGGCTACTCCTGGCAGACTTCGTTACCGTGGGTATCAACCCGACCCATTTTTGGGTCGTATGTTTGGTTGTGGCTATGGCGGCGATGGAGAGTTTAACAACAATACTAGACTCACTGTCAGCAGTCCGATTCAGATTGGATCTGCAAACGACTGGAAAGGCGTGGTTGGTAATTCCATGACGTTGGCTATACGTTATGGGAAACTTTTTGCGATGGGAGCGCTTATACCCATACCGCCTGGGTTTGCCGTTAGAAGCAGCCCCGTACAGATTGGAAGCGAGACGGGGTGGACTGTAATTTCGGCGAGCACGGACCCATATAATCCCATGTTCGGCGGCATCAGAAACGGCAAGTTGTTCATGTGGGGGTACAATAATTACGGGCAGGTTGGGGATGGAACACGAACCATCAGATCTAGTCCGGTTCAGATCGGTTCCGATACTGATTGGACAGCGCTCTCATGCGGCAGGGAGGGTGCTTTCGGGATTCGCGGTGGGAAGATATTCGCTTGGGGCAACAACTCGTATGGTCGGTGCGGGGTATCGTCCGGATCGGTAGCTGCTTACAGCAGTCCAGTACAGATCGGCGCCAATACGGATTGGAGCCAGGTGAGTGCGTGTTACTACGGCGTTCATGCGATCCGGGCTGGCCAGCTTTATGGTTGGGGTAATAACAGTTTCGGTGAGATTGGTAACGGAACCAACGACGTACTGGATCATACTGCTCCGGTGCAGATAGGGACATTCGACGACTGGACTTTCGTGGCATCGAGTTTCATGGCCTGCTTTGGTATACGGAAACCTGGGAGGCTTTACGCCTGGGGATACAATGAGGTCACAGGTTCACTCGGGCTTGGTAATTTGACTGGAGCTTTCAGTAGTCCGGTTCAAGTTGGATCAGGGATAGACTGGTCGTATGTCAGTACCACTGATGCTCTCAATTACACCGCCGCTATGGGCATTCGTTCGGGTAAGTTGTACAGCTGGGGACTCAACAGTTCTGGCGTACTCGGGCTTGGCGACATGAACAACCGGTCAAGTCCGGTGCAGGTTGGTTCGGAGACTGACTGGACGAGCGCGTCCATGGGTGTTAGCCACGCGATAGCTATTCGGCGACCTGGCTGATCTGGATATTCTCCGCCCCTCATCTATACTGTTGATAAAGGAGGACGTATGTCCAACATCCACCAGATGCTCAGCATGAACGGCGGTTCGTTCAAGCGCGCCGAGAAGATGGCGCGGGACATGATCTCAAAGGGGCAGGTGGACGTGTACCTGGATTTGGCGCTCCTCCACCACGCCCAAGGAAAGATTATCGAGTGCCGCGAGGCGCAGGCAGACTACGCGCGGTTCTTTCCCGATTGTCCGCGCCTGAAGTTTGGCCAGACATGGTTCAAATTGTACGACGGCGATATAGAAGCCGGGCTCAGACATATTGAAGCCGGGCGCGTGGTCGGCTGTTTGGGCGAGCAGGATTTCTCCAAGTTCGAGTACCCGCGCTGGCAGGGTAATACGGACCTGAAGGGTAAAAGCGTCCTGCTGTACGGCGAGGGCGGTGCTGGCGATCAGATCATGGGGCTTCGCAGTGCGCGCTGGCTGGCTGAGCTGGGTGCCAACGTGGTCGTCGCCTGCATGAAGCCGTTGATCGGCCTGTTCGCGGCGCAAAAGGAATTTGCCGTTGTGGATATGTCTCATGCCTATGCCGTCCGATGCGATTACTGGCTGCCGATGATGAGCAGCTTCGGGTTGCTCAAGCGCAAGTGGGACAACCTGTGGACAGGCGAGTACATCAAGGCGCCGGTGTCCGACATCTGGGAGCGGATCGTCGAAAAGGGCAAGCGCCGGAACATCGGCCTGCGTTGGCGTGGTAATCCTGAGTTTGAGCACGAGCAGCTGCGGTGGTTCCCGCCGGAGCTTCTGTTCAAGGTGCTGGCCCTCCCTGGCGTCTTCTGGAGTCTACAGAAGGAAGACCCCCAGACGAACAGGCCGGCGGATCTGGTTAACCTCGAACCGTTACTGGGCGACTGGGAGCAGACGGCTTCGGCGATCAGCCAGCTCGACCTGGTGATCACAAGCTGTACATCAATCGCGCATCTGTCGGCGGCGATGGGCAAGCCCACCTGGGTGATTGTACCGGCTATGCCTTACTACCCGTGGGCGCGGCCAGGAAACAAGTCGCACTGGTATCCTTCAGTTACATTGTTCCGGCAGCGGTGTTACGGTCAATGGGACGAGCCGTTTGCTGAGCTACTGGAGGAGATGAAGAAATATGCGAATGGGTGAACTCGCGTTGCAGCGCCTTCTCCGGTTTGACTTCAAGACTGTTCTGGACATTGGGAGTGGTCCGGGCTGGCATGCCGATCAGTTTCGTCAATCTTGTAAGGTCGTTACAGAAATCGACCTCAACCCCCGTCGCCCTGGCGTGATTGACAGCCGTTATGAGGACTTCAACCTCAACCGTGTCATGCAGTTCGACTGTTTGTGGTGCTGTCATTGTCTGGAACACCAGCCCAACGTGAACACGTTCCTGACCAAGATGCATGGCGACCTGAAGCCGGGCGGCCTGCTGGCAATCACCGTCCCGCCGTTGAAGCATGAGATTGTTGGCGGGCACGTGTCCCTTTGGAATGGGGGGCTTCTGCTCTATAATCTGGTTATGGCCAGGTTTGATTGCCGGCTGGCGATGTTGAAGAAGCATGAGTACAATATCACGGTCATTGTGCGTCGTAATGAGATCCAGCTGCCGAAGCTAGCGTACGACGCTGGCGACATAGATAGGCTGGCTCCATACTTTCCTGCCGGGCTGAAGGAAAGATTCAACGGGGACATTGAAGAACTGAATTGGGGGTAACCATGATCCAGATCGGCGACTTCTTGTACGCACCTGTCATCCAGGAGACGTACAACCAGATGGTCAACTCACTCAGCGTGGCGAAGCCTGTCGATGGCTTGATTGCGGAATTCGGTGTCTACAAGGGCGATTCGATCAGGGTGCTTGCCAAGGCTGTACCGACCAACATCATTCACGGGTTCGACTCGTTCGTGGGGCTTCCCGGGAAGTGGGAGCGTGGTCTGAATGTTTACCCAGCCGGGCATTTCAGCGTTAACGGCGCACTTCCACAGGTTCCCGACAATGTACGGCTGCACAAAGGGTGGTTCAAGGACACCATTCCTCCGTTCCTGGCCACGAACCCGGGGCCGGTGCGTTTCCTGAACATCGACTGTGACATCTACAGCTCCACGAAGGACATCCTGACGTTGTGCAACGAGCGTATCCACCCGGGAGCAGTCATCTACTTCGACGAGATCTGCGACTGGGGTGGCTGCGTCCACCGTTACCCGAACTGGCACGAGCATGAGATCAAGGCGCTGACGGAGTGGTGCACTGAATTCAAGCGTGACGTGAAGCCGATCTCCAGGAACGCCAACTACGGGGCTTCGGTGCTCGTTCTCGAGTAAGCCTTGCCTAAAGGTTACGGGGACCGTATGATCTCCGTTCATGGGATCCCGCAGGGGGCTACAATGCGCGTGACTGCGTATATCCTCGTGGTAGTATTCATCTTGGGCACCTGTGGGTGCGGGTCAAGGTCGAGGAGACTCCACGACCTCAACACCGTGTTGAATAGGCCGCCAGTTACGGAGGTGCGCCGTGCCATTTAAATCGAAGTCTCAGCAGAGATTCATGTTTGCCGCCGAGGGACGTGGCGAGATCCCGAAGGGTACGGCTGAGCGGTGGGCGCGCCACACGAAGAACATCAAGAGTCTCCCAGAGAAAAAGAAGAAGAAGGAGGAGGACAACGTGAAGAAAAGTGAGCTGGTCCTGCAGAAGTACGCGAGTCTCATCTGCAGTCTTCCGGAGAGGAAACGGAATGCAGTGATGGCCCAGCTGGTGTATCCGACGCAGGATACCCCGCTCAGCAAGATGGCCAGTGTTCTGGCAGCCCTGCCGGACAACGTCCAGATCAAGTTGGCGACCCTCGCCATTACGTCGAAGCGCAGTGGGTCGTTCATCAAGCAGTCCGCTGAAGTCATGCTCTGGCGCGAGAAGATCGCGCAGATCCCTAACATGACCAAGCTCGAGAAGCGTGCGTTCTGGAACCTCCTGGCCCCGGCGGCTGGCTGGATTGGTCGGGATGCTCTGCCGTGGCTCGGCAAGCAGGTCGGCAGCGTTGGTAAGTGGCTGGGCGGTGGCAAGGGCGGCATTCTGGGCAATGCCGGCCAGTGGCTTGGTGGTGACGCTTCCAAGTACATGAGCGGACTTGGCAAGGACTTTGCCGGGCGCGGGTTAGAGGGAGCGATCGCTACTGCCGCCGGACAGGGCATGCGCCTTCCTAATCAGATGAAGAGCTGGCAGGCTCCTTAAGCATACGGAGGCACAGTGGACGCTACTGCGCTGCGTAAGATGGCGTTCAAGATCGGCTTCCTGACCAAGTTGGCGGAAGCCGGTCTGACGCCACGCGACTTTCAAGAGAAACTGGCCATGCGGAGCGCGTCAGCAGGCGGCGATCCGACCCAGCTTCTTTACGATGTCGCCAAAGGCGGACTCGGCGAGGTTACTTCCGCCGGAAAACAGGGGATCGGTGCCGTCACTTCGGCTGCTTCCAACCTCCCGTCCTTGGCCGCTTATGGACTGACTGGCTTGCCAGTCGCCATCGGCGGCGGGCTGGGCGCGTTGGAGCAGCTTACTCAAGCACCTACCTCGCTGGACACTGAGTTGATCCGCAAGGCCGAGCAGATCGGCCTCTACAACCAGCTGATTAGGGAAATCCATGAGCGACGAAAGTCAAGGTCCGCTGTCTGAGCCGGTGATCCCTGCTTTGACAGACTCTCAGAAAGTCCATGGATTGGTAGGCGGCAACGGGCATAAGCCGCCGAAGACAACTGATCCACGCCTGCTGGATCCTCATGGGATCCTGTCAGCGCCGAATGTCTTTCCTGGATTCAACAGCGTTCCATTTCGTGGCAGTGTTCCTGACCTGAAGGAAACTGATCCGGACCACAAGCAGCCCCAGGTTGGCGTGCAGGCGCATGTCGAGGTTTTGGCCACCAACAGCGCCGATGATCTGAAGCGGTACGAAGAGATCATGCAGATCATCGGAAACGGGTTCGGGCAGCTTGGCGCCGAGGATCGTCAGTACGACGACTCGATTAAGGGGTGGCGCATTTTCGTCCGCTGGTGGGAACTGTACAGCTACGTTCCGAAGGGAAGAGCCAATGGCTGATAACTGGGAAGCCAAGTTGGAGGAGCAGCGCCAGCGTGCTGACGCGCTTGCCCCGTCGTCCGAACAGGTCGCCAAGTTGAAGGCCATGGTACGGCTCAATCAGATCCGTGAGCAGGCGATGGGTGTCGGCGCAAACCTGCGACTGGCTCAGCCACAGGTTGGCGTCTCCGACATTCTCAAGTATTACTCGGCCATGGATGTGCCCACGCGGTCCACCACTGTCACGCTGCCGGGGTTGAAGCAGGCAGGGGTGTTCGATTACCTGTCGCGGCCTATCGTGGATTCCATTCGCATGCGGGCGGCGGAAGCTGCGCGTATGGCGGACGAGGAACTGACTAAGGCTCCGACAGATGATCCCGAGTCGCTGCGCTGGTACCAGCCGCTGCAGATCATGGCGCACGGCAAGGGTGTGACGGAAGGCTGGCACCGGGCGAATGAGACTGAGGCGGCCAAGCAGCGTGCTGAGATGGAGCAGAAGGTCGAAGCAGCCAAGAAGATGTTTGATGAGGCGCTTCAATCCGAATACCGTGGCCGCAACAAGTCGGCATCTGCTAATGAGGTGATCGACCAGCTGGCCGATTCGCATGTGAAGCAGGGATTTGCTGATCTGAATTCTCTGATCCAGCTGTACGCTACCGGCGGCACATTGCTAGGTGCTGGTGCGCACCAGGCGGCGAAGGATTACGTCAAAGACACTGATCCGCGTGAAATGAAGCTACGAGCCATCAAGGAAGTTCTCCACCAACGCATCCGTCAGCGCCCGCCCGTTGTGCACGTGTCGGTGCCGGAGCCCGACTCACAGGACGTTACGGACGCTGAAACGGCCACCAAGATCTGAGGGCTACGCGAATGATGGGCGTGCCCGACAAGCCTGGGCTTAACCCGGCCACGAGCACCAAGCCGCTGGACTACACGCTTGGTTCCACACCGCCACCGCCTCAGGTGACGCATCGGTCGTTCACGGATTACCCTAAGATCCGACAGAACGTCTTCGACAACGCGCTCAAGGCGATGTCCGAGAAGTACCCGATTGAAAATCAACGGCATCGATTGGAGCTGCGGGAGGCGAAGTACGAGGATCTGAACCCGTTCACCCTGAAGGACCAGAAGAAGGCCATCATGGAGGGCGGTACCCTCCAGAAGAAGATCCTGGGCACGTGGGCGCTCGTGGACAAGGCGACCGGCAAGGTAATGGACCAGAAGGCCACCACCGTCGCGCACGTGCCGTGGATGACCCAACGTGGTACGTTCATCTTTAATGGCAACGAGTACACGGTTGCCAACCAGATGCGACTGAAGCCCGGTATCTTCACCCGCGTGCGCGAGAACGGCGTTCTGGAAGCACACGTCAACGTCAAGCCTGGCACCGGCCCGTCCTTCCGCATCTACATGGAGCCGGATACCGGCGTCTTCAGGCTTGGCGTGGGGCAGTCCAACCTGAAGCTCTACCCCATCCTGCGTTCGATGGGCGTGTCCGATCACGATATCACGAAGCATTGGGGTCCGGAAATCCTTCAGAAGAATATCGAGGCCGAGGATCCGCGCGCGGTAGCCCGCGCATACATGCGACTGGTCAACGTCCGGTCTGAGGAGAGTGCCAAGGCTGAAGGCGCGGCGATGGATAAGGAAGCCTCCCTGTTTGGCGTGGACCCTGATTTTGACAAGGCGTACAGGGAAGGTTCGGAACTCACCAGCGACCTGTTCGACCCGCCGGCTGAAATATGGTCGCGGGTGTGCATCAAGAAGTCGCCCGTAGAGGGGAAGGGTCTGTTCGCCAGCCTCAACTTCGATGCCGGCGAGACCATCTTCCCTGCCTTCGTGTTCACCGGGATCGACAAGCACAACGACAGCATCAAGCGGTCGGTTCCGGCACGCTGGCTGAACCATAGCGACACGCCGAATATCGAGTTGTACGAGGACGGAGACATCGTCTGGGCGCGTGCGCTGAAGCCCATTCAGGCTGGCGAGGAGCTGCTGCCGGATTACGTGCAGTCGCATGAAGCGGTCAATTCCTGGGTGAGCCGGCTGCTGCCGCTCCTCGAGAAGTCGGCCAAGATCGGCGCCCGGGAGAGTGATCGGCGCTGGACGAAGTTGTGGTACACGGGCCGGCTGATCCACTCCAGGCACAACCAGAAGGACTGGGTGCTGCTCAAGGTCCACAAAGGGCTGTGCGAGGCCACGTATGACTCGCTGAAGGCCGAGGGGATCGACTGCGAGCCCAAGTTCGACCAGCCGCACATCAGCATTATGCGCCCGGAGGAAGTCGAGCAGCTCAAGAAGAAGTTCGGCAATTCCTGGCAGGGTGCGGCCAAGATCGGCCATCCGATGCGTTTCAGCGTCACCCGCATCGTGAATCTGGTGCCGGCGGGCTGGGACAAGTACGACCGCGTCTGGTTTCTTGAGTGCTCCTCGCCCGACCTGGAGAAGTACCGCGAGGACTTGGGGCTGCCCTGCCTCCCGCAGAACAACGAGAGCGGGCACGACATGCGCTTCCACATCACTGTGGCGGTGCATCCAAATACCGTGTCGAAGGCTGCGGAGCTGCTGTGCGAGAAGAGGGCTGCCGCGTTCGATGACGTTGGCTCCGGTACGAATGCTGTATCACCCAGGCCGGACAACCAGGGCAAGGCGCTGCTCGAGCATTTCCAGAAGATGGAAGTCGACCCGGAGGTCACATCGGCCACGCTGGGTCAGGCGCACACCAACATTGGCATCCCTACGCTGATGCGTACCACGCAGAAGCTGATTAACGTCTCCCGCGAAACGGAAGACACGGATGACCGCGATTCGCTGTCTTTCCAGACGCTGCATGGTCCGGAGGACTTCTTTGCCGAACGTGTGAAGCGTGACGCGGGGATGATTGGTCGAAAGATGCTGTGGCGCGCGTCTGCTCGTGGGAACCTGAAGCATGTTCCCGCCGGTGTTCTGACCCCGCAGCTTCATAGTGTGTTGCTCAACTCCGGCATGGGTATGCCGCTGGAAGAGACCAACCCGCTGGACATCTTTGACCAGAATCAACGTATTCTGCGGCTTGGCGAAGGCGCCATTCCATCCATCGAAGCAGTCCCTGATGAAGCACGCTCGGTTCAGCCGTCACACTTCGGGTTTATTGACCCGGTCAAGGCGCCTGAGTGCTATGACGAGGCGACTGAGGTCATGGTTGAGACTGGGTGGAAACCGTGGCCGAAGGTGACCGAATCTGACAGATTTGCTTGTCTCATTAATGGCAGGCTTGAGTATCACCACGCTGACCGGTTGATCGCGGAGACCTACAAAGGACAGATGTATGGTGCGGATACTCAGACATTGAGTTATCTGGTAACGCCAAACCACCGCATGTGGGTGCGTCCTCAGGGGTCCACGAAGAAAGATTACAACCCGACTTACCGATTTGAGTTACCTGATGAGATTGTAGGCACAAACCGCCTATTCCGCTGCGGTGGGCATGCTCCAGTCGGCGGAACGCGAACTGGATTTACCCTTCCAGTAATTGAGGCGGATGGTAAGGAAAACCAGATTCACGGTAATCCACCTATTGGCTCCTCACTGAAGGTGTTCAAGGAAGTTGACATAAACGATTGGGCTGAGTTCATGGGGTGGTATCTCAGTGAGGGTAGTCTCAATGGGCAGTATGTAACTCGGATTACCCAGTCGAACGTGGCGAACCCCGAGAACTGCTTGGCGATCAGTAGGCTTCTCAATCGATTACCTTTCACGTGGTGTTTCGTTGAAGGCGACACGTTCACCATCTCATCGAAACAACTGAATAGCTACCTCACACAGTTTGGGTTCTGTAACGATAAGTTTATCCCGAGTGAGATCTGGGAAGCCCCTGTTCTGGCGCGTGAGTTATTCTTGAGAGCGTTACTGGCTGGTGATGGGCGGACTAACAGGTACGGACGCAAGAGTCAGCTTTGCACTACCAGTCGGCGACTGGCTGATGATGTGCAGCTTCTGGCATTTCAGTTGGGTCACTCTACTAGAATCTCGTTCGAGAAGGATGAGCGAAAAGATACGTACCTTGGATGTTATATCGTCAATATCCACGCCAAGAATGAGCGTCTCGTTGTTGGTCGAAGCGCGTATCATCCCGACGGTCAATACCGTTCGGTAAACTATGACGGAAAGGTTTACTGCGCTACCGTCCCTGGTGGTTTGTTGTACGTCAGGCGCGGTAACTCAGCTGGATTCTGGTGTGGTAACAGTGAGAAGATCGGCGTGGATCTGCGTGTCGCTCATGGCGCTGTCAAGGGATCTGACGGTCAGTTCTACACCACCGTGAAGAACGTCCAGAGCGGCGAGCGCGAACTGGTGTCGGCATCCAGCATGTCCAAGTCGGTCGTGGCATTCCCCGGCGAGATGAACCGAGACACGCCGAAGGTGCGGGCCATGGTCAACTCCAGGCGCGTGGAATACGTGCCTCGGGACGACGTGCAGTACGAGCTTCCTCATGGCTCAAACATGTTCGCCGCTGGCTCGAACATGGTGCCCATGATCGGCGGGATCAAGGGTGGCCGTCTGTTGATGGGTTCCAGAATGGTGATTCAGGCGCTGCCGCTCAAAGGTGCGGAAGCACCGCTTGTCCGCAGCGCCGGCGAGGACGGGAACAGCTTCGAGAACCTCTACAGCGAGTACGTGGGGGCCGTTCGCGCCAAGGGGCACGGCGTCATCGAGCATGTGGATCCGGATAAGATGGTTGTCCGGTACAAGAACGGTGAGCGCGAGACACACGAGCTCTACAACAACATGCCGTTCAACCGCAAGACACTGATCCACAGCACGCCACTCGTCAAGATCGGCGATACCGTGCGGCCCAACCAGCTCATGGTACACAGCAACTACACGGACAGGGAAGGCAACATCGCGCTGGGGCGCAACCTGCGCGTGGCCTACATGCCCTACCACGGCTCGAATTTCGAGGACGCCACTGTCATCAGCGAGTCGGCGGCCAAGAAGCTGTCCAGCGAGCACATGTACCAGGTCTCGCACGAAGTGGACAAGGACACGACGGTCGGGCGCAAGGAGTTCGTTTCCATCTTCCCGGCCAAATACCCGAAGGACGGGTTGAAGCATATCGACACCAATGGCGTTGTGAAGCCCGGTTCGATCGTCAAGCACGGCGACCCGCTGGTCCTGTCCATGCAGAAGGGCAAGATCGACGCACTGCATCGCGGGCACAGCCCGATGTGGTCCGACAAGACAACGGAATGGCATCACACGTCCGATGGGTTGGTCACCGACGTGGCGCCGACAAAGGATGGCGGCTGGAACATCATCGTCAAGTCGTACGCCCCCATGCAGGAAGGCGACAAGATGAGTGGCCGGTACGGGGACAAAGGTATCGTCTCCAAGATCCTGCCCGACCATCAGATGGTGCATGACAAGGACGGCAGACCGTTTGACGTGATCCTGAACCCATTGGGAATTGTCTCTCGCATCAATCCCAGTCAGGTTGTCGAAGCGGCGTTGGGCAAAGTGTCTGAACACACCGGCAAGCCGTACTCAATGCCTGCCTTCATGGAAGACGACTTGATCGGGCACGCGCAGAAGGAGCTGGCCAAACACGGGCTATCCGACACGGAAGACGTGTTTGACCCTACTACCGGGCGCAAGATCCCCAAGGTGTTCACGGGCAACCGCTTCATCATGAAGCTGCATCACACGGCTGAGTCCAAGGGCCGTGGGCGCGACATAGGTGGTTACACGGCTGAAGGGCTGCCCGCGCGCGGCGGCGAGGGTGGCAGTAAGCGAATTGGCCAGATGGAGCAGGCGGCGCTGCTGTCGCACGGCGCTACGGAAGTGCTGAAGGACGCGCAGATCGTACGCGGCCAGCGTAACGATGATTGGTGGAGTTCGTTCAGGCGTGGGTTGCCGCCACCTTCCCCCAAGGTTCCCTTTGTCTACGACAAGTTCCTGAACTACATGAAGGGCGCCGGCATCAACACCGACAAGCGCGGTGACCGGATTCACCTGATGGCGCTGACGGACAAGGACGTTGAGAAGATGTCGTCCGGGGCGATCACCAGCCGCGATACGGTGCGCGGTGATACGATGGAAGAGATCCCTGGTGGCTTGTTCGACCGACACATCACCGGGGGACATAATGGTGATCGGTGGGGTCACATCGCACTGGCAGAACCCCTGCCGAACCCCGTGTTCGAGGAGCCCATCAGGACTCTGTTAGGTCTAACAGCATCCAAGTTCTCTGATGTGCTGGCGGGCAAGGAGAAGCTGGGCGGCAACACCGGTTCGAAGGCGATCTACACGGCGCTAAACAACATCAAGACCGGCGACGCGATCAAATATTACGAAGGCGTGATCAAGGACGGGCGCAAGTCGGCGCGCGATAAGGCCATTAAGGCGCTAGGCTACCTGCGCGGGCTGGAGAAGGGCAAGCTCAACCCGGTCGACCTGATGATGAGTAAGGTGCCGGTCGTGCCGCCCAACATGCGCCCCATCACGGTCTTCCGCAAGATGACCATGGTTGCGGACCCGAACTACCTGTACCGCGACCTGATGTTCTCCAATGATGCTTTCAAGGCGGTCAGGGATGAACTGGGCGAGGAGCACTCCGGCGATGAGCGACTCAACCTCTACAACTCCTTCAAGGCAACCACTGGACTTGGTGACCCAGTTCAAGCGAAAACCAAAGACAAAGGAGTGCGAGGGCTGCTTGCACACGTGTTCGGGTCGGGAAGTCCCAAGTTCGGCATGTTCCAGCGGCGCGTGCTGTCGTCATCGGTCGACGAAGTCGGGCGGGCCACAATCACCGTCAACCCCGAACTCAACATGGACGAAGTGGGATTGCCCGAACCAAAGGCATGGGTGATCTACCGTCCGTTCATCACCAGGCGTCTCGTGCGGCGCGGTATGCCAATGTTGCAGGCGGCCAAGGAAGTAGCCAACCAGTCGAGGGTGGCGCGTGACGCGATGATGGAAGAGATCACGCAGCGCCCGGTCATCATCAACCGTGCGCCGGTGTTGCACCGGTACGGGTTCATGGCAGCGTGGCCCAAGCTGGTCAAGGGCGAGACGCTACATGTACCACCGGTGGTTTGCAGCGGCTTTAACGCGGATTTTGATGGCGACAACATGAACTACCACGTTCCCGCTACGGACGGAGCCGTCAAGGACGCTGTTGAAAAGATGATGCCGTCGCGTAATCTTAGGTCTGTCAGGAACTTCGGTGTGCAGTACACCCCGAAGAACGAGTTCCTACTGGGACTCTACCTGGCCTCGAAGGCCGACAACAAGAACGAGCCTAAGGTCTTCGCCAACAAGAAGGCCGTGATGGATGCCTGGAAGCGCGGCGAGATTGACGTAGGTGACCGCATCGTAACGAGGGATTGACGGCCTGACTTACTGGAGACACCCATGGCGAAACAAGATCTTCTTCAGATTCTGAAATCAGCGTGTGCGACGAACTGCTCGCCGATGCCTAAGAAGAAAAAGGCAACGATGGAGAAGAAAGCGCCGCCCGCCCCAGTAAAGACTGCGCAGCTGACAAAGGAGGAGGCGCTTGCGAAAGCGGCTTCCCTGGCGGTCATGTTGAAGGCCGGAGTGAAGGACGGTACTGAGAAGCGTGCAGCACTGAACAAGATCATTGCGGCTGAAGGCGTTGATGCATCACTCAATGCCGTTTTGAAATACCTCGAGGGATGAACGCGCGCGCGTACTTAGTCAAACGGGCGCTGCCTGATCCGTTGGGGTTTCAGATGCGGCGACCGTTTCACGACCCGCGACCGAATGAGTTCACGCGGGACGACCAGAGGTTTTTGCAGCAGCTTCTCGCGAAGCTGCCACCGATCAACCGGCGACCGGTGAAGGCCAGGATACACGGAAGAAGCGAGGTGGACGGATGAACAAGATCAACGCGGAGCTACTGCAGCGCATTCGTGCTGGGTTGACGAAACAGGCATTCGTCCCGATGGGGCCGAATGGTGCGCAGACGCCGCCCCCGCAGGATCCGAGCATGCAGGGGCCGCCTATGATGCCGCCTGGCGGTGCACCCGGGATGGATCCGTCTATGGGTGGTATGCCTCCCGGCGGTGCGCCAGGTGGTGCCCCGCCTGGTGCTGATCCTTCCGCTGCTGGTATTTCGGGTTCGGGTCAGCCGGTCATGCTGCAGATGCAGGATCTCATGCAGCTTGTCCAGATGATGGGCAGCGGCGGTGGTGGCGGTGGCGCTGGCGGCGCCGGCGGCGGGGGTGCTGGCGGTGGCGGCGGAAAAGGCGGCGGAGCAAAGGAGTTGGCTGGAAAAGTTGATGCGATTGCCAACGACATCGCGCAGCTCAAGGCGTTCATCATGGGCACGCAGGCCAATGGCGGTGGGATGCCACCCGGCGGCGCGCCGCCTCCAATGGGTTCGCCGGTCAGTCCCGAGGCTGGCCCGCAGACGCCGATGATCCCCGGCCAGCCGCCTGGAATGCCGCCTGGCATGGATCCGTCCATGATGGGCATGGATCCGTCCATGATGCAGGGTGGAATGCCCCCTGGCGGAATGCCGCCTGCCGGTCCTGCAGGCGGGATGCCACCTGGCGGGATGCCGGTGCAGGCCAGTTTCGGCAAGCAAGCTGAGAAGGCGCCTCCGATGCCGAAGGCGCAGGTTCTTTCCGGGATCATCTCGAGGCTTCGAAGATGAAAGTACGAATCGACAAGAACGGCTTCGAGTCCGAGATGTTAACGGACGCCAAAGCCATTGTCGTATTCGATGACTTCGACAACCCGATGTACGCTGCGAAGCAGATCAACGAGCACAACAGCGTACACGAGAAGGCAGGCGAACCCGGGTTCGAACAGATGCTGAAGACGTTTGGCTTGCGCCTGAAGGTTCCTTACAAAACGGTGAAGATGACATGAGCGCTTACGAACTGCTTAAACGGGCCGATGAGGTTTACGCCATGCGGAAGCTGGCGTTCCTTGCCGGCGTTGAGGCTTTCTGTTTGCAGGCTGGCATGTCCCGTTCCGCGCTGGTACCGATCGTGAAGGTGGCCGAGGAGTTGGTCGAGGGAAGTGGCGATCTGCACGAGGCCATGCATAAATGTGGGGCTGGTCCGGAGGATTATGCCAGATCGTTTGCCACGCCCACAAATGTCGCATACGGAAGTTCCGGAGGAAGGATAAAGGGGAACCGACCTTACATACCGCCGACGCCTACTTGGGACAACGCGACGAAGCAGACCATGACGCCTACCGTTGGTTCTTCTGCCCAAACAGCGGCGCCTACGGCACCTACGGAAGGAAGTGCTTCCTCCACTCCTGCACAAGCGCCGCGCAGATCAGAGGGTGCGGCGAAGACATTCGGAACTGCCGAGCAACTGGCTAAGAGTAATCCTCAGTCAGGTATGAGTAATTGGTGGTGGGCTGGTGGGATTCCGGGTGCTGTAGCGGGTTGGGCGTACAACAATCTCGGTGATCAGACGAACAAGGATTTGCAGGAAAAGACGCGATACGAAGTTAACCGCGAGGGCGGTAAAGTCACTGAAGCGAAAAATCCGACAACTGACGTAGAGTGGAAGCAGATGCAGCATCGAAATGCTGGGTTGGCTAGAGAAACTCTAAATACTGCGTATCAGCAGTACCTCACGAATGCATCTTCGATGGGTCCAGCGCAAGCCGCTGTGTTTTCTCAGACCGAGCATCCAGGTGCCTTTGAACACATTGAAAAGACTTTCAAAGATCCAAAGACCGGGAAGTGGACTTATCCGACAGCTGATATGGGTTGGGCGCCCGGTAAACCGTACGATCCAGCAGGGCCAGGAGTTGCCACCATGGCTGCGGGTGGTTACAACACTTCAACACCTACTTCAGCTGCAGCTCCAACGACGACACCAGCGCCGGCGCCTACAACATCAAGTGCACCGCCGGATGCCGGGCCGCAGCCGTCTACCATGGCAAATCCGTCACCACCGTAAGGGATAGGTATGAACACGACCGTCGGTCAACTGCTGCTTAACGATGCTCTGCCAGAGCAGCTGAGAGACTATGGCCGTGTGATGGACAAGAAGACGATTGCAGCCCTGTTCTCTAAGGTAGCTGAAGAGCATCCCAACAAGTTCAAAGACCTAAACTTCGAATTGCATAATCTGGGTTCGCATGTGTCAACCGTTCACGGTCGGAACGCCAGTTTCTCGCTCAACGACCTGAAGATGCCAGACGCTGTGCGCGCCATGCGTGACGAGCTGAGCAAGAAGATCGACGCGATCAACACCAGTCCCGGGAAGGCTAGTCAGAAAAATGACAAGATCGTGGAGACTATTTCCGGCTACCTGGAGCGAGCCAACGAGTTGAACTACTCGGAGGGCGTGAAGGAGAACAATCCGTTTGCACTGCAGGTGCTCTCTGGTGCGCGTGGCAACGCCAGCCAGTTCCGTTCTATGCGGGTAGGGGACATGCTGCTGGTCGACCACAAGGACCGGCCCATCCCGATTCCCGTCATGCGCTCCTATGCCGAGGGTGTCGACCCGGCCCAGTATTGGGCATCCGCTTATGGCGCGCGCAAGGGAGCCATCTCCGTCAAGTTTGCGACGCCGAAGTCAGGCTACCTTGGCAAGCAGCTCATTTACGCGGCGCACCGCATGGTGGTGTCCGAGAAGGACTGCGAAACGACCAACGGGATTACGGTGGCTGCCAATGACGCCGACAATGAGGGCGCTGTGCTGGCGAGGGATGTCGGAGATCACTCAGCGGGAACGGTTCTAGGTCCGCGATCGGTCAAGGCGTTAGGCGACCAGAAGGTGGTTGTTCGTTCCCCCATCACCTGCCAGGCCAGGAACGGCGTCTGCCAGAAGTGTGCCGGTATCCGCGAGCGTGGTGGTTTCCCGCCGATTGGTGACAACATTGGCATCGCAGCGGCGCAGGCTGTGTCTGAACCGATCGGACAGGGCCAGCTCTCAGAAAAGCACACAGGCGGCATGGCCGGTGGTAAGTCGAATAAGAGCGGCCTGGACCTGGTGAACCAGCTCGTACAGGTGCCCACTATGTTCCAGGGCGGTGCGGCGGTTGCATCCAACGACGGCAGGGTGACAGAGATCAAGCCGGCGCCACAAGGTGGTAAGTACATTCGCGTCGGTGCGACTGAGCACTGGGTGCCCGCACATCTCGAGCCCAAGGTGAAGGTTGGTGATGAGATCGAAGCCGGTGACATTATCTCCGAAGGCATTCCAAATCCGGCGCTGATCGCGCAGCACAAAGGCATTGGCGAGGGCCGCAACCAGTTCGTTAATGTCATGCGCTCAACATTGAAGGAAGGTGGCTTCCCTGCACACCGCAGAAATCTGGAAGTCCTGGCGCGCGGGCTCGTCAACCACGTGCGTGTCACCGATCTCGATGGGCCGGCTGATACGGTGCCTGACGATGTCATGGAATACGATTCCCTTTCGCGCGGATACCAGCCGCGTTACGGGTTCCAAGTGCGTCCTCCTAAAGAGTCTACGGGTCTTTACTTGGAGGAGCCGGTATTGCATTACTCCATAGGAACCCGTATAACACCAAGGGTGTCAAAAGCGATGGAGGACAACAAGGTAGGCTCGGTCAAGGTGCACGCTGATCCGCCTTCCTTTGTCCCTGAGATGAGCCGGGCAATGGAAACGCTAGCGCACTCAGACGATTGGATGGTTAGAATGGGTGGGTTGTATGGCGTTAAACGCAGCGTGATTCAGTCCGCTCATCGCGGCGGAGCTTCCGACGTGCATGGGACATCGTTCATCCCTTCGCTTGCGCAAGGGACAGAGTTCGGGAAAGAGATCGGAACCAAGGGTACCTACTAAGGGAGGACGTAAGATGAACAAGCAGGCATTCGAGATGGGTCTGTGCGTTGGCTACGCTTCGGCGGTCATGCCGACGAATGAGGCGTTCGAGAAGAGCGCGTCGATCACCGGTTTCAAGGCTGCCGACATCAAGCGCGCCTATGTTGAGAAGGTTGCGTCGCCGTGGCTGCCGCTGCTGGCTGGCGGCGCTGGGCTAGCGCTTGGCGCGAATGTCCTCCCGCGCATGTACCGCTGGGCGATGGGTGGCGACCCGCAGGCGAGCCCCGTGCAGAACGAAGTCCAGATGGACCCGTTCCACCAGCAGCTGCGCCGGCAGACCATGTACAACCAGGGTCTGTCCCGCGACCTGCAGGCGGCGCGCGGTGCGTTCGCGCCGGCAGCGAACCCGTTTGGCCAGTCGTAAGCAGACCCACTCAGGCATCGATTTGAAGAGGAACGATGATGAACAGTGCACGGGAATACCTGGTCAAATCGGCACTGGATAAGCAGGCGAAGGTGCCGTGGCTTCCCCTGCTTGCTGGTGGTGCGTTGGGCGCTTACGCGATCCCCAAGCTGTACAAGTACCTGATGGGTGGCGACCCGCAGGCGCCGGAAGTGCAGAATGAGGTCGACATGGATCCGGCACACCAGCAGATACGCCGGATGGCGCTGTACAACCAGTCGTTGTCACGTGACCTGCAGGGTGCCAAGGGTGCATTCGGCGCTGCGCAGAGTCCGATGTAAGAGATGTCAACTGGGCGGGAAGCTGTAACGCTTCCCGCCCGTGCCGTTTGAGGTAAATGTCGGATACGGAGGATGCAGCATGCCCGGACCCACCTCCTCGGATGCAAATTTTGAGGCAACCTTCGCGGACCTCGCATTTGCACGCCTTCGTGACAAGGCGCCCAGCCTGCTCGACTATCTTGTCGGCTTCCAGCTTGTTGACAAGAATGACGAGGAAACGCACGCCATCGGCGTGTTTGGTTTCAAGGTGGGTAAAGAATGGGTGTACTCGCCGGTGTTTTTCATCAACGGCGAACTGAAGGGTCACGAGCTCATGTACATCAAGGGCCAGGACTCCTTCGTCCCCATGACTGAACAATGGGTCAACTACGTGTTGAACCGCAGACCGAAGATCCTCGGTGAGAAGGAGGATACTCCACGGCCTCGGCTAAACCTGCGCCAGCCGGACTTCGATCTGTTTGCCCGCGCCCCCTATATCGGTTCCAAGTACGCTTCGGCAAACAAGGGCCGCATGCGGGAATGGGTGCACGATTTCCTGGACGTGTTCTCCTCCGAGCCGTGGAGCGAGAAGTACGCCAGCCTCGACCTTCCACACATGCTTAAGCGGTTTGGCAAGAAGGCGGCCATGTCCCTGTTCGAGACGATGACTTCAGATGAGGATTTCTCCCGGGCCGTGCTGAAGTTCTACGACCCACGCGAGCTGATCGAGGCGACTAAGCAGGCCGACATCGACGAGGTGGCCAAGGAACAGCGTAAGGGCAAGTCTTCCCTGCCCAAGCCGATTGTCCTGACCCGTGGCGATGACCAGAGCAACATTCTGCTGGACCTAACAGAAAAGGAAAAGGAGCAGCTGGCAAAGGGTGAGTACGTCGTCCGCAACTACACCGACCCGAGCCTGATCAGCCGGGTGGTGAAGGTGCAGTTGCCTCTGACGCTTAATGGTCCGGACCGCTCCGGCTTCTTCGATGTGTTGACCAAGGGACTCGAGCCGCGCAAGGCACTGGTCATCGTGGACTCGGCTCCGATTGGGTACGCAGCCTACCGCGATCCTCGCGTGAGTGTGGTCGTCGACATGGAGACCAAGCAGTTCGGGAACTACGGCAAGTCCGACATCATGGTTGGGAAACATTACGGCCAGGATGAGTTCAGCAAGTGGTGGAAGGGGCTGCCCGCCGGTGACAGCCTGCAGCCGGGCGACGTTGGCGTGCTGATCAACGAGAAGGGTGAAGGCACCTGCGTATTCGAGGCCGAGAACTCCTCGACGCTTGGCGGACGGACTGAAGTGCGGGTCTACGGCAGGAATTCTCTTTCACCCGGCGCCACGGTGCGCAAGGAGCCCTATCGCCCGAGGTCGGACAGCGGCCAGTCGGACTCAGTCGAATCGCTCGTTTTCTGCGAAAAGGAAGGCGACAAGCTGATTCGAGTTGGTGAGAGCTTTTTCGTCCCGAAGGGCTTCAAGTTCTTCAAGATCGACAAGATGGCGCGCTCGAACTACCCGAGTTCAGTAGGAAAGAGCAAGGGGCCGAAGAATCTGACGCTTGGTACGGTCGAGGATGTACGCGACAGCCTCAAGATCGCTGCCGATAAGGGCGAGGGCGCGTTTATAGCGATGCGCACCGACGGTCTCCGATTCATCCCGGTCGTCAACGACGAACAGGTCGGGTACATGCCGAAGGAGTCGGCATTCCGTTACTTGATCTACCGGCACGGAATGTCGGCGGATGATGCCCACATGCTCCTGAAGAGCGCTGCCGTGCGACAAAATGGCGAGACGTTCTTCATCAAATACAGCTGGGGCGAGCCGCCCCAGAGCGCCTGGTTCCCCGAACCGCTCACTGGAATGGAGTACGGCCTGAATGTGCCGATTCAGTACCCATCAATGACGGCGCAGAACCTGGGGCAGAACGACACCTCAGGTGCGCGTGATGCGTACCGACACCGCTGGGATGATGACCTCAATCAGCCGTATCGAACGAGGTTCGTGGATCAGAACGTCAAGGATCAGGCCAGCGCCGCCTCCCAGCTTGGTCAGAAGGAAGTCCTTGATACGTCAGTGATTACTGGTTTGGTCAAGACGATGGACTCGGACAGCACAGTCGATGGGTACATCGGCGACCTGTTGCTGGCCCTGGATCGGCTTGGCCGAATCCTCTTCCTTTATTACTGGCACAACGACAAGTTCCGGGAACGGTACGGCAGCCAGGACATGTCCGAGCTGGAAGACAACCTCCGGAATGTTTTCAAGAACCTGGGCGAGCTGGCCCTGTTCCTGAAGCAGAAGACGGTTGAGCCGGACAAGGCTGATACCTCTGAGGCCAAGCTGACGGACGTCGTTTCAGGAGCTTAACCTCATGAACAGTGTGCGCACTTACCTGATCAAGTTAGCCGCAGCTGATGACGGGCTGCCTGGCTTGAAGGAACTGAGTGAAAGCACGGGGATCGATTTTCCGGGTGATAAACCAGAGGATCGACGGGCGCGCTACTCCCTGATGGATCTCGGCGAGAAGGGTCCGCTGATGTCTCGCGAGGCTGTGAATGCATACCTCAGGAAGAATACACCAAAGTACACCCCAAAGAGTGACTGGATAGGTAGGGGCGCGCTTATCGGTGCTGTTGGGTTGCCGCTATTCCTTAAGCATAGAGAGCTGAGGAGAATGGCCAACTCGGCAAAGCCGAACCAAAATACCTTGAAACAGGTGCTACAGCTGGCGGGCATGGGGGCGATTGGTGGCGCCGGCGTTGGCGCGTACAAACGTTACACCAGCCAGCAAGAGACGACTGAGAAGGCCATTGACGAGTACAACAAGCTTCGGCTGAGCAAGATGTACAAGTGAGCTAACCATGGACGAGCTGGCCAGCCTGCCATCAGAAGACGCGCCGGATTGGCGTTGGGCCGTCGTCCGTGCCATGTACGACAATGGCGACCCGCCCACACGCAACCCGGATGAACATCTCTTCAATCGCGGGCTGCGCTTCCTTCGCCGGATAAAGAAGGGGCGGATTGTTGATGTGCTGGCCGCGAAGCGGGAGTATCCTGATCTGTATACAGCGCACAACATGCACAACAACCCGGCAAGCGAGAAGTGGATCATAGAGGCGGGTCTTCTGACCAACGTCTCGACTGCCGAGCTGGGCAAGTACGTTGCGCAGCCTGAAGAGGTGATCACTGCCTACGCCACATACTTCTTTGATGTGAAGGCCAAGCTGGATTCACGCGGGTACATCATCAACCGAGTCTTGACACCGGCAAGCCAGAAGATGGGGATCAACCCCCAGGACCCCGACTTCTCTTACAAGTCGATGGCTTATGGGCTCGGTTGGGAAGGCTTCACTGAGTTCATTGACCGGCGCGGGATCAGCGACAAGCTGCGTGGCTTCCTGAATACTGACTTCAAGGACAGGTTGGTCAAGTTGGGCTGGATGGCGACGCACGTCGTGAGTCTGAACAACTTCACGGCCATACCAATCTTCGAGCAGGTGCTGAAGCTGATGGCAATGGAGCTTCAAGTGCGCAACGAGATGGGGGTCTCCAAGGACGAGAGTTTGGCACTCATGGGTGCGTTGCTTAACTCCTGCAAAGTGACTATACTTCCACATGGTTCGGATCTTTGTCTGGACGAACCGCGCGCGCTGGAGATGATTCACGAGGGGCAGCCAAAACTGAGTTACGGCGATCCCATTCCGATTGAGAGGAAGTAACATGGAAGAGCTGAGCAAACAGGATGAGTCTCGAATCCTGGGCGCGTTGGAGCGAGCCATCGTGATGGCCAACGATGGATCTCATCCTACCGAGGCCATCCAGAAGGTGGCAGAGGACGGCAAGTTCACGCCGCCGATGATCCAGCGCATGGTCGAAGCCTACAACGTCTCCAAGATGATCAACCATCTTGGGCACGTGAAGGGTGCTGCCCGCGCCGACACCTTCCCCATCGCCTCAGCTGAGAAGATCATTGAGGCCATGTATCCATCAAACATGGTAGCGCCGTCGGTCAAGGTGGCCGCGACCTACGTGCCGGTGGAACTGCAATCAGAGAGACACAACTTCAACAAGGTAGCTAACAAGCTGTCGGATCTGATTGCGGACAGCGCGTTCAACAAGAAGGCTGAGCCGTACGCGCCAGATCCTCTGACTGCAGAGAAGCGCAAGTTCGCTCAGCTGTCGCAGTTGAAGAAGGCGGAGGACGAGGCGATGAGCCGTGTCCGGCGCCACTACTTCGAGTTGCTCGGATTGACCAAGCAGGCGGCATCTCAGTTCCGTTTTGTGGCTCACCGGTCATTCGCTGAAGTCGAGCAGGACATCGTGGCCGCGCATGGATCGATGGGCAAGATGGCGATGGACATGGTGTACAGCTGGGGCGGACTGACCGAGAAGCGCGCGAAGATCGACGAGGCGCACCGGGCATTTTTCAAACCAAACGAACACCCGTACCGCACGGTTCTGGCCATGATCAAGGAAAGCCAGGAGATGGCGCGTGCCGCCAGCGATGCGGCGAAAGCCAGCCTGGCATGTCGCGAGAGCGAGGCGCTGGTCGGTGTCCCGAAACGGATGACGAAGGAAGCGGCAAGGCGTGAGTTGGACTCGATCCTGGGCGACGATTCGGATGAAGACGACTTCTCCAAGCAAGCGCTCGAGGACACCCCTCCGGTCCCGTTTGTTCATCCGAATGTGCTCGATTCGATGAAGAACATTGCCGGCATCGGGATGAGCATGTCTGGTGTCAGGCCGCGTCCGTACGAGGATGTTAAAGAGGATGTTGTGCAGGAGATGGCGGATCCCGTGCATGAGACAAAAATGCAGGGTATTCGTACGCAGGCCATCCTGAACGACTTCATGTCCAACGATCCGGTGCTGTCCACGTACCCACCGCATGAGGTGGCCAAGGCGTACAACAGCGTGGCCGACCTGTCGCCCGGTGTTGCACAGCAGCCGGCGGTTCTGCGCGGCGTACTTCGCCGTATGATGCAGCAGGAAGGCGTGATCGAGCCGTTCGAGGCGCAGCAGCTAACGCAGGTGGATAGGCATCTGCGCGGCTCAAGCGGTAATGAGGGGCGCCAGTCGCCAACAGAGTCTTCGCGCTGATTGGTGTTGCTTAGGCGTCGTCAGATAGTAAGGTTGTAATGGGAGATACAGTAGGATGAACGACTTGGTTGATACGCTGGCCGTACGTTGCGTTCTTACTAAAGAAGCGATGACGGGCGTCGGCGTCGATCAAGACCCCGAGACTCGCCGTCTTCGCAACCTGTTCGACCAGTCCGTTGCTCGTGAGCAGGCTTTGCGAAGGCATGCGCAGCGTATGCACGACATGGCGCAATCCGCCAGTCAGAGCGAGCCGAATGAGGTTGGCGACATCATCGGGGAGTCCGCTGCCCGGCTTCTTCCTATTCCGCGCTCGCTGGGTGAGGCCGCGATCAGAACTCCAATCGTGGGTGCATCGGCGCTTGCCGGCAAGCAGCTGATGCAGACGCATACCAACTCAGACCTGAAACGATTGTTTTCCGGTAGAGGCAGTTTCAAGTGGGACCGGCCTAATCTTTCGGGGAAGAAGACCAATCTTCCGATTCGTGGACTTGTTGGCGGGCTTGCTGGCGCGGCAATAGGATCGGTTGCCACGGGCATTCCTATGGCCATCATGCACGCGATCAAGAAGATGCAGGGTGGCGAGACGGCTTACGATGCGCGCGAGGTTGCGGAAGAAGTGCAGGGCAGGGCCGAAGCCGAGCAGGCTAAGCGCGAAGAGCTGCTGAATCAGATCAAAGCACGCATTCCGCAGCCTGCGGCCAATGCGCCCGTAGGTAAGGCGGCTGAATCGAATACGCAAGCTGAAGCTCTGGTGGACAAGATAAAGAAACGGGTGGAGGAGCATCAGCATGCTTAAGATCGTTCTCTCGGGCTCATTTGACTTCGGCATTCCGACGGCGGCGCTGGTTGACGTCCACCGGCGCGGACCTGATTCGGTATGGATGCAGAAGCGCGCAGCTGTCTTGACCCGCGAGCTGGAAGGAATTCGCCCGGAGCCCGGCCATTCGCACCTTCATCTGATCTCCATGGGCGCGATGGAAGCCTACGGGTTCAACAGGAACGGTGACGGCTTTAACGAGAAGACCGGCAGCTTCGAGATTCCGGAGCCGAAAGCCGGCACGCCGAAGATCATCAAGCTGGCTGGCGGGCTGATCGACTTCCACCCGACCTTCCTAAAGTACGGCCATGTCTTCAAGCACCACATCAACAAAGACCCGCAGCGCGCGATCGGCGAGATCAAGGCGGCTGCGTTCAACCCCGAGATGCGGCGCGGCGAGCTGATCATTAAGGTACCGCACGGGCGTGAGTGGGATGACGACCTTCAGAAGCTGGCCAGCGGCAAGGACATCGCGTTCTCGATGGCCTGCAAGGTGGCCTACGACATCTGCAGCATCTGCGGCAATCGCGCCAAGACCCGGGCTGATTACTGCGACCATGCTGCGAACCACATGTCCGCGATCACCAAAGAGGGGCACCAGGTTGGTGTCATCAACGACGCCCCTTCTTTTTTTGATATCAGCAAGGTGATCAAGCCCGCTGACCGAATCGCCTTCTCGCTGTACAAGGCGGCATCCGCCACTGCAGAGATGAGCGGTGCGGCGCTGGCTGAGGAGATCGGTCTGCTGGAGCCCAAGATCTACATCCCGTCGACACCGCTATCCTTGCTCTACAAGGAAAAGTTGGCGGCTGTTCGCAAACTGGCTGACATGGAAAAAGAAGTCGAGACCAAAGCCAGGGGCAGCGACAACAAACACCTGTCTGATCTCGGGGCGGCGACCAAGACGGATGAATGTAGTGAGGAGTTACAGAAACTCAAGGGCTGCCCGCTGGCGCAGGTTTTGAGTTCGTTGCACGACGCGCGCATCTCCCTGTCGCTCCGGGACTTCTTCAAACTGGTATCGAATGAGTCGATACCGGAGGGGGATCTAGAGGACGCGGAAGGCATGCTTCCCGGCATGTTCAACCGCATGCTGTCGGATGGCTCGGCGGATGACGACGCGCGTGACTCCGCCTACGACGGCGTTTCAGGTTCGCTTCCCGAGCCAATCCGCGAGATGATCGAGAAGATGACCGGGTCGCATTCAATGAGTGGGAATCCCGCACGCATGCGCGTGAGGGTGATGATCATACGTGGGGTGAAACCGAAAGTACGCCAACTCGATACGAAGCAGGCTTCGTGGAATGAGAAAGCAGCGGAACTGGTCAGGGAATATGGCCGGTACCAACTTGCTTTCGCAGCCCGCGAACGCCAGAAGGACATGCCAAGTAACGAGTTGACAGTGCTCAGGAATTACCTTACATTTTAATGCCGGACAACGACCGGCTGGCCTTACGGGAGGCAAACCAATGGCTGATAAGAAACTCGGGAACGCGCTGGCCCTTCTGCAGACCTTCATCAAGGAGGCACAGAAGTCTGAACAGATGGCGAAGAAGGCCACTGACCCCAGCGAGCCCACATCACATCCTGTGATGAAGTCGGAAGACGGAACCCAGAAGGCGCAGGAAGGCGCCAAGGGCACTGAGCTCACCAGCGACATCCGCAAGGCGTACGGTGAGTCCGGCGTGACCGGCCAGCAGGACGCCGGCAGCGCTCCGAACAACAGTGAGAAGTCCATCGGCGAGATGAAGCCGTTGGCCTCGGATTCGATGGGCGGTAACGTCCAGCAGCCGAAGGCCACCAAGGACGCGCCTCCTGGCAAAGGTCCCGGTGACAATACCTTCTCGGAGAAGTATTCCGAGCTGGCGAGCATCGGCAACCGGTTGCTCGGTTCGCTGAGCACGTTGGTCCAGCAGAAGCAGGCTGCCATGCCGCCGCAGCTTGCCGCCGCGTTGGGAAAGAAGGAAGCTCCCAAGGAGGCGCCTCACGCTGAGACGAAAGCCGAAGAAAAAAAAGAAGGACCGGCCCACGAGAAGACCGAGGGGCCGAAAGTAGAACAGGCTGAGCACAAGACGGCTGATGCGAAGATGGCCGCCGCTGAGCAGTATCCCGACGATGCGGCAGCCGGCTACATGGTTGCCCAGTCCCTCCTCGAAGAACTCAATCAGAACCAGATGCAGCAGAAGCAGGCTGCCGATCAGTTCGAAAACATCATCAAGACCGCACAGGCCGACGCTGAGCTGTACGCGAGTTTTGTCAGTGGGCTCACCAAGGGCGCAGAGTTCGGTCATTTCGCCCGCACGAAGGCTGCCGAAGGACTTCCGATGTCGGAGGAAGGCAGTGAGGGCGGCGAAGGCGCTGCGGACGCTGGCGGCATGCCGGAAGGTGCTGGCGGCGGTGGGCTCCCGCCCGAAATCATGGCGCAACTGGCTGGCGGTGGCGGCGGTGCCGGGCCGGAAGCCGGTAGTGCGGGTGGCGAAGGCGGCGGTGACAATGAAGCCGTCATCGACGAGCTGGCCCAGGCGCTGGATCAGGCTGGTGTGACCCCCGAAGAACTGGCGCAGGCGATCGCCCAGTCGCAGGGCGGCGGCGAAGGCGGAGAAGGCGGCGCTGGTGGCCCCCCTCCCGAGATGGCCGGCAAGGCTGCTTCCGCGAGAGTCAAGATGGCCAATGCTCTGAAGAGCCTGGTGGCCTAACGAATACCTAAACCTTCTCTGAGGAGGAGTGACAACGATGGGCGAGACAAAGATCGAAAACTTTGAAGTACCGGCACCGGTACTTCAGGACATGATGGCCTTCATCGAGAAGAGTTCGTCTCTGCTCGAAGAGACGGGGCGTGTCCAGGCGGAGATGCATCGTCGGGCGCCGGCGCTGGCTGACACGCTCGTCAAGGCGGGTCTGCTGGACGTCAAGTCGCGCGACGCGGCCATCAGCAAGTTGCAGGAACCGCTCCAAGTCATGGAGAGCCTGCAGAAGACGGCTGAGTACGTGACGCAATCAGTCCCGAGCATGGGTGCTCCGGACACGACACCTCAAGGTTCGGAGAAACCAGCGTCGGTGAAGGAATCCGACCGGGCGTATTACGCTCGGCTGGGCTTCAACGTAGCGTAACTCCGCCGGAGCTAGGGGCTCTGGATTGAAAAAGAATCCTTAAAGGAGGATCACAAACATGCCTGGTACCGTAACTCCGGCTCAGATGTTCGACCACACCTTGGATGCGAAGAAGGGCTGGCCTTCTCCGTACGCCCTGGACAAGTCCAAAGAGATCGCCTCGGGTGAAACTGGGATCCTGTCCGGTATGGTGGTCCACATCGACCCCACGACCGACAAGATCAAGCGGGGCTGCCCGTGGAATGCCAACTGGGCCGCGATGCCCATCTTCGCGTTCCCGAACCAGAAGGATTTCGACGTGTCGTCTGACGTCGGAAACATTTCTGGCGGCGTGCTGGTTGGTCTGGTTGCCACCGGCTCGTACGAGCTGGAATCCACCGAGTACCTCGGTGTCGGCTACAACCCGAACATTCCGCTGACGGTCGAGAACACCCCCGGCGCGGATCTGGGCAAGCTGGTCGCCACCACGCTGGGCTCGACCGACCTGATCGTCGGCGTCGTGTCGGACAAGGGTCCGCTCACGAACGAGTACAAGAAGACGTACATTCGGTTCTGGCCGGTCTACCTGCCCAGCCACTAGGCCGAGGCAGTTGTAGTGCTTGATGCTGTTCGTTCAGGCGGTTAGCTGCCAGTGAGGCAGGCCGCAAGGGATAACAAAGGGAGGTTCACACCATGGGTACGAGCAACGCTCCTACCACTAAGGCGTTGAACGAGGCAATGCTGTCTCGTCTGACGTCTGACGATTGGGGGCTCCGCAAAGAAGCCACCGATGCGATCAACGACTACACCCGCGTGAAGATGCGTGAAGATGGCTTCCTTCGCCGCATCCTCCCGCCGGTGACGATCACGAACGACGAGTTCGATCGTCAGGTCGACACCGACAAGCCGGTCAAAGTGATCGACTTGGAACCGGATGCGCCGGAAGCGGTCAGCGTGCCGTTCGCGGCCCTGACCGTCAATCGGTACATTCGGGCTCCTCGTTACAGGGTCATGTTTGACCGCATCCTGACGCCGAAGTTCACCAAGGACGTCGATGAACTCCGGACGTACGACATGGACATCCGGCAGATCCTGTCGGACATCTCCATCAAAGACATGCTGGCGACCGAGGACGGCAAGTTCGTTGCCACTCTGAACAGCCTGCTCCTGGGTGCCAACGTCGTGATCCCCTCCACCGGCGTCGCGCAGTACGTGACAATCGCCGGCGGGATCACCCGCGACACCATGGCGGAAGCCATGAAGGTCCTGCCCCGCACCCCGTCGCACCTCAACGTGGCCACGGTGCTGATCAACAACGTCAGCATCTGGGACATCGTGAAGTGGGGTCGTGACGAGGTCGGTGGTGACATGTCCCAGGAGCTCCTGCGGACTGGTTTCGCCGAACGTGAGATCATGGGCGTCCGCATGATCATCACGATCAAGCGCGACCTGGTTCCGGATGGGACGGTCTTCCTGTTCGCCGAGCCGAAGTTCATGGGCAAGTTCTTCATCCTCGAAGACACGACCATGTACATCGACCGTCGCGCCTACATGCTCGAGTTCTTCGCGTACGAGAGCATCGGCGCCTGCGTGGCGAACGTCGCGTCGGTTGGCCGCGTGGACTTCGTGGCCTAAGTCTGGTAGGTCTTGCAGAATCGGGTGTGGGTCGCGCACAGCGGCCCACACCCTTCTTCCGGGGTAGGTCGCGATGCGAGATTCTCTCTTGGAAAAGGCGGCTAAGGGTGGGGCCGGTGGCCTACTCTCTTCTCTTTTCCAGGGAAAGTGGACGAAGGGGCTCGGCAGCTCGCTGAAGGAAATGGCGGGCCGGGCCGCGATGCAGGCCGGCACGGGTGCGTTGGTTGGCGGCGTCGCAAACAAGATTCGCGGTGGAAGTTTCGGGAGTGGTGCGCTTTCTGGTGCGATGGGTGGATTTACCGGAGGTAGCATCGGCTCAGGGTTGGTCAACAACCCGAAGAAACAATGGCTTGGCGACGTGATTGGCGGAGCACTTGGTGGCGGAGTTGCTGGCGCCATGGTCCCGCCGGCGATCCAAGCAATGGGAATGGAGCCTGGTTCAATGCCTAACCTCGAAGGAACACCTCAAGCTGGTTTTAACAAATACAGCTCTTTCGTTAAACAGGCACTGAAACCGAGACCAGGAGCAACGAGCGCCCAAAATCCTGTTGATGCGCTTAAGGGCAAATTGCTTGGTGCGTTGCTTGCACATACAGGTGTTGGTGCGGGTATTGGCGCTTTGAGTGCTGGTGAAGATCGCCGGTTGGCTGGCGCTGGCCTTGGGGCTTTAGGTGGGTTGGCTGGCGCTGGGTTGGGCGCCGCAGCTGGTGGTATTGGTGGGTTGGGACTGGGAGCGGCTACCACTGGAAAAGTGGTTAAAGCGCCCCATCGCCCGCCTAAAGGATCTCCGGCTTGGCGTCAACCTAAGGGTACTACGTCGCCCCTTGGGGCTGGACTACACACGATTGGCAGTGGTGTACTCGGGTCTGCGCTTGGTGGGGTGGCTGGAACTTTAGGAGGCGCATACGTCGGGGGACGCGCGGCGAGAAAGACTGAAGGATCAAGCAAGCCGACTGAGCCCAAGAAGGAAGAGCCCGCGAAGGAAGCGCCCAAGAAGGAAGCTAAGCCGGAGGCAAAAGAAACTCCGAAGGAGAAAAAGGCCATGGCAAATGAGGCACTCGAAGTGCTGTTCAATCAGGTCTACCTGCCTGCTTTCCTGGAGAAAGCGGCGGAGCTGAACGTGAACATCACGACAGCGGACGAACTGGACAAGGTGCTCGACACCACCGCTCGCGTCAAACAGGCGATGATCGAGGACAAGTCCAACACGTTCACGGAAGTTGCGAACGCGGCCAAGGGGCTGGCGCAGATTCCGCAGGAGAAGGAAGCCGAAGCGCGGCCTTCTCATTCCGAAGTCAGCCAGATGCTGGCTTCGAATCCCTACATGCTGCAGATGTTGGGCGCTGCGAAATCCGCTTAAGCGGGAGTTGAAGCATGCCTGGTCAACGAGCCAAAGAAGGCGCGACTTTCATTACCCGTCGCGCTGCCTACCGCATCATCACAGCGATTGATGCGTCTGGCGTCATCGACCCGTCCATCCCGATTCTGGACACGCGGGGTGCCGGGCAGTTGACTGTTGGGCTGAGCAATGGGGACACCAATCAGTACGGCAAGGACGCGCGTATCCTGATTGCTGCGATCCCCAATGGCTTCACCAACGTCACGCTACAGCTTTGGCTGCATGCGCCAGATGACCAGTACGAGCTGAAGAGCGTCAATGCTTCGTCCTCGAGCTCGAGTTCGTCACCGCTTCCAGTCACGGAAGACTGGGTGCTGGCTGAACAGAAGACGGGCATTGGCGGGCCGGTCCTGTGGGTGGCCAAGGACATCCCCCCAGGCGAGTACAAGATACTCATGACGGCAGCCACAGGCAGTGGCTACCTCACCCTCAGGGAACAACACGCAGCGTAAGGAGATAGACATGCGAACTCTGATCACGAACACGTCTGGCGCGAGCAAGTTCTTCGGCTTCATCCCCCCGCACGGCGCGCAGCTTGATAACGGCGCCAACGTGGTGGTGGATGGCGACCTGGCTACGGTGCTGGCTGGCGGGCGGAACCGCTACAGCCGAAAGACCGAGCTGCACGCCATGAAGACTGCCGTTGCCAACGGCGAGGTCACGGTTGCTGATCTGCCGGATACCTCTTCCAGCAGCAGCTCGATCTAGCTTTTCGCGACGCGGCCAGGTGTAATGGCCGGTAAGTCGGTTGCCGCGCGGCAGAAAACCCCGACTGCCGCGCGGTTTTTCTTTAGGGGGTGGCGCCAGGGGGTGCGAACATGGCCTTCGCAAACGATTGTCTCGATACCATCGGGACATGCCCTGACAACATCCCCTCGCTGTGCACGAGTCAGTCCGTCGAAGAAAGACTCACCCTCAAGCTGTTTGACCCGTGCAGTCGGCAACCGCTCGACTTGACCATCTACGACATTCCAGAGGGCAGTTCCTCTGGTAGCTCCTCACCGAGTTCCAATCTGTCCTCCAACTTCTCCTCGTCCAGCTCTGCTGGACCGGTGGTCAAGCACGGCGTCGAGATCGTCACGAAGGAAGCGCCACAGCTGATTCCATATTGGTGTGTCATGGCTGACATGCCGACAGTAGAGGAATCCAAAGCCGGAATCGTTCATTTTACGCCGCCTGCCGCCATGGTCGAAAAGCCTGGGATTTTCACTGGGATGGCACTCATCTGGGAGCACGGTGTCGCCAAGAAGCAGTGGCCGTTCTGGCTCGATGTCCGCCCCCGGTTGGACATCTGGAATATCTGGAATCCCGGCTGGCCCATCACGGTCCCGGAGATCCGGATCGCCATTCGTGACACCTGTCCTGAAGTCAACTTCCTCATCGACAAGGTCGAGTTTGAGACGCACGAGATCATTTGGGCAATCCAACAGCCGGTGGACAAGTGGAACGCCACGCGCCCGCCGGTAGGCACGTTCACCTACGCGGATTTCCCGTATCGGTATCACTGGCGGTTGGGCGCGGTTGCAGAGCTGTTGCGCATGGCCGCCATCTGGATGCGGCGCAACGACCTGGATTACAGCGCCGGCGGCCTGCAGATCATGGACACCAAGAAGTGGCCTGATTACCTGCGGATCTCCGACACGTTGCGCGACGAGTACGATAAGTGGATGATCAACGAGAAGAAGGGGCTCAATCTCGACAATGCCTACGCGAGTTTGGGCGGATACAAGTACGCGCCGTATCGCTAAGGGGGCTGGAATGCTTGACCTGTTTTTTGGACAAAGCCGCCTGGCAGAACAGAAGGTTCGCTCGTTTTTGAAGACGGCACAGGCAGGGCCGCCGCCCGGCGGTCCCCCGCCTGGCCCGCCAGGCGGTATGCCGCCAGGACCCCCAGGCATGCCGCCTGGCCCTCAAGGGCCGCCGCCGCCTCCGTGGGATCCCATGGCGCCGCCTGGAATGCCGAAGAACCCCCCATCAGCGCAGAAGACACCTGATCAGATTCCTTATGCCCAGCGCGCGCAGTTGCAGGGCAAGGAGTATGAGATGGACCCGCTGGCCGCCACGCAGGGGCTGGATATCCTGAGCCACGGCGCGAAGCAGAATCCGCAGCGGTTCACGCTGGGCCAGCGGATGATGGAACCGCCGGCTGCGGTCGGCAGGCGTATCAAGCGCGCGCTCAGCAACCTGAAGCAGCGGCAGTTCCTGGAAGGGAAGATCAAGCACGACCCCCGCAAGGGGCGCACGCAGGGTGAGGAAGTCACTAAGGCGCTTTCGGACAAGGCACATGGCGATCTCCTGGGCGGCAGAAGCGACGATGTCGTCAAGTATCTGGCTAAGAAGCGAGTGGAGTTGGCGCTCAAGTCAGGAGACAAATGACCGCACCGTCCCACCTACCCGGCGGCCTGCCGTCGACGATCTATAACCCGGCGGATGTAGTCCGTCTGGAATGTGGCGTGTTCAAGCGCATCCAGACGGTCGTCCAGCCGTTGGGTGGGAACCTGATCGCGTGGGAGCTGTTTGAGGGTTTCCGGTCTCCGGGGCCGTACCACTTCTACGTGGACTTCGGGCGTTCGGGTACGAACGAGTGGGAAGTGCTGAACCAGCAGCCGATCATCGATTCATGCGCATTCTACGACCTGGCGCAGCGACATTGGGACCACTTTATCGATTTCTACTATAGGGTGCGGCTAGTTCTTCCGTCGCTGGTCAACCCAGATGGTTCCTGCGTTGTTCATGTCAGCCAACCGCAGCAGGCCAATGGTGCGCTGGCCAAGCGCGACTGGCTGGTCATGCGCGAGATCTGCCGCAAGGAGTACCTGCTTCAACGCAAACGCACGAACGTCAACAACGTGGGGTGGATCCTCAAGCGGAGACGCTGGGGTGTCTCCTGTGACAAATGCAAGGAGTATGACACCCTTGAAGTTCAGAAGACTTCGTGTGATCAGTGCTTCGGGACTGGCTTCATAGGGGGCTACTTCCGGGGAATCGATTTCAGGGTCACCATGGATGCGCCGTGGGGCCGCGAGTTCAAGCGTGACGAGACGGTGTCGCTGACGAACAACACCCAGCGCAAAGGCCGAGTGGTTGCCTACCCGTATCTCGACACGAACGATATCTACGTGCGGAAGGATACCGGTGACCGGTACTTCGTGAACGCGCTGGAGACGCTGGCGGAAGTAAGCGGTGTTCCGATCGTCCTGAATGTGGAGTTAAGGCTTGCCCCCGTCACGGATCCCATTTACAACGTGCCCGTCAACGGATGGCAGTCGAGCTCATCCTCAAGCTCGCAATCGCCTGGTGCTAAATGTGGACCAGAGGCTGGCTTGAAAGTCGATAACGACTGGTAATAATAGGGGTTGGAGGTTCCACCATGGCAAAGATGCCGATTGACAAGCTGACCGAGTTGGCACGCAAGAAGCCCTGGCTGGTCGGCGCACTTGCCGGCGGTGCATTAGGCGCGCCGATAGGGCTCATGCGATCCGACGAAGGCGAGGAGATGCGCGGCGCATTGGCCGGCGGACTGACTGGCGCAGGTGTTGGCGCGCTCGGTGGAATGGGCGCGAAGAAACTGCAGGATGTGATTGATGCCATCGCCACGCGCGGCCAGCAGATCGCGGCTGCCGGTGGTGTCGGTGGATTGGTTGGTGGCGCGGTTGGTGCGTCCAAGATGGCGCCGTGGGTGAAGAAACGCCTGATGCGTCAGGCGGGCGGCGAACCTGAGATGGCAGAAGAAGAAAATAAGGAGGCTCAAATGGCCAACGAGACTGAAAAGGTGGTCAAGGATTTGACCAAGGACATGCCCGCTGAGAAGCAGGCTGAGCAGGAGAAGGTCGCGTCGGATCGCGTCAACTCCTTCGATTTCGGCATTGACCTGTTCTGTCAGGAGAACGGGCTCAACAAGCAGGCATTCGCCGAGATGCTCGGTTTCGAGAACGAGAAGGACATGGCGCAGGGGATCATCGAATGCCTGGTCAGCAACCAGCAGGAAGCGCCGAAGGCAAACGCCTGAAGCAGTGGCGTAAGCCCAGAATAGGCAGGATGGTTCCACGCGGTCTGATGGACCGCGTGGACATTCGTACTTGGGAGCCCGGACCTGATGGCCGACCCGGCAGACAAAACGACACCGGTAGCCGTAGATCTTGACCCGGTTACCAGCCTGTGCACGTCGCAGAGTCTTGCGAATGTGATGACGGGTATGTTCACGCGTGCCTGCCAGGAACACTTTTCAGATCCGAACAACATGGCCTTCAACGCCTACACGGAGGAAGGCAAGGAGATGCTGGAGGACTACATCTGGACTCCAGACAACACAACCACTAAGATACAGATCCAGCCGGTGTGGATGTACAACTCGCAGGACATCCAGCGCCGCCCCGCGATCTACGTAAAGCGCGGAAAATGGCATACGAGTCGGCTGGCGATCAATGACGGCATGACGGTCGGTGCCGTTCGGAATGCGCAAGGCGGGGTCGAGCGCGTGGAAGGCGAGTATCACGTGCGGCAGGTGGATGGCTCTCACATTGTTCATTGTGTGGGAAGATCAGGAGCAGAAGCAGAGTTGCTGGGCCAGGAAGTGCTTGAGTATTTCATGTCCTTCGCACCTGTGTTGCGGCAGGAGATGAAACTTCACTACTTGGAGGTGTCGGACGTGGACGAGGTGAAGATGCTCGACGAGGACGTTGAGCGATTCGTCACGCCCGTGATCCTGTCCTACACCTTCATGCGTTCATGGCGCCTTGAACAGCAGGCGCCGTGGCTCAAAGCCCTGGCGATCGACTTGGCTGCGAAATAGGAGATTCCGACATGTCCAGCTACGTTCTGCCGCAGGTCCTGGTCTTCCAGGAGTTCTTGAGCCGTCCGACGGCGCTGAATCAGCCTGCCAATGCCGTGATCATCGGCGAGCAGTTCCAGTTGTTCCGTTACGCCGTGGAGTCGGAGAAGGTCAAAACCAAGGTGACCGGTTCGTACGATTACCTGAATGACACCTGCTACGCGTGGCCTGGCCGCACGGCTGGCAATGAGGTGGACCAGACCTACACGCGCGTGTTCATCGATGACGCGCTACTGAAATACTTCAACGATCCGGTGGGTTCAGGTTCGAACATCAACTGGGTTGCCCCCGGCAAGAACCGGATCCGCGCCGACAGCCTGGTCTTCCAGACGGCCAATGGCTACACGCGCTCTGCTGCCTTCCTGCGCGATGTCCAGGTCGGTGACGTCGTCAAGATTCTGGGCAATGACTGCGGCTCGGCCCTTCAGTTCTGGAGCACGGTCATCGGCCTGATCGCCGACACGGAAGCCTCGTCCATCGGTTCGGTCGTGGATGAGTCGACTAACCACGCGGCCACGACACTGTCGAAGGCCGTGTCAAAGACGGGTGGCACGACCAACAACGTCACCCTGACCGTCGGCAATGTCAATGTCACCACCTACGACGGGCTGGCCGATGGAAACCCCTCGGAGGTCTACACAGTTGAGGTGATCGGCGGCGGCGGACAGAATCAGGCCATCCTGCGAGTCACTTCCCAGTCCGGGAACGATGATGTTTCCAGCGTGATCTTCGATGTGGCGTTTGGTGCGCCTTTCGCCATCGGGACGCGCGGCCTGAAGGCCACGTTTACGTTGGTTGGCTCCACGAGCTACACGGATGACATCTTCCTGATCGGCCAGACGTGGGAGATCAGCGCCTCGCAGGCATGGACGCCCACGGTTCCTTCCAGCAGCGGCGACTACATCGGGCCGTCCGATACGACCTACGTGGCCACCGTCACGCTGGGCGGCAAGTTCAACGCCACCACCAAGCCCCAGATCACCGTTTCCACAACCACGGGCATCGACATCTCTGGTCCGACGAACGTGACCGCTCCGGCGTCCGCCGTCCAGGTTGGAACACAAGGGGTATTCATTTCCTTCGCCGGCATCGCGACGGATGGTCTGTGCAAGGGTGACCGCTACAACATCGCGGTGACCGCCTCTGCGCCGGGACCGATCCGCACGCTGGTCCTGGCCAACAACCTGCCGGAAGGGTTGCGCGGGTGGTGCCCCGTATCGGGTTCTTCGGGGTCCAGCCTGAGCAGCGGCTCAGTGCCTGACCTGGATGTGACGCTCTACATCAAGAAGAACATCGAGGTCCCCGAGACGCGCTCACTGGGCGTGTCGAACTGGACGCAGTCCGATACCGAGATCTGCATCGCAGCCGGTATCACGGCGTACGATTCCAGCTGGGCTTCCGGCGGTACGCTGGTTGCGCTGCCCGTCGAGGGTGGCAAGGTCTACGTGCAGCACCGCGACCGCGTGGCTAAGAACGCGGACGTGGTCGGAAGCATCACGGATGTGTCGGAGATCCCGGTCGTCTTCGCGCCTGCCGCTGAGATCGACCCGGACAACCCCCTGGTGTTCGGAGCGTACAATGCGTTGCTGAACGCCAATGGTGAGACGGTCTACTTCATTGCCGTCCGCAGCCATTCGCCGGTCACGCTGGCCGATTGGCTCACCGCCCTCTCCTACCTGGAAGGGCGAAATGACGTCTACTCCCTGGTTCCGATGACTCAGGACAAGCAGGTGCTGGATGCTGTTGTGGCGCACTGCGAGTCCCAGTCTTCGCCTGAACGAGGTCGCTGGCGCATCTGCTGGCTCAACATGGCCGCTGTCGAGACCATCGGGGTATACACGACCTCCGTTGTCAACCCCGGCGAACCCGTGCTGGCCACCATCGAAGACGACCCCGATACGGGCGGCACGCAGTACACGATCGTTGAGGCGGCTGGTGAGACGTTCATCACCAAGGGTGTCCGTCCCAATGATACGGTCCGCGCGCTCTACACCACGGACGGCTTCGGAAACATCACCTACTCCGAGTTCATCGTGGATGAGGTGCTCAACGAGGAAACGATTCGGCTGTTCAGCGGACCTGACGCGCCTGTCCTGATCCCGAGCAAGATCGAGATCTGGCGGACGCTCAGTAAGACCGAGGTTTCGGCTAACCTGGCACAGAACCCCGGCCTGTTCAGTAGCCGGCGCGCCTACCTCATCTGGCCGGACACGGTTGGTAATGCCGGCAAGACGTTCCCCGGCTATTACCTGTGCGCCGCGCTGGCCGGTCTGCGATCCGGCGTCCAGCCGCACCAGGGTCTGACCAACGTCGAAATCCTCGGATTCGACGACCTGAGCCGAACGACGGAATACTTCACCGAGACGCAGCTGAACGTGATGGCGTCTTCCGGTTACTGGATCGTGACTCAGGATCCGAACACGGGCGCTGTCTTTACACGGCATCAGCTGTCCTGCGGCGATCAGTCGGATGTCAATCAGCGTGAGCAGAGCATCACGACCAATCTGGACAACATCTCCTACGGGATGTTGGAAGCGTTGGCGCCCTACATCGGCAAGGGCAACGTGACGACCACGATGATCAGCATTGTGGAAGGCATCCTGATTGGCAAGCTGCAGGAGTACAAGAACAACACGGTCGTGCCGCGCTTGGGACCGCAGATCTCGGCGGCCACGATCACCGAACTGGCACAGCACCCGACGTATAAGGACCGCATCGTAGCGCGGGTCCTCTGTACGCTGCCTGCGCCGTTCAATAACATGGAACTCTATTTAGTCGTGCAGTAGAGTTGGAATGGGCGGGGGCAGCCGGGCCGCAATCCGGCTGCCCCCCGAGGGAGATGTGATGACGAAGAGCGCCGAATACCTGATCTGCCAGGCTTTGGAAGAGAAGCAGGCGTACCCGGCTGTGTTGCAGGCGATCTACGAGAAGGGTGTTCAGCCGATCGCCAGTGGGATCGAGCGAACGCCAAAGGCATTGAGCCAGATTCTGGGTCGACTTAAGGGCGTACCTTCGCAGCAGGCGGCAGCATTGGCGCACAAGCGCATGCTGGACGCAGCAGCTGCGGCAGCGTACATGAGTAAGATGAAGAGCAGGCCGATGATTGGTGCCGGCAGCTAAAGGAGACTTTCGATGGCAAGAGACATCTACAACCGCAACGTTGAGCTTGGTTCGCCCATGGCTGCTGATGCCATCCGGGTTCTCCTGTCGGAAATCGGTGACGCGGACTTCCTGATGCAGTCCGTCAATTTCCGATACCAACAGACCATCACGCGTCTGTGGGAACTGGGTTCCGTCCGGGTGTTCATGTTCGCCGGGCGCACAGAAGGCGACATCCAGGCCAAGCGGGTGATTGGCCCGAAGAATGTCCAGCTGGGATTCGTCGAGAAGTACGGCGACGTCTGTAACATGCAGAACAACCACATGACGCTGAAGCTGCAGCCTGGCTGCACGAGCATCGGTCAATTCGGCGAAGGTACGCTGACAGCCTCCGGTGTGGTGATCAACTCTGTATCGTACGCCATTCAGGCACAGGACAAGATCATCAACGAAGAGATGGCGATGATGTTCGTGCTGATGGAAAAGGGCGGCAGCGCCGGCTAACGGCTACGCCCAAACGTACCGGGTGATCCTGGTAACGGAAACAGAAGCAGGGCAAGTAGATGGCATTTACTCCTCAATCACTGATCAGAAAGTCTGATCAGGCAGCCCATAACCAAGAGCTGTCTGGAAGCCTGTTTCTAATCGGCTCGATCGACGACGCCTTCGCTTACGCGGGCGTCTACACTGTCCGTTCAGGCGGGTGGGCGCCATTCACGGCGGTGGATATACGGCAGACATCCTGCGTCCCACTAGGTGCGCGCTCGATCAACACCTACCAGCCCAAGACGCGTGTCCTGATCTACTTCGATCCGATGCTGGACACACCCATTATCCTGGGCGCCGTCCCGCGTGCTACGGCCAGCGCTCAGCTGGTTCTGCCCACCTCGATAGTACCCAGAAGCCGAGCAGGCTTCGTAGAAGATCCCGCCCATTACGCCTCCTTCACAGATCCACGAACGCACTACGCTGACTTCTCTGGCGGCAAGGCCATTGACTCCCTGCCGGGCGACTGGGGCAGCTTGAACGACCTCGGTGTCGGCTTCGTGGCTGGCAGGCTGATGGCCATGCTGAAGGCCAGCGAGGGCGCGCAGATCCAGGCGTTCTGGGGCGACGATCTTCTGCGGATCGTAGGCTACAACTACGAGCTGTTCAACGCGCTGGGCGAGGATCGACGCTACAACGATGAGGGCGAGTGCAACGGCATTGAGATGGAGACGGCCTACGCCTGGGAAAGCCTTGGTTCGGCTAAAAAAGAGAATGATCCGTCACGTACTGAGTCGGGCGAGCTGAAGTTCGGTGCCGAGTACACCCCGTCAGAGCCCAAAGTAGATGACCAACTCATGTGGCCGCGCCGGGTGCTGTTCAAGGGTTATCTGGGCGACCTGCGGCGTGAGATCATTTGCGCGCCCGATTTCGACTCGGATCCGATCAACAAATTCAGCGCGGAAACTACGAAGTATCGCGGGCTGGCGCAGATGCATCAGTCGAGCGACGGCACCATCTTCATGCGCAGCGCGAAGGCCGTCGTGCTCGAGAAGTACAGCATCATCCCGGTGCCCAAGGAGAAGAAAGCGCCGGAAGACCCGACGGGCGATACCAAACGGTCCAGTGACAAATTCGCTGGCGAGGGCGCGAACGTACCCGATTACAAGTGGGGGTCAGATGATCCATCGCTGCGCGCAGCTCAATTCTACGACTACATCGCTTATGCGCTCAACAAGTACAGCACCGACGGGTTGGTGAAGCACAAGAAGGATTGGTACTACCCCGAAGAATCGGACATTGAGAAGCCGGTTGATAAGACGGTCTACGACAAATCGTTGGACGTGTTGAAGCAGAAATTCGTGCTGGAATTGCCTACTTCTGTGGGGCTGAAGATCGATCACAGAACGGGAAGAGATTCTGTTAGGTATTACAAGGCTCGGTCCGTCATAGCGCAAGGTGATGACGGGTCGATACTTATAGAGGACGGGTTTGGCAGCTCGATCCATATGAGCGGCGGCAACATCCAGATCACCTGTCCCGGCGACGTCTTCCTGCGACCCGGGCGCAGCCTGGTGGCTATGGCTCCGTTTGATGCGGTCATCCGGGCGGGCAACTCGGCAGACATCTCAGCGGCTAAGAAAGACGTGCGCATCAAGGCCGAACGCAACTGCATGATCATGGGCGGCAATGACAGCAGCCCGTACGGTGGCGTGCTGATCGAGAGCCGCGCGAATTCGAAGGTGACAGCTGCCGACCTCACTGAAGATGGCGAGCGGACAAAGCTGCGCGGGATCATCCTGAAGTCGCCCAGATCCAACGTGTACAGCTACAGCCTGAACACGTACATCGGGGCGACACAGCAGGTGACCATGGACGTGCCAGAAGGCATCGTCTACACGTCGGCCAGGGAGGTCAGGTCAAAGCTGACCAGCTTGAACATTCTGTCGACGTCCGGAAACAAACAGCTGATGTCGCTTAACCCCGGCAAGTCTGTCATCTCGACGATGCTGGACATCGGTGGCGCGGTCCGTATCGCGGACGCCGGCGGCGGCGACAGCCTGACGGTCGGTGGTTCGGTGATCATCCATGGCGGCATGAAGATTGGCAGCGGCATCCAGAACAACGGTCCGTTCCAGTCGCGTACGTGGCCATACGTCGTTGAAATGAAGCGGGATGTCGATCTTGGCACCAAGCCGCAGCTGATCGCGCAGGAGATCAAGCAGGACGTTGCTGATGCGAACGAGAGCATTCAGGAAACAGAGAAGGAAGTCAGGACGGATGTCAATTCCCCGGTTCAGCTGAAGAGCAAGCTGGGCTTCTCCTTCCGCGACACGGTACTGGACCTGAAACTCGATTCGGACACCTTTGTGCTCTATGAGAGCCGCTGGCAACAGCTGCTGCGTAACGGACAAAATGGTAGTGGCACAGAGTGGGTTGAGCCGGAAGTGAAGTCGATGATTGGCGGCAAGGGCCAACCGTATCCAGGTTACACCGGTTGGTCGTCATGGAGCGCGTATGGGAAGGTGGATCTGCAGAACTTCGATCTGACGAAGGGTTATGCCAAGATGCGTGATTCGCTGAAGGAACAGGGCAAGTCGCCAACCAAGGCAACACTGAAATCAGCCTACAAGGTTGTCAAATTCGCGGAGGGATAAACGATGCCTGACGGTTTCAGCACCCCAGCCGGCAAGAAGTTCCCAGAACCGGTGCCGGTTGAAATGGTCGACGAGGCCAGGCGGGAGGAGTACGCCGACATCACGCCTGACATTGAGGAGCCCAAGGTGCCAGAGGCGGCTCCTGCGGCAGCCCCAGTCGACCAGGTGCTAGAGGAGAAGATCGAAGCCATCTCTGATGAGGTTATCAGCTTCGTCAACGACGGCTTCCGCATGCATTTCCGCAAAGGACTGCTGGTGCTGGTGGAACCTATTCCGAAGGAAGACCTGGCCCAGCCGACTGATGATGACAAGAAGGAATTCGTAAGGAGCATCTTCGGAAGCACGGCCTACACGAAGAAGTACGTGCTGTTTGGCGGCTGCGAGGCGTTGTTCAAAGATCGTGGCGTAGCTGAGACGGAAGGTATGTACGAGGACATCAATAAATTGCATAAGAGCGGTGAAATCAATCTGGACAACGAAGCTGAAGCCACGTTGTGGATCCGCCGCTATCAGATGGCTGAGACGCTGGTGTACGTCAAGCTGCCGGATGGGACGGCAGTGTATTCCCGGGGGGAAAATTCGGACCGGAAGCAGCGCGTGAAGAAGCTATTGGAGCTGGCGCGTCCGCTTTATCAGGCTGCCTACGACACGGCGATTGACTTTGAGCGCCACATTGAGCTGCTGACGCAGAAGGCGCGTGACCCGGGTTTTTGGCGAGCCGGTGGTACAAGCTGAGCGTGAAGGCGTTCACACGCGGCATCTTGGACTATCCGGCGATCGACCAGCGTGACTGGAAGTGGTGGCTAAAAGAGGATCTGGCGTTGGCCGAACTGGAGGACGAGCAGATCACGGAGATGAACCGCCTGTCACATATGTGGCATTGTTCTGCCGCGCAGGTGACGGGTTGGGATGAGAAGGAGGATCTGTTCAACCACCACAAACGCCAGGCACATCACGCATACAACGTCATAGGCAAGGCCATTTTACCGTGGTATAAGAGTTGGAGATCAGAGGAAATAACTCTGGGTGAACTGTGGCGTCGGTTCAAGGAACAAGAGAAGGATCCGGCTTACGCGGCGGAACTTGCCAGGGACCGTGAAAGGCTGCGCCAGAAGGTTCGAGATACCGCAGCGGCTCAGACGCAGGAGCTTGAGATTGCCAAGGCACGCCGGGAGGCGGACAAGCAGCGTGAGCTGGCGGCCAAGGCACGCAGACCAAGGCGGGTGAAGTATGGCGCGTAAACTTGTCGGACACGACGGGCCGGCGCCCAAGGGCGGCGGCAATGCGCAGATCAAAGCGCTTGCCGAGTCGATGTCGAAGTTTGCGAATGGCGCGTCTGTGGCGCCGGTCATAGTTAAGGTGCCGGAGCCCGGCAAACACACGCACACCCACACCGAGAAGGTAGGTCCGGCGACCGCAAAAACAGAACGTATAATTGAGCGGCTGCCTGCTGGTCTATCATCCGACACCGAATCAGTACAGCGTGTGCTATCCCCCCACAACAAGAACGAGCCGCCTGCGGCTGGCCGCGCGCTGCAGCTGATGCGTGCGCAGCAGGACGTAGAGGCGGGAAAGGGTAAGCCTAACGCCGAGCTGACCCACATCACGCGACTGATCCGGGAGGGCGGCCATAAAGCGGCTGCGGGAGTACCTCCCGAACGAGTAAGGGAGATTCTTCAGAATACCACCAGTACGATCCAGCTACCTGGCCAGTCGAAGGACCCTGACGTACGCCTTATCAATCAGAAGTTCGAAGGGCCGCTGAATCTGGCGCGCAAACGACTGAACGCACCGGATACCGGCGTGCGTATGGGTGCAGCTCAGTCAGCGCCCGACAAGCCCGTATCTGAGAGCAAGGCGATCAATGACAAGCAGGTTGTGAACCGGCTGGTGAACATGGTTGAGACCAATGAGACGTCGCACATTGGTATGGCTGACCAGGAGGCCGGCAAACCGAATAATACGGTGATGGGTATCGGTGGGGTCAACCCGGATGCGCCTCTGGGCAACAAGGGGTTTACGCGTGGCGGGTTGATAGACGCCAAAGGCAACGCACCTGGCTTTGACCCGCGCACTGATAGGTACATCGCCAAGCATGGGAGCCAGTCGATTCTCACGCCGGCGGGTAGCCCATCCAACTGGTCTGCAGTGACACGGATTCATCCGTCTATCACAGGCGGGCTGGTTGGTGCCTCTGGTCCTGAGGGCGACGTGAGCATGGTTCACCCCACGCCGTCATTGGTTCCGCAAAGCAGTCCTGTCTCCGCTGCAAGAGGCGCTGATCGCGTGATCTCGAGACCGCAGGGAGGAAGTAGCTCTGCCAGTGCGCTGGCGCATACCGAGGACAAGGCTCCAGCTACTCCAATCCATCCGCATGACTCGCCGGCCACTGTTCGAGGGAATGCGCCTGAAGTCATGCGGGCTTCGGGTGGCAAGGAAAGCTCAAACAACCGCAGAAGGCTCGAAGGCACCCTGAAGCTGACTGGCATGGCCGGACAGACGCTCGGCGAAGCTCAGCTCAACGCGACGGAGATGTAGTCTATGCCGGACATCTTCAACTCAAAGCCAGGGTTTGTCAGTGTCTTCACTGGCGGGTCCAACCAGGTGCTTCCCGGCAAGGTCAGGCTGGAGAATGAGAACAATCAAGCCTACGTCATGGTGGGTGCGGATTATGACCAGGAGACGATCCAGCAATTCCAGCTGTCCATGCGCAAATCGGTCTACATCTATGTCTTTGGTGATGGCATGGGAAAGATCGTGCTGAACGGAATTCTTTTCGCTTCGACGTGTAATGGGGTCCAGGGTATGGGTGAAGTGATGCGACTCTACAACAAATACCGCGTCACCAGCGAGCAGCAAGGCGGTAAGCCTGTCAACGTCCAGCTCGACCTTGGACTGGATCAGAAGGTGATTCGGGGATACCTGACAGCGTTCACAATCAATATGAAAGGCGCTGGCTCCGACCCGGGTTCCCTCGGTCTGTTTGATTTCAGGATGACCATCAACACGCTTCCGGAGGGTTGATATGATCAACCATGCGCGCACACTGCTGCTTAACAAGGACGGAAACAAGCGTCCAGGTACCGATTTCTATCTGGAGGAGTTTGTCGATCCGACGTTCCGGGTTTTGAGCTATTCCCAGGAGTTGACGGAGCTGCGCACCGTGCTTGTAGGCCGTTCACCCGATGATGGTTATCTCAACTTCCGCCTCAGGCAGTACATGACTCTGTTAGACAGCACAGAATTCGTAACGTACGTAGAGGCGCTCGATCCGCGCATCACGTACACAGGCCAGTCACCTGACGTTCAGCGCACCTACAATAAAGCCACAGCCCTGCAGGCTGAGCCGACCAGCAGCTCGTCGTCTTCGTCCTCTCCGAGCAGCGGAAGCGGCGATATCCTATTCGTGGGTGACATCGTGACGCTACCCTCAGTCGTCTATTATAAGTGGCGAATCGACGTGATTGCCCCGTTCGTGGTGAGAACCACGTTCAATCGGACTCAGCAGTATGTCGATACGGTTGTGACCATTTCGGATGGCATCACCAGCCCGATCGCCATGGCGGGTCAGCCCTCGTTCAACGTCAGAATCCGAGAGAATGTTTCCCTGCGCCCGGGTGACGCGTGGAACATCGAGTCATTCGTCGCGCCGACTGACGATATGGCGGGCGTCGTGACACAGCTTAATGAGACTAACCCTCAGTATCTCGGTTACGTTTTCCCGTCTACAGAGCCGTACAAGACGTTCAAGGACCTGTGGAAGAAGCAGGAGATACTGTCTTACCAACTCAGTGGCTTGCTCCTGGCGTGGATCTACCGTGCCGAGGAGGAGCGCTTGCATGGCTAGTGGGCTGCGTAACGGGTATGTGATCAAAGTCACTGGCCACGTGATTCTGGGTGGCAAGGACTACGACATATCCAAAGTGGATATTGAATTCTCGCTTGGCGATGTTGGCCGGGCTGAAGTCTATATACCCGTAGGGCGTGTTGCTAAGAGTTCTAGCAACATGAACTCCATCTCCACTTCCAACGGAATGCTCGACACGATCGGCCCGATGACACCAGCTGAAGTGCGGCTGAAATTCGAGCCGAAGGGTCAGGGCGCACCCAAGGGACGAAACTTGGGCTTTCCCGCGAACAAAGATTTTGCGGTATTTAAGGGATTCGTGCAATCTCCGGGTCAGACCAGGATTTACGGCGGTACGGCGAACATGGTGGTTAAACTGTTTGGGTTCTTAGGCAGTTTGGCTGGTGCATCATCTTTTAACAGCGGGTTCAGGCTGTTACCTTCGGCTAATTCTGCTGTGCCAGTTCTCGTCGGGTACTCGAGTAGTTCAATGGCTGATAATATTGCTGATTGGTACACGATTAACTTTGGCGAAAAGATCACGGAGAATATGTGGACGTTGGGTCTTTATGAAATGTTGAAGTACGCGATCGGTCAGAAGAACATGTGGAATCAACTTACAGCCGGAGCCGGGGCAACTCGTGCGGCGTTGGATAGAGTTAATGCAGGAGTTTATGGTGGATTTCCATTAAGGCTTCTCATGTTTAATACATCCGCAAAATCGTTGGTAAGTAAGCAGATCACGCGTTTCTTTTCATACGCTATACATATGCTGTGGAAGTATGGCAAAGAGAGTGGGGGTAATTTTTTTACGGTAATAAAGCAGCTTGAGAATGCCTTTTTGTGGACGATGGTGCCAGGTATTAATAACGACGGGTTACTACCTCTCACGCAGATGCTTTCGCAGAGCTACATTACTGTGCATCCAGACGAGTATTTTGGTGAGTCGTTGGAGACGAGCTGGAACGAGGACGATTATAGCTACTTGACTGAAGTTGGCGTATTACCTGGCAATGCGAGTACGACCCCGTGGCAGGAATCTCCGACGAAGGCAAAATTTGTCGGATATGCGACGCTTAATGATATTGGGGTATCTGAAAAAGATTTATTAAAGTGGCCAGCCAGGGTAATGATTGCTCGCGCGCAACCATGGATGCTACCGCCATCCCCGTCAGCAAAAGATGGGAATAATGCTGGCGAGGAGCTGAATGACATGTGGAGCCCTAAGTTGGCTGGCCGCGAAAAACCAGAGGATCAGCAGTGGTCTAAGCAGGAACTAGCCTATACAGAAGCACGACTGGGGTCTAACTACGCTAAAGCTTGCCTGGTTAATGAGCTTTTTTATAACCGAAAGATGCGCTTTATGGGTAAGGCCAGGTTCGATATCTGCCCGGGCAGTACGATTGGCGTGGAGGTAGTAGAGGATCCGTTCTCAAACGTGAAACCGCAGGTGTTGTATGGCTTTGTTGAATACGTTAAGATAAATGTCGGGCTGGGTAACGGAAACCCGAATGCTTCAACCGTGTTTGGGTTGTCCAGTGTTCGTACGAAACCGGAGCACGAGCAGTACACAGTAAACAGTCATCCAATGTATCTGGCCTCCGGGAATCCGGCGGTGGGATTCAAGGGGGCTCCGCTGACGGAGGAGGCTAAATAAGTGATAAGCGATACTCCTGAGCACAAAGAGAACAACTTCCCCGTGTGGAAGCCGGAACCACCCAAGCGAAAGCCTTCCTTGGACGAGGTTTACAGCAAGTGGAAGATGGCACCCACGCCCGGCAACTTCTCGGAGCTGCTTGACTCGGCCAGGCCGGTGATGAACTCAGCGCTCACCACCTACGCAGGCGGCAACAAGTCGTACCTGGGCCACGCCAAGCTGCTGGCAGCCAAAGCTTTCAGGACATACGACCCGACCCGGGGAGTTAAGCTGCATACTCACCTGATCACGCAGATGCAGCCGCTCATGCGCACAGCGCGCGAGCACAACATGCCAGTTTACGTGCCGGAGCGTGTGAGCATCGAGGGTGCCCACCTCAGGCGGGCTGAGCGTGAGCTGAATGAAAAACTGGGTCGGGAACCAGCTGACACTGAGTTGGCGGATCACACCGGCCTATCCTTGAAACGAATCCTCCACATCCGGAAATTCAACCGAGGTGATGTACCTGAGTCTGGGTTGACCATGCGGGCAGAAGACGGTGAGGAGGAAGTTTTTCACCCGGCCATGGAGACGAAGGACCACAACAAGGTCTTCCTGGAGTACGTTCACCACGACCTGGACCCCATCAACCAGAAGATACTGGAGTGGAAGACAGGGCTCAATGGAGTCAGGGTGTTGTCAAACAACGAGATCGCAAGGCGGCTGAAACTGTCACCCGCAGCCATTTCGCAGCGGTCGGCGAAGATCGCGCAGATGGTGGCTGAAGCACAATCTACGGAGGGTTTGAAATGATCGACCCTCAACTTGAGCAAAGCGTCGTTCCATACATGATCCAGACGGAGAAGCGCATCTCGGAGAAGATGAAGGCCGGCGGCGACCGGCCCTGGCTCGATTTTGCTGATTACAAGGGACTGACTCCGGCGGGGAAGTTTGACTTTGCCAAACTGCACGAGAATTTCAACCGGAAGTCAGCCACGGATGATTACGCGAGCAAACGAAAACAACGGGATGCCCAGGTGAAGGACATCCAAACGTCCAAACTGTCGATCGACTTCCTGTCAGGCTGTGAGCGCGATTGGCGCATGCGCACGCGCAGCCGGGTCCGCATGTTCGTGCACGCAGAGGTCACCTCGCCGGCTGCCCTTGGCGACTCAGCTGGCCCGCTGCGGAAGAACACAATCGACTGGATGTCGAATATCATGGTTGAGGAGCCAGACAAGCAATGAGCACTTCAACCAACTACAGCGGCAGGACGGTTGACCTGCTGATTTTTCAAAACACGAAGCCCTCTGGAAACCAGAAGATCTTCATGGGATTCGGCACGGGCGGTGAGTTGACGACTGGCGTCCAGAAGGTGTCGCAGACCTTCACCACGATCCTGCTGACTGACATAGGCTCGGTGTACGACCAGCCTGATTACGGGACCGATCTGATACTGTCCATACAGTCTGGACAGACGCAGAACGGAAGCGATCTCGAATCGGCGTTCAACATCGCAGCGGCGGCTGCAAAGTCGATCATGGATCAGGCCGCCGAAGATGCAGGTGCGCCGCCAGATGAGCGCTTGAGCACGGCTGTGCTCTCGGACTACATCCTGGACAAGAACAGTGGGAAGATCGTATTGACCGTGGTGATCACCACGGAGGCCGGTGCAAGTGCGACCATCTACCTGCCTGTGAGTGTGCCCATCACATGAACATGCGCGACCTGAAAGCGTCGTTGTATAAACGGGTGCTGACCAAGCGGGCGGCGCTGAAGCCCGACATCACCCTGCTGCCGCACCAGGAACGCGTGGTGTCCAAATGGCAGGGCGAGGACCAGCCGCCGGGCATGCTGGTCTATCACGGGCTGGGCAGCGGCAAGACCCCCACGTCGATCGCCGTCGGCGAGTCCATGCCGGGCATCAAGAACGTGGTCGTGCCTGCCGCGCTGCGCGAGAACTACCGCAAGCAGCTGCGCCAGTTCTCCACCGACCCTCGCAAGTACCATGTCATGTCTTACGAAGAGGCATTGAAAGGCAAGCCGGAATCATCGCTCACCGTTTTCGACGAGGCGCATCGGATGGGACGTGAAGGGACAGCCATTAGTATGCTGCCCCGACGGATGACAGGTAGAAAGCTGCTGCTGACAGGCACCCCGGTACGTAACGAGCCGTCGGAGATCGTGCCGCTGCTCAAGGCCATCGCCCCGGATCGGCCCATCCCGAAGACGCAGGAGGCGTTCAATCAGCAGTTTATTCGCACGCAGCTGGTTCATCCCGACATCCTCACGCGGCTGTTCCTGGGGATCAAACCAGGCGAGCGGCAGGTGTTCACGGAGCCTGAGAAGTTCAAAAAGCTGGTTGAGGGGCGTGTCGACTACCAGCCGTCGAAAGGCGAGTTCCCGGGGTTTGATGAAAAGCACATCGACGTGGACATGACACCAGAGCAGTCGGATCTGTACCGGGGCGTGATGAGTGGCAGTCCGATGGCCTGGAAGATCCGGCTCAACCTGCCGCCTAGCAAGGCAGAATCAGCCCGGCTGAACTCGTTTTTGTCGGGTGTGCGGCAGATCTCTAATAATCCCTCCGCTTACGACAAGCGGCTGGTGGGCGACCCTGTCGATCACTCCCCGAAGCTGCAGCGTATGGTGGATGACGTGCAGAAGGGGTTGAAAAACACGGCCAACTTCAAAGGGCTGGTCTACTCGAACTACCTTGATGCCGGGATCGTGCCCATGGCCAACCGGCTGACAAAGCTGGGCATCCCCAATGCCGTCTTCACCGGCGAGCTGAATGACAAGCTGCGTAAGAAGGTCATCGAAGACTACAACAAGGGCGACATCAAGGTGCTGCTGGTGTCTGGTGCCGGATCGGAAGGGCTGGACTTGAAGGGTACCAAGATGGTACAGGTCATGGAGCCGCATTGGAACCTGGCGCGCACCAAGCAGGTGATCGGGCGCGCCATCCGTCATCAGAGCCACTCGCACCTGCCGCCGGAGGAGCGGTTTGTTACCGTCAACTGGTACCACTCGAAGCCGCAGCAATCGTTCCTGTCACGCTGGGGGCTGCTGCCGCCTGATCGCGGGGTTGATCGATACCTGTACAGCCGCGCAGTCGAGAAGCAGCAGATCATCAACCAGATGCTGAGCTCGCTGAAGGAAGTAGGCGCGCAGAAGCCGCAAGAGGCCGCGCCATTGACTAAGGCAGCATTTACCATACCCGACCCTTTACTGGATTACCTGGCTAGCGTTGCTGGTCTGAGAAAACTGCAGACGCTGGCCCGTAAGTACCGCGCCGGCGCGTCAGCGATCGAGCAGACGGCTGACCTGCTTACTCCCCCGCGCGAGCTGACACCGGTAAAGATGGAAGAGGAGAAGGAGGCCGGCGTCAAAGCAGCGGTGGTTGATTATGCGGAAGGGCTGCCGGATCCTAAGCGTTTTGGCGACCCCCGTCAGATCCTGAAGAACAAGCTGCTCGAATGGGTTGTGCAGGAACACAAGGCGCGTCGCGCGGGTCGGCACCTGGACGTGCGCTTTGGCGAGCCGGGCGGCGGGCCGTCGCTTTATTCGTGGGCAACCAAGAAGGAGCTGCCTAAGCCGGGCGAGCGCCCGATCTCCCTGTTCCAGCAGCCGCTGCATCGCGGGACGTACGCCGATTTCCAGGGTACCATTCCGTCCGGATATGGCGCTGGCGAGGTCAAACAGCACGATCGCGGCAAGATCTCCGTGACGGAGGCCACGCGCGACAAGATCAAGTTTGTGACGCTCCACAAGGGTGACCCTGAATACTTCACTATGATCCGCCAGACTGGGGTACCCAAAAACCCCCAAACGGCGCGCATGCGGCGCACCCAGGGTGGTTCCTGGCTTCTGATCAATACCACCCCGCTCAAAGCCGAGCAGGTGTTGGGCGGTCCCGCCAGCCAGGTGGGCATGAACAAGCTGAAGTTCACGTCCATTCCAGCTGAGAAGGTGGATAAGATCTTTGATCCGAACTTCCTGGTGCAGTCGAAGATCGACGGCGCGTCGCTGCTTTACCACGTCATGCAGGACAAGATCGAGGCGGTGTCTTACCGGCAGAGCAAGGCTGGACGCCCGATCGTTCACACACAGCGTATGTTTGGGCTGGGCGGCGCGAAGCCCAAGGACCTGCCGCCTGAGCTGTCTGGAACCATATTGCGCGGCGAGGCGTACGGCGTGCGCGACAATAAGGCCATACCGCCGCAGGAGCTGGGCGGGCTGCTTAATGCTTCGGCGTTGAAATCGCTGGGCGAGCAGGCGCGCCGGAAGATCCAGATGCGAAACATGGTCTTCGACGTGGTACGTCGGGGCAAGGAGCCGGTGCAGCCAGGTGAGCGCTGGAAAACGCTTGAGGAGGTCTCCAAGTACCTTCCCCCGAACCTGTTCCATCTGCCTGAGACAGCCACCACGCCTGACGAGGCCAAGTCACTGTGGAATCGCATCCAGAGTGGTGAACACCCCCTGACTAGCGAAGGTGTAATCGGCTGGCCGAAGGGCGACGGTCGGCCCGTCAAGGTCAAGGTCATGCCGGAGTCGGACGTGTGGGTAAAAGGTGTCTTCCCGGGTGAAGGGAAGTACAAAGGCACACATGCCGGCGGCTTCGAGTATGCTACTGCTCCTGAAGGCAGCGTGGTGGGCCGGGTTGGCACGGGTTTGTCGGACGAAGCGCGCAGAAGCCTAGCGGAAGAGCCTGAGAAGTGGGTTGACCGTATGGCGCGCATCAGGTCGCAGGGCAAGTTCCCCGGGGGTGCCCATCGTGCGCCTTCATTCATCGCACTACACGAGGACTATCCGCAGAAGACTGCCCAGGCTGAGCCCGTGCAGGCGGGAATGACTCAGTCCAACCTGAACAAGCTCCGCGAAGCCATTGGCGCGAAAGCGCCCATACTTCGCGACCCCAAGGCTGAGCACATGGGTGTGTACGTCCACCCAGAGTCGCAGCAGTACATCAAGGGGTTGGTTGAAAAACTACCGCCCAAGACGCGCAAGACGCTGACACCGAGCTTGCGGCGCATGTTGCGTAAGTATGGCCTGATCTACGGATCCGACGTGAATAAGCCGGCAGTAGCCGCGCATGAGATGGGTCATTCGACTGGTTCGAACGTGATGCTGCCCGTGGAGGCAGCCCAGATGAACGCCAGCCCCTTGTTTGGTGGCCTGCTGGCGAGCGGGATGGCAGCCCACACCTTGCGCAATCCGCCTATTGGATTGGGATCTTCCTTGGCGCGTGTTGGCCTGACTGGCGCGGCAGGTGCCGGCGCCGGGCTCCTGTTTCATTTACCCACCCTTTTTGAAGAGGGACGTGCCAGCCTTCGCGGCCTTAAAGCCTTGCGTGAGGCGGGTTTCTCTGATAAAGATGTTAGCGAGGCGCGTGGTGACATGTGGAATGCGTACAAGTCGTATCTTTCGCATGCTACGCTCAGGCCAGCCGCCTACGCAGCTTTAGGCACGGGTGCCGCGCTTGGCGCCACGGGCTTGAAGGCGCTCCTGAAGAAGTGGCGGAGGTAGCCCATGGCCGACATCACCATCGATAGCATTGACAAGGACCAGGCATCAGCAGCCGAAGCGTTTCTGGTCGACTGGCTGAAGGTCAACTACCCTTCACTCGATCTGAGCGAAGGGCGCGTCCTGCGCGATATCCTGATACGCCCGGCGGCCTTGTTTTACGCGCTTAACCAGACCAACCTGCAGGTGATGAAGAACTCGATGTCGGTTGCAGCCATCGAGGGCAACGTCGAGCCTGTTGACGACACAATAGTTGACCTGACGGTTTCGAATTTCAAGCTGACCCGGATTCCGGGCGTTGTCTCGACGGGCAAGATTGCCATCGTTCTGAGCACGCTGCGCACGACCAGCGTGCCGGTGGGAACCGTCTTCACGCTGGGTGAGCTGACATTCGTCACCGAAACATCGTTCGTTGGTGTGACGACTTCTGACGCCGTGCTCGACTCGACGACCCAGCGGTTGATCACGCAGCGCACCGACGGCAACTACTCATTCATCATCGATGTGGTTGCTAGTACGGCGGGGTCTCAGTATGCCATCCGGCGGAATACCACGTTTGAATCGGTGTCACCGGCCATCCCGAGCATGATCACGTCGTATGCCTCTGAAGACTTCACCACGGGGCAGGCGGAAGAGACCAATCAGGAGCTGATGGCCAGATTCCAACAGGCTATCTCACCTGCTGTTTACAGCGGTAGAACCCACATTGCTTCCAGGATGCTCGCGGCCAACGAGAACATCCGCATGCTGAGCATCATCGGCTATGGCGACGCCGAGATGCTTCGTGACCGGCACAACATCTTTGCCGTCAGCCATGGCGGCAAGGCGGACATCTACGTCAGGACGCGGGATTACCCCCAGACGATCCTGGTGAACAAGACGGCCACGCTCATTGATGCCAACACGAAGACGTTCCAGGTGACGCTCGGACGTGATGATGCGCCCGGTTTCTACACCGTTGAATCGGTGCTGCCCGCCAATGCGCCGCAGGATCAGGGGACACTTGAGGTAACGAGCGTCACCAAAGGGCTGGACCTGTCGCAGACGACCAACGAGTTCGTGCCCGAGATCGCCACGTTGATTGAGGGAGCCTACAGCCGATACCAGACGGCGGTGATCCGTTTCGTGGATCCGACCAACGACGGAAGCAACATGTCCTACGATGTTTACGTAAACTACATGCCTGGGCTGGCTGACCTTCAGAGCGACTCTATCAACAGGGACAACCGCAATCCGCAGGCAGACTACCTGGTACGTGCGCCGATCCCAGCCTACGCGTCGGTATCGATGCTGATACAGTACACGACCTCGGAATTGCCGAATACTGATAGCATCAAGCAGGCTGTGGCTGACGCCGTGAATGCACTGACTTTCTCGCTGGGCCAGCTACCGGCTTCCATCATCCATGACGCCGTTTACACCGTTTTGGACAAGAGGTACGCCGTCGTGGTTTCTCCGTTGGACATCTACTGCCGGATCCACAAGCCGGATGGTACAATCGTTGCCATCCGGTCGCCGAATGGAATCTCGGCACCGAGCGAGCCGGAGAATTGCGTCACATCAAGAACGACGCTGTTCTACCTGACGCCGGCAAGCGTGGACATTACGTTGCAGCGCGTGCAGACGCTGCCAGTGTAGGAGCCTAATACCCTGTGAGCGTAGGCTACCCCGCTTCCGACTATGATCGCGGCTACCAGCTGCTACAGGCGCTGGGCTCGTACTGGACAAACATCTTCCAGGACAACAACAAGCTGCGTGAGCACCTGCGCAGTACGGGCCAGATGCAGGGGCAGGTCTACCTCAACACGCTGGAAGTGACGGCCTACATCTCCAGGCTGACGGTTCCCATCTTTCACACAGAAAACTGGCACCTGATCACCTTCAAGCGTAGCGATTCACTGAGTCTGGCCAGTATCTACAGACCGGACGACTTGCAGTACGGGCCGCAAGACGGGTCTAACCCGGAACGAGCAGCTGGCTTCATCCAGACGTACGCCGGAACCGACAATCCTGGTATCGTGGAGCTGGCGCTGCCTGATAGCATGGTGGATGCCCCGGCAACGCTTCAGAATCTGGTCATCTATCCCAGCAAGACCTGGGTTAACGGAATCGACTACGAGGTCGATAAGGTGGCCAAGCGGATCAAGTTCCGGGATGACCCATTCACCGACCCGATGGTGCCGCGAAGGGACATCTACGATTCCGTTGGTAACATCGTCGACATGGAGATCGCGCTCTGGGTGTACAGAGGCCGTTTCGACCTCAAGGACATCTATAGCCGGTTCGGACAGCAGATCGATATCGTGCTCGACTCGAGTGAGGATTACAAGAAGCTGGTCAACGCGATGTGGGATATGTTTGTGCTCGGACCGGCTGCCAGCAGCATGACTTCATACGTGGCAGCGCTGACCGGCGTACCGCTGGTTGTGGGGCCGACCGAGACGGTTGAGGTCGTGTCTGCGGACGCTTACTCCCAGTTGATGATCACCAGCACAAAAGTCTACCGCGTGCCTTTTGCCTCCACGATCACCGTGTCCGTGGGCGACACGGTAACGGCGGGCCAGCCCATATGCGACGCTTTCAGCATCGAGGAGCTGTCGGACGCCAACCACGATTACAGCTGGCTACCGGCTGTCGGTATTACAAAGTCGCTCATCTCCGGCCCCTACATGGCTGAGCTTCAGTTCAAGAACACGGACGTGGCGCTCGAGTACCTTGGGCTGGATGGCGACGGTAAGGCGATCGTTCAGTTTGAAATAGGAGGATTCCCCGGTGACGTGGAGTTCTTCTGGGAGTTCGTGCAAGCGGCTGGAAAGCTGCCGGGTCAGAAGACGCTGGCCGAGTTGCTGGACAAGCGTACGAATCCGGTAGGGCAGCCTGGTCCACTGAATCTGCCGCTAACAATCAACCCGATGACTTTCATCCTGGATAACCTCTGCAAAAACAATCTGTTTGTGATCCGGGTGAAGCCTGCCGCCTTCAACCCCTCGGCGCCGGGGCTGTCACTTTTCTCCAATCTCCGCAAAGTGATACCGCCACACACGACTTACATCGTATTCGTTGACATGGAACTGCAAACTGAGGCGGTTGACTTGAGCCAGGTTGGGGACGAGAATGAGCCGGGGGCAGAGGAAGAACTTAGCCTTTTCTATGGTGCTACTGCTGCCATGGACGAGGCTACAGAGGTAGGCTCAGCTACGCCTGGCATGGCGTCTTACGGCGACGTGTCAGTTTACGCTAGGCCAATCTCGCTTACCTGTGCGTGAGGTGAGATGTGAAGAAGAAAGCCACGTCAGTAGCCGATCATCTCCTGTCAGCGGCACCTTACGGGGTGATGTGGTACGGCAACACGCTGGCCGCACCGTGGCCTGAAGATTTTGAGCAGATGAGCGACGCAGAGAAGAACCGCGTGCGCATGCGTCAGCTGCTGAAGGGTGCCGTGTACGGTTTGAGTGGGTACGCTGCCACCAGATTGATGTTCAGCGATGACTACAAGAAGTTGAATGAGTCCATGTCCGCAGCCTCCCGCGCGCCGAGCGAGGAGTCGATTCTGGAGAAGGAAAGTGCGCACAGATTGATGCAGGCTGTCCGGCTGGCGGCATCAGTGTAAGGATGGAACCATGCCCACCGCAAAAGCGATAAGGCGGTTGAAAAATCAGTTGGACTTCTATCCCATGGATACCAACGCCAAGGGATTGGTTCGGATCTTCTCGTTCGACCCTAAGACGGGCAAGATCAAGTCCATAATCGAGAAGCAGAACCTGATCCTTTACAGCGGCGCCGACGTCATGGCGAAGTGTCTGTCGGGCAACAGCAACTACGCCATCAGCTCGATGTTCATGGAGTTCAAGAACCTTCCCAGCCCATCCGATTCGATCACACCGCCAGCGTTCGACCGGACCGGTGGCATCGGTTACTACAGCGGGCTGTCATCGTCGCTCGACACGGATTACGTGCGCGTTCCGCTGGTGTCGATGCCTGATTTCGATACCAGCGACGCGCTCTACTACAACTTCAACCAGGCCACGTACTTTGCCATCAGCGAGGGTTCCACCGGCGTCCACGGGAAGACCTTCGGCCCCGGCACGAACTCCGCTGTGTACGGAGCGGCACTCGTGGCGACGCCGGAGCCCGCCCAGCCGGCGCAGGACGTGGTCTTCTCCCGTGTGTACTCCGGTGTGGGCAAGATCCTGAAAGAAGCGGGCTTCGAGATCGGGATCACCTGGACGATAAGGATGAACTAACATGACCCAGGCGCATGAGTACCTGATCAAGGCGGCCATGACCAAGACGGCCTTGTTCAACATCAACCTGATGATCCCGAAGCCGATGGCGGCAGCCATGATGGTCGGCATGGAACCTCAGCGCGAACCACCGTCGAAGTCGGATAACGAGCTTGAAAACTACGTCGAAATGCCCGTCTTCGAGCCGTTGGCCTCCCTGCGGCGAAAGAGACAGAGTCATCGGCGTGTTCTTCGTGCCGGAGGGTAAACAGTGTCTTCAATCACCCCGTGGCTCAGCAGAGTGAATCCTGTCGTCGATGGCGAACAGGTCAAGGCTGACGTCACTAACAGATACCCGGCGCAGATCGGGCAGCGGACTGATAACCTCAAGCAGCGGTTGGACGATCTGCAGGCCAGCAAGGCGCTGTTCCTGAGAGACGTGGCGCTGGACCCGGCGGTTCTGGTGGGCTACGCCGTTTACTGGGACGCGTTGACCCTGAGCTACAGACCAGCGATCGCCAAGGTGGAGTACAGCGCAACGCTGGGTGGCTATGTGGTGGCTAATTCCAGCTACGTGGTTGGCATCTGCATTGCCAAGAGCACAGCGACTGTTGGCGATCTCGTACAGATCGGCTTCGTCGGCGATTTCGACTTCACGAATGGCATTGGTTCGCCCGGCACGACGCCCGCAGAAGCCGGCCCGTATTACCTCTCCGGAACGCACGCGGGAATGTACACGCGGCAGAAACCGCCGGTTGGGGTGTACGTGGCATACCTGCGCGGCGACGGAAGTGCGCAGGTCAACCCCACTCCGCGTGACATTCTGGAAAGCCACATCCACTACAAGTACAACCTCTTCTCCAACCCGGCTGGCACGCTTGCAGCCACGTTGCCTGGGCAGCCTTACCAGTTCGCCTCGGTCAACAACGCGCTGCCCGGCTGGTTGCCCGCGAGCGATGTAATTTTCGGTGGTGCTGCACCGGCAGGTGCAGTGTTTGGGTACAATCTGTCGCAGCACCTGGAACTGGAGAGAGTTTGGCCTCCGCAGCCGTACGATCTGGTCTACATCGAGAAGAATGGCTACCCGGTCAACAGCGGGCTGTTCCTGGCCGATGCGAATGGCCTGTGGTGGTTCGAGAACTGCTATGGGAAGGCGCCGTGGGCCACCCAGGCGAACAACGTGCAGTCGTCCTCATCCTCCTCGTCCTCTTCGTCTTCGTCTTCGTCCAGTTTCACGTGCGAAGAGCTGTCCCTGCTGGAAAGTGAAGGATACCTACGCAGCGCGCCGGACGCCTCCGTGATGGCCATCTTCTTTACCAAGATGATCTTCAAGTCGTCGCTGCTCGTGACGTCGCTTCAGCCGGTAGCCGGCTCGCCGATCGAGATCGTTGGCTGTGATGGGCTGCCGGCGACGCATGGCGACCTGAAGGTGGGGTTAAACCTGGCGATGACCACCCAGGATGGCGATTACTCGCCTTATGGGTTGAAGGGCGTCACCGGAACCACATTCGGCAAGGGGCCGATTCTTACGGGTGTGAAGCCGGGAAGTAATGTGAGCATCGTGCCGGTGCCTAATCGCGGTTTCCTGGGCACTGATGGGGTGTATCGCGGCGAGTTTACCATAAGTGCCAACCTCACGGAAAACCTCCTGGGAGGCACACCGGAACTCGTTGCATTGGATGGTGTGCGCCAGCAGTCGACTGATGGCATCTTCTACCTGATCTTCCCGAAGAGCCTGACCACGTCCATGCAGATGCGCGTGGGTATCCCAACCGGTGGCGTGCCGGAGGATGCCTATCTGCGGCTCTGGTTCTGGCTGCTGTCCAAGCGCAACAGTCTGCCGCTGCCTGATCTGTACTGCTCGTACCGGAAACTGGCTACACCCGGTTCTGGATGCGGAAAGGGGTCGCTACCAGACGCTGACATCGGTTTAAGTCCTCTGGCTCCAGGTGTTTGCGGGAACATCAATTCTGGCGAGTACATCGAGATCGAGTCGGATCCGATTCCGGTGGTCAATGGCGACATGGTCTTCTTCACGCTGCAGCGAGTTGACAGTGGTACAACCCCGGACGCTTACGACGGCGATGTCGGCGTGCTGCGGTTCGGGTACGGAATCAGCTTGGTGAGCTAAGAGGTAGGGCATGACGACAGCTGCGCAGGGTATCTGGGATATCGAGTGGCTTAACGGCAACTCGCAGCGCAAGTATCCCCTGAGGGATGACGCCACCAAGACAGATACGACCGAGGCTATGGTCATCCCAGATGACTTCATGGTCGACCTGCTTTGGCCAGTCCAGTCAGGTATTGGGGCTGACCCTACACTGTTTCACGTCTACGCCATCGACATCTTTGGTACCGGCGTGAAGATCACGCTGGGCTACAACGGTTCGCCCATTGGGGAGACCCTGATAGACACGGAGACGTTCACGCCAAACCGCGCTTATGTTATCAGCGGACTGAATGACTTTGAGGACAGCATCGGCAAGGTGGTCATCGGCACGCTGAGCAGCATACAAACGTATGCCGGTCATTTTGAGTTTGATTCAGTAGGTGCTGGTCTGCAGCCGACGGTGATCAGACCGAACCTTCGCGGTGTCAGTGCCATCTTCCTTCAGAATGGGCAGGATGTAAGCGACGCCATACAGGGTGACGTGGTATTCGAGGCGGGCAGTAATTTTCAGCTGAACTTCCAACGGCGCAGCGGCACTAAAGCTGACCCGCATGTCATCGTCCTGAGTGCCATTGACGGAACAAACCTGAATGCTGATTGCCAGTGCGATCCGCAGGAGACGCGTCAGCCGATCTTGACCATTGATGGCATACCGGGCGACGTCAACAACAACTTCAACCTGCTTGGCTCGACCTGCGTAGAGATGACCCCGATAACCAACGGGTTGAAGATAGAAAATCCATGTTCGGAACCCTGCTGTGGCTGCCAGGAACTGGAAGTGGTACAACAGGCTACGGAGACGTTGACAGGACAAGTCCACACGCTGATCAACCTGGCGGCAAAGCTGGAAGCAGCAATTGGGACGTTGGAGTCAAACCTGGCCACCGCAGGCGCGATAACGAGATGACATGGCTTCAGCATTCGAGTGGTTGGAAAGCACCACGCGTATCTCCTACCCGTTCGAGGACAACCTCGATGGCGGGTTGAAGTCAATTCTCGTCGACGCATATGTGGCTTGCTCGCGTACGCTGGATGATTGCCGAGTGCGGTTGTCGCTATTCGATTCCATTGCCCGTCGCGTCGTCCTGACGTATGCCAATGAGACAACCCTGTTTGATCTGCAGGCGCCACTGAATTGCACGTACTCAGAGTACGATTTTGGCACAATCTACCGTGTTCATGAATGGTGGAGTCTGGCCGATACGGACGATGATGTGGTAATCAGATTCACATCAATCAAAGACGCGCTGACAGGGCTGGAGCCGATCAAACCCGACAACGCCTGGTTGCTGCGGTCCTTGATCGACAAGCGCGCGTCTGCAGTTCGTCGGCTGGGGATGAAACTGCCGAACCTGCCGTGTTGTACTGGCGGCGGTATCGAGGAGGGCTACTTCACCATCAGGGCTGGCTACAACCTGAGTATGGCTGTCTCCAGTACCACGTCAGGTGTCCGCGATAGGACTGTCATTGCGATAGATGCCGTACCTGGTGCTGGGGCTGGTCAATATCCTGGCTGCGGGCTCGCTGAGCCGGGATTGAGAAGCATTGGTAACCAGGAACCTGACGAATTCGGTAATGTCAGTCTGGCTGGAGACAAGTGCCTGTGGATCGAGCGCCCGTTGAATGCGCCCGGGTATACACCCCCACCGGGCAGCAAGGTCGATTACGAGGCAACCGTCGAAGAGAACACCATCAAGTTGCATGACGACTGTAAAGCGTGTTGTGACTGCAGTGATTACGGCGCCGCCTACCAGGCATTGCGTAATACGTGGTTGCAGTTGAAGAACGCCTACAAGTCGATTGACATCACCAGGAAGAAATACAACAGTCTGGTCGCCAAGACTAACCTGGATTTCTGTAACAATGATTTCATCGCCATGATCCGTTGCATGGAACGGCCTGACTATATGGCGTCTGTTGTCGTCGTGATTGCCAACAAGTCAAAAAATCCGCTGACTGGTGTGAGGATATCCATGAGTGCCAGTCCGGATTACGGATCTTATCTTCCCAACTCTGGACTGGTTGAGGTTTCTCAGCCTGGCAACGAACCCGTGAAATTCAAACAGGACATGAGCCCGATAAAGGAAATGACGTACCCCATACAGTCGGATAATACTGTTGATCCGCTTCCAGATATACCTGCGGCAGGGATAACAGGTATGAGCATATCCCTCCCCACCATTCCTGCTGGGGGGACGCTGCGCTTCTACTTCGATATGCGATTCATGGTCGGTGAAGAGATAGTTGTTCAGTCCTTCAATGGAACCATGATACACGCTCCAACCCAGCCTGATGGTTCGTACAATTTGGTTACTGGAGACGCTACCTTTGAAAAGGTACAGCCTGGTGACAGGCTTCTCGTGGCCGGTGTACTGTCATTTCCCATCGGAGAAATCGACGGATACGTCTGGGATCCTGGCCTGTCAGCGTTTGTGCCAGACTACAGTATAATAATGACTGACACGTGGCCTCTTATACCTATCTTAGCTCCAGTACCTATGCAGGTACTGCGCGACAACCGCATCGGCCTGTCATCCACGCTGACAGCCTCAATATCCACGTCACTGGGTAATAAAGCCGTGTCAGACTCGGTCAACTTCGAAGCGCCGAAAGGCAAGGTGTAGCATGGCGCTTATCACGCGTGACTTCCTGAATGCCAACGAGGACCGGGCTTATCCGATTCACGAAGCAGCCACACGTTGTGGCATAAATGGCAACGTGATTCCAAACGATCTGATCGTCGATGCCAACATCTGGATACCGAAGTCGATTGGTACCAACGTGTACATCTCATCGATCGGCAACAGCGCCAAAATCCTGTCAGTGACTCTGCTGGCCGTAGATTACAACCCGATTTGCGGCGAACCTTCTTCGTCGTCATCGGCACAGCCTACATGCAACCCGACGCCTGTCATAAAGCCGGTTGGTGTGGTCAGTCTGGTAAAACCGATCACTCCGTACAAGAATTATCCGATCCAGCCGATGAAGGATGGCGTAGCTGGGTGGATATCCTTCGGCTCAGGAGTCACAAAGGCGGATACCTACTTTGTAGCCATTGACGATCCGGCGAATGGGCTTCTTGTCAATCGCGCGGTCAGGGCATACTTGGTACCACCGGTGACATCACTCGGTAAGGCAAACAGTGATCGTGAGTTGAAAGGGATTGTCGGGCTTACGGGTGCTGTTGGCCGCGTGGTCGTGGCCAAGAGCACGCGCATGATCAACGGAGTTACGCGGGACGTCATCACGATCGGATTAGATACTACGCGCGGCTATGTGCAGACCATGCAGGACTTTGCCGGTGATTGTGGCAAACGGCCAAGCGCCAAAACCTGTGACAAGACGCCTATCTTGTCGATCGAAGACGTGGCACCTGACGTCAACGGAAACATTGACCTGCTGTTTGAAGGCGACGTTATTGTGGGTGGTGTGCAAGACGGGTTGGTACTGGACTTCCCGTATGGAACTGCTGACGTCTGTCCGCCGAAAGATTGGGTCATCTACCAGATGATCCCGGGTGACTGTTTCCCGGAGATAACGTCGTCGTCTGCCCCCGAGCCGCCGCCAGAATCGAGCTCAGGTCAACCCATTCCATCGTCATCCGCGCCGTCCAGCATCGTACCGCCTGGCCCGCCGAGCTACGTGCTGGACTTTGAGCATAATACGCTATTCCCATTGGAGGTGAGGGCTGGCGAGATAGAGATCCAGGATCTGGGGACAGACACGAACCGGGCTGTCGCTACGTCTTTGGCGGGTGGAAATGAAGCTGTCGACCTTTTTTACGATCCGCCAGACGTCGCCGATACGTACACACTCGGTTCGCTGATAAAACCGCGCGATTCAGTTTCCAGGGAAGGACACGTCAGCTTCGGTTTCTACAATACATCGGACTTCTGGTTCTTTGCCGTGCAGCTGTCCCATGTAGTCTACCCGAACGGGTTGTTTTACATCGGGCGCCGGCTTCCAAGGGTTGGATATGGCGGCGGGTATGCCGGTCCTGGTCCAATCGGGTCGCAGTATTTCTTCCAGCTCGATTCGATTTACGCCTTCAGCCCGAGCTCCCCGCTCGTCGTGACGGATTACACCGTGTCGCTGTTTGTGCATAAGTCAGGCAGTAACACGCTGATTGACTGGTCTGTGAGCTGGTTGTCCAACGTCGTTGCGCAGACTTACGTTGTCGCACGTAACAGTTCACAGTGGGATCCGACAAAGTACGATAGGGCGCGGATTGGACTTGGTTCCGTCACCACGGTCTGCGAGTTCGATTACTTCAGGATCAACGCCTAATGGAACAACTCTTCCCGCCATGGCGCAACTACACGCGCCCATTGAAGTACCCCTTCGCCGACAAGTGCAACCTGACGGCAACCAATGGCGTCGTGTTGTCGGCTGATCTGTTTGATGACGCGCGCATCTACCCTGTGGGCGGTGAAGTTGGGATGTACATTGGGCGTGTCACCCTGGATGGAACCACGGTAACAATCGAAGTGTACGGTCCGACAAAGGGTAGCCTGGCGACTGCTACATACGACTCGCTGAGTGGCCCAGAGGTACTGAAGTTTGTTGATGCCAGCGGTAACCCTGCTGGCCTGATGGTATCAGACACGGACAGGTTGCAGACACTGGCAGCCAGTATGCCAGTTGGTGAGACATTGTTTCTGCAAGACGCTACAGAATTCGTCGCATCGGTGGTGGTGCCGATCCCAGATTACGGTGTCACAGCAGTAGAGGTGAGCACAGAAAGATTGAGTGGGGACGTGTACCTGGTTGGTACTGACGGCATCGTACTGAGCGTAGAGGACGGATACATCCGCGTGGATGCTGTCGGCAACCCTTACGCATTGCTGAAGTTGTGTGAGCAGCAAGCCATACCGATTGCCCCGATTTGCGGGCTGAAGACGCTCAACAAAATACCGCCTGATGGTGCTGGCGACTTCAAGATTACCATCGGTGCTAACGTGGCAACCGATAACATCCTGCGAATCCTGCAGGAGTCTGGTATCTTTAACGTACAGACTTCCGTGTCGGGGCAAGGATGTCATGGCTGAACGAGAATTTTACAACGGGAATGAGCGTATCGCGTACCCGCTGGTGGCGCGCGACCTGCCTATCACTGACCCGTTCGATGCGCTGGTGGACGCCGGCTTCATGGTTGGCCCATCGGTGGATTACGACCCTACCACGAACAATGTCTACCTGTTCCAGATAACCGTGTCCGGCTTGTCGCTCGTATTCGACTTCAGGTCTGACGCGCCAGACTTTGTTGGTTACCGTTGGCTGTTCACAGTGCCCGCTGGTACAGCATATGGATGCACGATCAGCGCGAATGCCGAGCTGTCGCTGGTTGAGGACGAAAACATGGGCTACGGGTTTATCACCATTGGTCGTATGGATAGGTTGATCGCCCTTGGCGACGGTACATATACGATGACACCCGTGTGGCATGTGGAACCGTCGCTGGTCCAGTGTCTGCGCGGATCAAGGGTGGAGCGGGTCATCCTGGCTAACGATGCGCGGCCTTGCCCAGTTCAGTGCAACCCGACAAGTCCATCGTCCAGCTCATCATCCTCCAGTTCAGCTTCGGCGGCACAGGAGACTTACCTGGTAGCAGGCGGCGCACTGACGGGCGATGTGAAGTTCAAGGGTGGGTTCAACTGCGACATCTCATTGCTGGTCAGCTCAAATGCCGTGGAGATTGGCGCCAACCGCGATTCAGGCGAAGGCAGGACCTGCTACGACTGGATCATCGACCAGAATGGCATGCACAAAGACCCGGACAGCGGTGTACCCTACTGCGAGGCATGCTCCGCGTTCATCTCAACGATCAACGGAAGAAACTTCAACGCCACTGGTGGAAAGGTTAGGCTGGCTGTTCCTGCAGGTGCGCTTGTGACGCCTGACAAGGAAAACCACCAGATCACCATAAGGTTGAAACCTTACTGATGAGCAACGCCTTCCCCCCACACGACGATTGCCCGGTCCCACAGATCGAGGCCATCAGTGACCTGGATTACAGCTGCCTGGTCTATGATCCGCCATTCCCGTGCCTTGGCATGCCACTGCCGCCGCCACCATTCAGTTTCGACTTCGGATGCTACCCGCTGACTGTTCATGTGGATTGGGACCCGGACCCAGCAGACAGGCCGGAATTCAGTGCTAAGGTCGTGTATCTGAACAAGGACCAGACGGGATACTGCCGCCCGCAGATCCGCTTCAGGGTACGCATGGGTGCTGCCGGCTGTGGTAACATTTCGGTGGTGGTCCTGGCGGATCACGACATCGAGTTGTCGGGCTGCCAGAACATCGACGGCGTCGACGTGTGCACGGACGACAGGGTGCTCACGATCGCACAAACTGACCCGCTCGAGAACGACGTGTGGATCGTCCAGAGTGGTGCCTGGATACGTTATGAGACCGCGCTGGCATGTAACTCTGTCGTCGTGCGGTTTGGAAATAAGCACGCAAAAGAGACGTGGGAGATTGGGAACACGACTGAGCCCGAGCACGGTACAGACATAATCCAGTGGATACCTACCGATATAGCCAGCATGACCTGCAGATTGCGGCTGACAGATCCGGCAATCGCACTGGAAAACACGCAGACTGTTGACGGTGTTGTTACAGAGGATGGTGACCTTGTCGTCGTGGACACTACAACATCCGGTTTACCGAGTTCCGCTGACGGTATCTGGCTCGTAGTGACAGCCGGAGCTTGGGTACAGCTGTTTGCGGTTGATCCTGCGACTGCGCCAGTGGGCGTTCCGGTGTTACCGGCTGGCGCGATTGTCACGGTGTGGGATGGTTGGTCGGCGCCGTGGCTGTACGTGGTTGCAAGACTAACCCTGGATGACGGGCCATAACCATGCCGATACCCGACTACGGTAAATACCAGCGGTTTGGCACACATATGAAGCGCAGCATCAAACTGCCGCACGCCAACAGGCGGTTTGATTCACCAATCGGTGAAGGAAAGACGATCGCGCAGACTGGCTACGACATGACGCGCGAGAATACCACTGGAGACCCCCTGGACACTATACGTGACTTGAAAGCGCTGATCACGCCACCCGAGCCGATACTCGTCCAATCCATTGTGGGAGTAACCTCGGACAAGTTTGACGTGCAGAAGAACACCACAGACAGTAAGACATTGACCAATACGGATACCAAAGCCTACACGAAGATGATCGATGGAAGCGGCGCGGTCATCCAGAATTTAGCCGAGATCGAGTGTAAGAGTGCGTCCCGGTCAATGACATGGAATGGCACACCAGCAGTCACTGCACTTTCATCGGCACTGGCTGGCTCTTCAAAGATGATCCCAGTAGCCGATCCGAAGAAGCCGTTTCGGTTGTACACAGTTGATAATAAGCCAGCACCCGTAGTGGGCGGGCGCGGGCTTATATCCTGGTCAGCGCACTCGCATAGCCAAGTGGATAGCGGGACTAGCGATGGCAGCGCCAGCTACAACCACTCAGGTACCATTCCAGCCACCATCCTCGTTCCTGGCGTAGTTCCGGATAACACGAATAAGAAATACGTACTCTACCTTTCGATGGCTGTGGCTGCGGGTGTCAGCACCGGTTCCTTGGAATATATTGAATATAGCCCGTCGATATCGTCGAGTCTGTCAGGTTCCGCTTCCGCACTTGCTGGATTGGCGTCTTATTCTTCCACGTCACAGGTGGATTACACATACTGGGGTCACTGGTGGTGTTACGCTGGGCACTATAACTGGAATATCGATCTTTCGACCAACTACAGCCAAACAACGCCTTTCTACAGTATTATCTCGTGGGATGGCTCGTATCCCGCGCTCTCTTATACTGCCAGCGGTAATTGGTCGCTTACCGGTGCGATCCCTGGTACACCCTGGTCAGTGAATTGGTCCTCTTACTTTACGGGCAGTCTCATTGAAATTGGCTAGTAGGAGGCAACAGTAATGGGCATATCTGTTGATACCTTCGTTTTGACAGAGACAGCCACGGCGTCTGGTGGCACTAGCGAGACCAAGACAGCCACTAAAGTGCTGACAAAGGACTATGACTTCATCTACATCAAGTTCGAAAAGACATGTTCACACACAAGAGACGATGGTTCAGCTGTAGTGAGTCAAGTTGGCAAAACGATCACATTGACCGTTTCTGCTTCCTCTGGCGTGCAGTACGTTGGTAGCCACCTCGCGCCTATACCGCCGGAAGACTGCGATCCGCCCGACGACGGTGGCACGTCTTATGTGCTTACCTACTATGATTGTACAATGACTGGCACCGCTACCATATACTGTCTGTACAGAGACGACAACGATTGCGTGTTGAGTAGCCCGCTGGTGTATACGAGGGACCGATGAGCCAATCACGGCTGAGCGGCGAGAGCACCATCATCCTGACGATCCTCGATCGGGATACTGTATTTTCGTCTACGTGGAGTTCTGCGGGTACTGCTTTAGAGTATTACATCGACCCAGCCATTCCACTGTTTCCGATGCGCAAGCCGACCGGCTGGCAAATCGGCCTACGGGTAAACACTTTACACTCACTCAATCAGAACTTTCACTTTCACGTAAATGAGCTGGACGGGTCAGCGAGCCTGGCGAGATCGGCTGTGGGAAGCGGTACGTTGGATTTCGGCATCTTCCAGATGACAAAGGACGTAAGTACGGGGCTCGAACGACCGTTCGATTTTCTGTCGGTGATGTCGTTCAACTGCTCGGCCACGCTTGGTGCCATGTCATCCACACTGACTTTCAATCATCTAACGACAGGTAGTGGACCTTACGGCCCTATCTACACGAATGCTGACTATGACATCGTGGATGAGTCGTACTTTACAGCGGCAGCGGAAGGGTTGATGACCAGTATACAGTTCGGATGGCGCCGTAGTGGGAGCACTGGTATAAACACAATGGCTGGATCAATCACGTTCAAGGGGCTCAGCTTACTAGTCTACTGATGGGAGACCCAACATGAGCGAGCAGGATAAGGCTGATGCATCGACATTTGCGGCTAAGGTACATAACGGGCTTCGCGCCTTCATGAGTGTCACCAGGGTATTCGATAGGCTCAGCAGGGATGAACAGCTATCGGTACTGGTCAGTCTTATTGATCGCTACAAATTAATGGGAGATATACTGTCGACACCGACGTGCGAACATGAAGGTGAATGCGGCCATGACCACCCCCAGGAGTCATCTTCATCGCAACCAGAGGAACCGAAGGGAAGGTCAGGTAGTATGCGTTTTATAAAATTCGGCATTGACTCCGATGAGCCACCTGGACCCGATGACCCTCCCTTGGTATAATCGCCTCAAGCAAGGGGGACGATAATCATGGAAGAACTGGTGGACACCATGGCAGAACTGGATGTCATCAAGCAGCTGGCTGAGATCATGGGCTCGCTCAACGACGACGGCAGGCGGCGCGCGTTGTGGTATCTGGCGGATATCTACGGTCTGTCTGGGCGTCCACAGGTGCAACCACCAACCCAGGCAAAACATTCTACGAGCAGCCCCATACCGATCGGACAGGTTAGGACCGCGCCGTAATGCCTGAACAGCTGATGCTGACCAATCGGCAGTGTCCTGGCGACTTTATCGTCATGACGGCTGCCATCCGTGATCTGGCCCTGTGCTACCCAGGCCGGTACAAAATACACGTCAATGTCGACCAGAAAGATGTGCTGGTAGCAAATCCTCACATCGCACCGATGGCTACGGTCATGCGCCCGAAGACTGTGGAAGCGGGTTACGACAAGGGCAGGTATTCGGTCAACAATTCCAACCAGAACCGTGCCCATTTCCTATGGGGGTTCATCAGCGAGCTGAACCTTAAGTTGAAGCTGGCAATCAGGCTGACCGAGTTCAGGCCGGCACTGTACCTGACCGACGACGAGCGCAATCGCAGGCCGATCGAAGAGCCGTACTGGGTCTTTGTCAGCGGCGGGAAGATGGACTACACAGCCAAGTGGTGGGATCCAGCGCGTTGGCAGCAGGTGATCAACCAGATGGCTCCGCGCGTCAAGATGGTGCAGGTGGGTGGCACGGGCCGTGGTTCTCACATCCACAAGCCGATGGACAACGTAATAGACCTGGTCGGCAAGACCAGCTTCCGCCAGCTCATCAACTTGATCTACCACTCCGAGGGGGTCATGTGCATCGTGACCTGCCTCATGCACATAGCCGCCGCCTTCAACAAGCCCTGTGTGGTGATCTCGGGCGGGCGTGAGCCTTGGTGGTGGGAGGCGTATAATACAGAGAATCGGCTGGTCAACATGCGGTTGGGCGACCCAACGTGGAATCCCCCTGCGAACGACAACTTCATCCCACATCAATACCTGCACACGCTTGGCCAGCTCCCCTGCTGCCAGAACTTCGGCTGCTGGAAGAGCAAGATCCTGCCGCCGGAAGTGCCCCCGCCGCCTAAGCACACCAAGTGCGCCATCCCTACCAAGCTGGACAGCGGGCTGTGGCTGCCGGAATGTCTGAATCGCATCACGGTCGATCAGGTCGTTCAGGCTGCCGAGTGGTACTACAACAAGGGCATCCTCAAGTGGGGGAAGCCGTCCTCGATCTTCGTGCCGCCGGTTGAGCTGCTACAGCCTGTCACGCTGCCTGAGCCGCCACAGCCCGTGGCACCCCCGGTTACCATACAGTTCAAGGAGCCGCCTAAGGAGCCCGTTTTCCTGGACGGAACCTGGACCGTGTGCGGGATCACCTCGCTGCAGTCGCCCACTCGCCGTAAGTTCGCGCTGGATCTGAAGGCTTGGTGTGTCAACCGTAAGGTGAACTACCTGGTCATCCAGATGGGTGCCGAAAAGGCCATGACCAACGAGATGGCGGCATTCGGCATCCCTTATCAGGAGTGCAGTGGCACCTGGGTGTCCGCCATGATGCAGGCGATGGTATTTGCCCAGTCGCAGCCGAGTGAGCGGGTCATCCTCATCGAGGATCCGCTACATCTGAACGGGAAGCTCGACGATGTCGTGCCCAACGAGCCGTTCGTGGCTGGTACCATCTCATGGCGCCCGCTGACCCAGCCGCACTTGGACCGCCTGGCGCCCATCCTGGATCCGGAAAGGTTGGACAAGCACCCACTGGCGCCTGGCCGGTTCAAGGCGTATTATCTTAACCGAGGGTTTGTCATGGGCACCAAGGACATACTCTGCAAGACATTACAGAATGTCCACCAGCGGGAGGAGTACGCGGACATCCTGATGTGTGAGTACCCGCGCCAGCATGGCGCCAAGGTGCTCGACATAAGCGAGCAGTTCATTTGAGGTGAAGCGACCATGATAGGCTTTTCCGATCCGTATCAGAAGCTGCGCTACATGATCGAGCATCCGGAGAGCTACACGACTCAGGGAACGCATAGCATCAAGCTGAACTTCACGGCGCCGGAACTGTACGTAGTCGGGCGCACGCAGGCGTTCCGCATGAAGATCACGGTGGTCAGCACTTGCCTGGTTGACGAGGCGATCTTCGTCTACTCGAACATGCCTGACGGGACTCAGCGGTTTGAGAACGTGGCTTCACCCAACGACATGTTGGAGTATCCGTTGAATGCGCCGGACAATCCAGTACGCCCTTACTACAGGCTGGCGTACGCGGACCTGCTGTTCAGGAACCTCGACATGTGTGTCGACGCCGCTGTGGGCGTCGCCAACGACGTGCTGGAACTGGTTCGGACACTGGATGGCCTGGACAATCTGGCCAATCTTGGGGATCTGGTCATTGGCAACTGCAAACAAAGCTCTTCCTCCTCATCTTCGTCTAGCGCGTAGCATGCCCGGGGGCAAGCCGCCCGCGTCGCAGCCGCTGCCGAGTCGGGAGATGATCCTGACAGACGAGGTACTGCTCTCGGTAGGCAACCGGCCTGACATCGGTAGTCGCTGGCCTTTTATGAAAATGCGTATCACTGCAGTCAAGGGATGCGGTAGGTGTGGCGCCAAGTCTGCCCGCCAGACCCTTTATACGGAAGCGACCAGGGTGAAGCGCAATATGGCCTCCCTGCCGCAGGTGGACCGGGACGAACTCAAGCGTATGCTGGGTGCTACAACCCTGTCCTTCTACCTACCGACCGACCACGGTGTCCAGAAAGTCACCCTCTGAAGACTCCCGCGTACCCACGTTAGAATACCATGGACAGGGTTGCTTTCGCGCGACAGTGGAAAGGAGTCCCATGATGAAGCGAAAGAGACCTAACCACCGAGCCCGAGTTCGTACGGTGGTCGTTGTTCGCGAGCCAACAATGACGAACCTCGAGAAGGTACGCCTCTTGTTGGCGCTATTCGGGCTGTAGGAGAATACCGTCAGGGGGGTTGTTAACGAGGCGGCGGCCCGGACGGGGGGCCGCCTCCTCGTTGCGGTATTTTTAGATATCAGGTTACCTTGACACGAACAATCCGTTTGTTATCCTTCGAACAACTGGTTAAGGAGAAAACCATGATCAAGATTGCTGGCGTTCGGGTGGCTGACGACAAGCTGTGCGTCATCGTTGAGGGCGAGACGGGTGATGAAGTCGTGTCGGCTGATGCGCGGCGCCTGGCCTACGACGAACGGCGTAAGCATGGTTTCGAGCAGGCCGGATTGGACGCGGTGGCACGCCCGTACGCCATCGATCGGGCGAAGCTGAAGCCGGATGACGATAATGCCGGCGTTTGCACGCTGCCGGACCAGCTGAAGGAAGCCATGGCCAACAAGACGTTGGCGTTCCGTGCCGAATACATCCTCACGCGCATGCTCGTCTAAGGAGGTTACATGGCCCATCTCTACCCGATCCAGTCGCTCGATACGCTGGGCATCGAGCGGTCGTCTGTCAACACGCTGGCGTCACTCCTGGGGTTGGATCCGAAAAAGCTGGATGACGGTATCACCCACGGCATGCTGATGGTGATACTGGTCTACGATACGCTCTGCCTGATGGACATCCCGCCGGAGAAGGCCGTGTTCATCGTCAGGACGTACGCGGGCAGGCTTTCCCATCTGGGTGTCGAACTTCTCGAGAAGGAAGGTGAGCTGCCGATGGTCACGCTGATGATCGCGGACAAGCGGTACGTCTACCTGCCCAACGAGAAGGAGATCATAGATCTCGCGCAGATGGTCCTGGTTGAAGGGCTGCCGATGCCTGTTGTGCAGACGACTCTCGTCCTGACAGAGCTGTTTGTACGCGCCGTAAGAATTCTTGCTGCGAACCCTGGCGAGCAGCCTGAAGCGGAAGCTGGGCCAATGACTCCGCTAACCGCTGAAGCCGCGAAGCCACAAACTCCTCAATAGCGATTTTCATTTCCTGCTGGCTGCTCCAGTAGGATTTCGCTTCGATCCCGTCCCCCTCAAGGCTGTCGTTTATGTCTTGAGTGAGGTCGGGCATGTCCGCATAGGGCTTTAGCACCGACGGGGGCGATGTGAGCCCCTCCTCGTTCAACTTGAGCCCCATATAGCTGCGGATCTCGTTGTTGAAGGTCTCACCGTCTTCAGGCGGGTCCACCAGGGAGATCTCAGTGATGCCCCAGGCCAGCTCATGTGAATCGGCTGGGTCGAAGGTCTCGAAGTCGGCTTCTGTGCCGCTCAGCGCGCGGCACGTCTGCAGGAACACGTCCAGGTTCGAGTAGAACATGTTGGTCGTGATGCAGGTGACCAGCGCGTTCAGCTTGTCCTGGTTGACCGCCGGTACCATCACGCCGTATTCGCTGTGGATCTCTTTGGTCAGCGTTTCGGGCGCCCAGTCAAGCATCTCAGTGCCAAAGCGGTCCAACAGACCAATCAGCAAGGTAGTCCCAATGGACTCCTTGTCGGACAACAGTCCAGCCAAGACCCGGTCTGAGTGCATTTTCTTTTACTCGTAGCGGAACTTGCGCCGCATGTCCTCGGGCGTTTCCTCACGCCGGCGCGCCGGACCTTCGAGTCCGCGTTGCGCAGGCGCTGAGCTGGTCATGCCGTGTAGGGCGAGCCCTGCGCCAGTACCGAGTAGCCCGGCGCCGAGGTTTTCCTTGCCGCCGACAAACTTCCTGAACTGCGTGCCGTACTTCTTCTTTTCATGCAGCTTGTTGATGAGCCGCTCGGCCCAGCCACCAACCTGGGGGATGAAGGGGGTATCACGTCCAGCGGCTTCCTTTCCCTCCATCTTCTCGAGTTTCGTGTAATACTTCTTGTCCTCGACCAGATGATCCTTGGCGATCTCCTTGGCGATCGCGGGGCTATCCGTGTGTTCCTTCTCCGTCTCGACGCCCTTGTTCAGTTGGGCTGCGGGAAACGTACTGTCCGGCTTGTTGTCAGCCAGACCCCCCTTGATCTTATCCTCGCTGGCCTTGTGGAGCTGCACGTTCTGCGGGTGCACGAGCTGGGTGGTGAATGGCTTGCGGGTCTGGACGTTGGCGCCCTTCGAGCGGAAGTAGTCGGCCAGGGCGTCCACACTGAAGTCGATGTTGCCGCACTTGCCACCGGCGGACTTCTCGAGCTGGATCACGCGCTCGAGCAGGTCGGCGTCGTTGCGGGGAAGCGTGGGTGCGACCTCGGCGAACTTCTCCGGATCGAACTTGCCATTCTCGTCCTTGATGGCATCAGCAAACTCGCTGCCCAGCACTTCGGCGATCTTCTCGACAGGCAGCTCGGAGAAGGCGCTGATCGGGTAGACGTTGCCGTTCTGCAGTACGACGTGTTGGCCCGCGAGTTCAGCAGCAGCCTTCTCCTGTACATCGAAGAAGATCTCCTCCGGCAGTTCAACACCGTGGATGTAGTGATTGCAGATGCCAGTGGCACGGTCGACTTCATCGACTAGCTCGGCCAGCTTCAAAAAGGTGTCGGTGTCGGGCTTGTCCATCTCGCCCACCATGGTGGCGACCTTCGCCATGTTGACTTGGACCTCGTTGCGCGGGTCCAGCTTGCCCATCATCAGCACGCGATTGGCCAGCTTCTCGGCGGCCCACTGCGGATGCGTCGTGCCGATGCCGGCGGCCTTGGTCAGGTAGCTTTCGGTTTCGATGTCGAACGAGAGCCCGCCGACGGGCACGTTTTCGGCGCCGGTCTTGTCGATCTCGGCGGCCTTGAGCAGAATGCGCTGTGCGGCGGCTTTGCGCATCGGATAGGTGTAGCTGAACCGGTCAGCGTAAAGCCTTTCGCCGGCGATCTTGACGGAGACGGGCGTGGGCATCGGCAGCCGGCGTACCTTGTGGCTGTCCACGTTGGCCACGATGGCATATTCGCTGTCGGGCAGGCTCGGTTCGTCGAAGCGGGACATTTTCTCCCACTTCTTGTTGAAGTCGTCCACCAGACCGCGAATTTTCCAGTAATCTGCGCACTTGATAATACGGTCTTGAACCAGCGTGCACTGGTCCTTAGGATAGAGTTTGGCGACCTGCTGGAAGTAGGCGTTCGCCAACCACGTTGCCGCCTTTGTGTGGCAAGGGAACTTCCGGCGGATGGGATCGGCGAAGGCGCTGGACGGGAGCTGTTTCACAGGCTCCATCTCAGCGGACTTCACGAATTCCGGAATCCCTACCAGCTTGTCCAAGGCGTACAGTTGCTGGTGGTTGACGTCGTCATTGACATCCATGGGGTTGAACATGCCGCAGACTCCTGCAAGGGACCTGAGTAAACACTTCGGTCACGCCCCCATCCTAGCCCTCGCTGGGGTAAGCGTCAAGGGTGCCGTGCCCGATGTAACCAGGTGTCCCTTCTGCTCCAGCGATACGCTATGCATCATGCCCGACCCTATGAGCGGTGGCGCGACGTGGATCCACTGCGGCGACTGCGGCTTCTGCGGCGACACGATCGAGCTATACTGCAAGATGCACAACAAGGATATCCGCGAAGGGATCTATCGGGCCATCTCCGACGGCGTGGCTGGTGCTATAACCGACATCAACGATCTGATCATCGGGCTGTACATCGAAAACTACCCCGAGATACGCGCCAAGCATCAGTCCGTATGGAAGCTGGTGAACGGGCATGTCGTAGGCGACCTGACACCCGAGATCATCGGTCGGATACAAGATGACCATCTGTGGACGGGCTGGCGCGGGAATGGGCGCGACCGGTTCGCCATGTGCCTGGGCGCAGCGCGGCGCAAGGAGATCGTGCGGTTCTTCCCCGGCGAACGTGAAATCATGCCGCGCGACTTCAAGGTTCCGCTGGTGGTTAATTACCAGGACGTGCCGGGCAGAATCAGCGCGTTCCACTTCATCGGCGAATCTGGCGACCTGGCGTTGAAGGTGCTGGGTACAGAGGTTCGGCAGCAAGCCTTCGAAGGCGGGCTGGCCATGCTCGATTTCCTGCGCCCATTCGAGGGTACGGTTTTCGCCGTAGGAAATCCAATGGTGGCACTGCATCTGCACAAGCTGAACTTCATGGATTCGAACATACCGGCGAAGATCATCTGCTACAACGAGTGCACCAGCTCGGCGTGGCAGTACGTCAACGCGAAGAAGGTGGTCTTCTGGAATGATGAGATCACCTGGCGGATCTTCGACCAGGCCAAGCGCGTGCAGAATGCTGAGATCGCGGTACGACCCAATCCACGCAGAAATGAGTGGCATTCCTACTTCGCTGATACCACCGTGGAAGGCACGCTTTCCATCATGGAGCGGGCAGCCAAACCGTGGCACCAGTTCTTTGCTGAGTGGGTGACGAGCCTACCACGCGACGAGGACGCCCGGCAGGCCATTCAGCTGCTGGCGCTCAACCAATACGAGTACAACAAGGTGCTGGACAGCTGCCCGACCAGTCTGCGCAAGAAGGTCGAGTCGCTGTTCCAGAATGTTAAACCGGTCACGACCATCATTGTCAATAAGCACCGGTACGTGGAGCAGGACGACGGATGGTGGGAAATGCATCCGCGCGTGGGCAAGGACCTGGTCAGCGACGCGGTCATTAAGGTCGGACGTGAGGTGTGTGACAGTCGGACCGGCACTATTTACTGGGCAGGTACCATCAAGTTCCACGGGCAGAACGTCCCGTTCAACTGCGAGCTGGACAAGATCGAGAAGAACACGGCCAAGTGGATGCGGGAAGTCCTTGGTAGGGCTGGACTTGGCTCACCTATCACCCGCCCGAATACGCCTGTCCTGACAGCGCTGGCTAAGGCGTTCAGCAACCCCAAGACATCTGTGCTGCAGCCCAGGATCGGCATACAGGCGGATGGGTCGTTCATCATGCCCTGCTTCACCATGGTTGATGGCCGTATAACCCCAACAGGGGATGTGTCTTACGAGTATATGCCCGCTACTGGCGTTTCCCCGCCAACCAAGCGCGCCAGCTTCGAATTCGAGCCTTTACCCGGGCAGGCTGTCTGGCTCGCAATGGCAGCCGTCTACGTCGCGCAGCAGGTGGCAGTCCTACATGGTCTGAGCCCGCGCTCGGCAGCTGTTGTTGGCGCTCCTGGTTCAACCGGGCGGACGGTGGTTCGCCACCTGGCCAGCACGACGGGCATGTTGAAGTACGTCCCATCTGGCGGAAAGTTGACAGATGCGAAGGCGATCCTGGAGAACATGCGCCAGTTCGACTACTCGTACTTCATTGAGCCAGAGGCACCTGGCCGGTTGGCTTTCTGGCCGCAGACCCCAACAAACCCCGTGTTTGTGGCAACCAACATCATTGAGGCGGCGGCATTTGGCGCAATGAGCAACTGGGTCGTGGTGATCGGTAACGACAAGCCGAAAGGCAAGTTGCCGGGCATGGACGTCATCCTGGACTATATTGCCCACCTTCAGCAGCGTGAGTTCAAGTTTGAGGGCAGCGGCACCTTCGAGCGGATGGTGCTTTATGATATGTGCGACGTCCTGAACGTGCCGCCGGAGCTTCGCAAGATGGCCGACGCCTCGCTTCTAACGCTGACACCAGGCGAATGGATGATCAAGCTGTCTCAACTGCTTCTGCGCACTGGGAACATGCTCTTCATCCATCGCCCGTTTGTCGACTCGATTGAGGATTCAGCGGCGCCCAAGATCAGGGGCCGGGTGAAGTACCTTATGTTCGACGATGCCGCCGAAAAGGTGTTGCTGATGGACTTCGCTATACGCGAGGCAATCCGGCGCAACATCTATCCCACGCCCGATCTCTACGCTTGCGGTGAAGACCTGATCCGGCGGGAGATGGCAACTGCCGCGCCGGATACTGTTGGGGGCTGGGTACTCGAGCTGGCGGAGTGGAACCGGATAGGGTTGGTCCACCTGGATAAGCCCCTGGCTGATAGCTAAAAAGAACCCCACAAACACGTTAGCATAACATGGAGCGTTCCGTAGCTGTCACGCGACAGATATCGGCATGCCCCAAAAGTCGTCACGAATAGAACGTGGCGCTCGTAGCCAACCCGCGAAACGTGGTTGGAAAAGGAGTGACGTATGTTCAACCTGAAGGCGCTGACCACGATGTTGAAGGGTCTCCTGTGGATCAACGAGATCCATGCAACCAAAGGAAAGTATGCGGAGGAGATCCAGGAAGGCCGGACGGGCAGATTGGAGGACCTATGGAAAAAGGGGACGTGGAAGGAAGGTAATTGGGATGCCTACGTGTCGGGTTACCAGATCCAGTTGGCACGCACGGCGCCTCAGACTGGTGATTACAATGTAGATACTGAGCGGTTCTATCTCCGCCGATGTGGTGAAACGTGGTACGTCTATCATGGGTTCGAGAGCTCGGATGGCCGTTTTCCGGGATCGTATTACGAACGGCCCAGCCCCTACGGGTTGGTGCTGGCCTTCTATTTCCACGAAGGTCGGCTGGTTGAAAAGCAGGTAGAGCTGATCTTCAAGAAGGATCTGGAGGTGTTCTACTCCATCCTGGAAAAGAAGGCGGAGAAGAAGGCGGAGAAGGAACCTACCCTTTCCGAGGCGGAAAGAGGGGGCGACGTTTACGACCCGTTGTAGGCAAACTTTCTAAGGAGAAACACGTGATCGAGAAATTGAAGGAGCTTGTAAAGAAGTCGACGTGGGGGCAGCGATACATTGTAGCGTTGTCCCTGGTGGTTGTGACCCACCTGCTGGGTGGGTTAAGCGACCACAAGTTTCTGTACGGCCACGTACATAACTTTGGGGGTGAGCAGCAACAACAGCAGAACAACTCCGATCCGGACGGTTTCGGATCATATTTTCTAGGTCTGATCGGACAGGGAAACAAGACATGTTCCTCCTGTCGCGGCTCAGGTCGCTCGAGTACGCAGTGTATGAGCTGTCGCGGAAGCGGGCGGTATGGCTACGGCCCGTGTAATACATGCGGGGGTACTGGTTTTGCCCCTTGCGTGAGTTGTCGTAGGTGAAACAGCGAAGGGTGATCGCGATGATCGCCGTGATTTGTCCCTGCGATATGGGGCGGTGCAGGGAGGGCAAATCACGGCCATGAGGATTACCCGGAGAGAACCCCCAACCGAAAGGTTGGGGGTTTTCTTTAGCTATGAGGCTCTGGTCCGTCCACGCGGATACCTATCTGGGTTCGGTTGGCCAGCTTGGCGCGCAGATCGCGGATGTCCTTGGCCTTACTTTCGGGGAGCATGGCCAGCGTTTCCATCAGAAGATCAGACAGTATCTTCCGCTCGTTGCGCTCATCGTCGGTGCGCAGCTTTTCCCGCAGCCGGGCGTTCCTACCTATCCAGCCGATGGCTATGGTAACCACACCCAGGATGGCGATGATGATCTCAACGGCTGCTTGGGGGAAGTAATTGACGTCCCGGCCAGCCGTATTGTTGATGTTCTCCAGTCTGGTGTCCAGCTTGTTGTATAGACCCGCCTGCGCGTTGGCCTGCACGTCCATCTTGGCTGACAGGGTGGCATTAAGGGAGTCGATACGACTCTGTAATTCCCTTACAAGATTGGCGTCGACGCTCATCTTCGCCTCAATCTTGGAGTTGAACTCGTTGACCATCTTGAGTTCAGTCCGCAGCTCTACGACGGCGTTGAGGCTGGCCTCAAGTTTGGCGCGCAGCTCGGCGGAGGCGGTCGCGTTCAGGTTGGCGGAAGCGTTTATCACGGAGGAGATGTTGGCCTCCAGCCCGGTAATCTTCTCCGCCAGCTTCGATACTGACGCATTCACGGCGCCGGTCATCTGGTTAGCCGTAGCGTTGGAACTGGCCACGATGTCATCCTTGATGCCCTGACGCAGTTCCGCGGTGTCCAGCTTCTGTACTGGGGGTATGTTGATGACTGGCGGAGCAATGGGTTGGGTAATCTGACCCTTCTGATCGGCGACACAGCCAGCTAGTAAGACAACCAACAGGATTGACAGGCGCATGGGTACACCTCCTTGGGAGCATTGTACCACCCCTTAAACACCCCGTCAGGCGCGTTAGAATACGTAGAGACCTGCACATTGTATTAACCCACTGCGGGTTAGCCAATGTGGAGGCTTAAACCATTTCATAAAACGGAGGAAAACGTGAGCAACGTCAAAAAAGTTAAATTGGTGACCCCAGTAGCCGAGCCGCCAAAAGCGCACTCGGCAAAACGAACTCCATTCACCATGGAGCTCGCTGCGCGTTTTGCAACGATGGAGGCGTTCGTTGCCGACCGCGACATGCGGGATGATCACGTTGATCACCTGGTGAATGAAGCTGTCAATGGCCGGTTCATCGGTGACATCACGATCCTGGCCAGTTGTTTTTGCCTGTGGGATCACAAGGAGAGGCGATTGAACGGACAGCACACCGCAGCAATGCGGCTGCGCATGCCGAAGAGCTGGTCGCCAGAGGTTTTCGTGCTGAAGTACAAGGCAAAAACCGAGCGGGAGTTTCGGGTCCTGTACTCGGTATTCGACCGGGGACGGATCCGGACCAAGTACCAGATCATCTCTGCCAGACTGTTCGGCACCAAGCTATACGATGGGATGACCAAGACGAGACTTAATCAACTGGCTGCCGGCATGACCATGTGGCGGACCAAGAACTTCCTGAACACGACGGCGAACGTGGACGAGCTGGCGAACTGCATGGAAAGCGACTTGAGCCAGCTGGTGCATAAGGTGGCTCAGTTCCAATTCACGAAGCTGACGAAGAAAAACGGCCCACACATGCACAACAGGGCGCCGGTGATTGGCGCCATGTTCGCAACGTTCAATGTGGCACCCAGAGTTGCGTGGGAGTTCTGGGAAGTCGTGTTGAACGGTGGGCAGGCGGCGACACATCCGGCGCAAGCACTCATGAAATATCTGATGGGATCGAAGATCTACTCGAACTGCACATCTGGCCCACGCCGGTGCAAGCCAGTGTCACGTGAGGACATGTATAGAACCTGCATCCTTGCCTGGAACGCTTTCAGGCAGGGTAACCTGGTTCGTGACTTCCCCGTTCCCGACAAACGCGAGGAGGCTATCTGAACTGGGTGTGAATCATTTCCAAGTGTCGGGGGACGGCGTCCTCAAAGGCGCACACCTGAGCAGGGTGTGCGCCTTTCTTTTAAATGTCAGCTCAGATCGATGGCCGGCGGCGCGGCGAAGTTCAGTTGCTCCTGGGTCATCTTGATGTCGTGGATGGCTGACAGGTCGGGGTATGCCTGCTCGGTGTGCCAGATCGCCATGCACGCGTAGTTGAGGGCATGGGCGAAGTCATCGGGCAGCTTTGGCTGGCGCCGGATTAGGAACACGTCGCTGCCTGCTGGCGTATGGTGCTTGTCTTCAATCAGGGCGAGCAGGTCGCTCGTTACCTCTTTCGAGGTGTCGTAGTCCGGCAGCAGGATGTTACCCGACTTGAGCGCCATGGACTGCAGAACCAGGCTTCGGGCTTTGTCGAGTGAGTAGTACCCGCGCAGCTCGCCACGCACGGGTGGGACGTATACCAGCATGTCGCGCGCCGAGGCACGGACGTACATGAAACCCATGATGCGGTCCAGCGGCATGCCTGCCTGGATGATCAGGGTTTCGCGCACGGAGCCGGAGCCGCCATAGTCGTGGCCCAGGAAGTGACAGCCAGACTCACGGAAATAGGTGAGGAGTGCGCTCACTTCGTCGTTGTGTGTGTTGCCGGCGTTGAAGCGCTCGCAGTAGTGGCACTCACAGCGGCCTGTCATGCCGTTCAAGCCAACCAATGCTACGGTGGTGTACGAGACTTCTTCCATGCCGCCACCGCCCCAGTCGATGCCGAGTGCTACCACTTTACAGTGGCGCAGCCGGTCTACGGCTTTGTTCCAGACATTCGGCCCAAGTACAGAGGCGTTACGGATGTCGGTGACGGTGATCAGCTTCATGCCGACGTCGGCGGACTCGCCCAGCACCTCGTTGTAGAACTTCTGCTTGGAGTAGCCGAGGCCGCCGTTCATCTTGATATGCAGCTCACGCCACTTGTTCGGTGTGGAGTAGTGCATTGGCATTACGACCTGCGGAATGTGGTACCCATAGAATCCGGGGTGTTCCTTGCCTTCGGTGTGATACCAGTGTCCTTCGCGGGGGTTGATTGGATTATCACACTTGGCGCACACAACCGTATCACGTCCGATCATCTTCAGTAGATCGGCTTGTGCGGCGGCCATGTTCCATTTGCCACACGAGCGGCATGGTGTGACCCACTCCGCTTTGGTGCTTTCCTGCCAAAGCTGCTCGATCCCGTTGTCGAGCGTTTTTGGTGTACCGGAGTAGAAGGTCACGCCGTAGTCCAGTGAGGCGTCCATACAGGAGTTGATGATGGGGAGGAAGTCGTAGTCGATATCCTGGATCTCGTCCAGGAACTCCCAGTCACAGCTGATACCGCGCACGCGTTCGCAGTCCAGGAACGCGAACGAAAAGAACATGGTGCTACCATTTGTGAAGGTTCGCTGCAGGACGCCCTGAGAGCACTGGCTGTCGACCAGCAGGGGCTTGATCAGTGAGCCGTAGATGAACGGACGCACGTAGATGGTCGAGAGCTTCGAAACCTGGTCAGCGCGTGGTGCGACTGCCAGGGTTCGGAGGTGTGGAGTCGTAGCGCACATCAGGACATCCACAGCCGCAATGTTGGTGGTCTTGGACACCTGCCGGGCACACTTGAGAACCATACGCTTCGGCTGCCGCACGGCGTATAGCGGCTCGAAGTGGAAGTGGTCTTCCAGGGAGTACGGTTTCCCCTTCAAGGAGAGCATCCCAAGGAGGGGTACGCGCGTAGACCGTGCTGCCGGATTCCGCTGATAGGTCTCAAGCATGCCCCGTAGAATGTCCGTGGCCGACACACTGCGGTTTGCCGCGATGTCCTGTTGTAGCTTCGGCAGGTCCACACCCGTCGAGGAGGTCAAAGAGAGAGGTGTAGTTATGATCATGCAGTTCATCCGTAGCGTCGGTCGTGCGATTGCCAATGCTTTCCGCAAAACGAAAAGCCGTGGCAGTTCGATCCTGAAGCGCGCAAGCCGGTTCGTATCAGAATCGGCGAAGCGTTACGTCATCGAGACCCTTACGGCGATCATTGCAGAACTCGCCGGCAAAGCTCTTGCCAAAGGTCCCGCTGCCGTATAATCACTACTGGGGCGACCCAGGCGTGATTCGCCAAGGGAGTGTACCATGACTAGCGGAACTTTCTACCTCGAACGATCAAGACGATTGATACCAGCACCAATACCACGATTACGCCATGTGACCTACTCACTTCATACCCATTACCGAGGCGTTCACCCGCTGCCTGAGTTGCTGGGACCGGATACTCCAGCCAGCCGCGTGGTGACGACACCTGATAGACTTCGTACACCGTACGCCTGTACTTACGAACCAGTACCGAGGACGAACAGACGATGTGGGAATTGCGGCAGCTGATGGAGCTGGGTGTACTGGGTGTGTTGGCGATTCTTACTACATGGCAGACGATTGTCACGTGGCGAAGTGGAACCATCTTCGAGAGACCACGTGCTTGGGCGCAAGCGAGACCAGGGCTCCTCAGTGAGCTTCTATTGTGCCCCCTTTGTCTGACCCACTGGATCGCCGGCTTCTGGGTTAGTTGGCTTTGTGTCTACCTTTACGTCACGCGCGAGCTCCCGCTCTGGCATTTGCTGCTCTGGCCGCTTTGTGTGGCCGCAGTTACCCGAATGGCAGTAACCGCGCATGACTTGTTGTATCAGACAGAGAACTTCGAGAGGAAGGAGGGGAGCATGATCACAGCTGGAACTTTGCCAATGCATTCTGCCCTAAGTCAGACCTTCGAGTGCGGCAACGCCCTGCGTTGGTTGCGCAAGAAGGACGGCACGGTGGTGCTGCAGCAGGCGTGGGTGGAGGTCGGTGGCCCAGGCGTCGAGTGGAGGAATGTGGATGTCTACGAAGAACCCGTGGGAGAATGAATGGGAGAAGGTCCGAAAGTTCCGCAAGACTCTCAACATCTGGACAACGGTAGTATTCACTAACGGTTGTTACGACGTGTTCCATGCAGGACACGTTCAGTCACTGAAGTTCGCCAAGAACGTCGTTCACGACACCTGTCTGTTTGTCGGGGTCAACGATGACGACAGTGTGCGCCGGCTAAAAGGCAGCGGGCGCCCGATCAATGACGTAACGTCACGCATGGTGGTTCTGAGTGCCTGCCGATTTGTAGACATCTGCGTACCGTTCAGCGAAGACACACCTGAGAAGCTGATCCAGCTGCTCAGACCACATTTCCTAATCAAGGATGCGTGGTACCGGCGGAAGTATGTGGCTGGTGCAGCCTGGGTGAAGAAACACGGAGGGAAGGTGCTGTTCGCGCCGACCATGGAGGGGATCTCGACGACGGAGATCCTACGGAGAGGAGGAGCCTGTGGCAGTTGAAGGGACACTGAATGGCTGGCTGCAATTAACAGACAGCTCGCCGCTGAATGACGAGGAATCGGCGGAGCTGGCCAAGTGGTTCATGGAGTATCGGAAGGACGATCCGAACTGCGAGAAGGAAGAGGCACTCTGGAGTGGTGACAATAAGGTAATCCCATTCTCGATCACTTTCTGGGATGGCTGGCCACCGTGTGTCTGGAAAGATCTGGAGCAGTTGTGTGGCAAGCTGAAAAAAGGTTCCTGGATTCTGTTTCACTACACGACCAGGAACATGTACTTCAACTACACGATGCAATCGATCCTGGTCAACCAGGAAGGCGTTCGATCCACGGGTGATCCGTTCATGGACGATCCGCTCATGCAGATCGTTGGTGGACCACTCCGGGGAGAGCAACCGGAAGAGAAGGACGAGCTGGACATCTCCGACGAGGATGTGGATGCCGAGCTGCGGGCATACGACCCGAGCTCCGTACCTGACGGTGGCTGGGGCGATGAGGGATACGACGACGAAGTTGACGAAGTTGACGAGGACTGGATCTAACGCCCGCGCCGATCCGCCAGAATCTCGTCTACGACAGACACACGCTTGGGGCGCTTGAGTTCCTTGCTGGTGTTCAGGATGCACATCTGACGAAGCTGCTCGCGCAGCCTAGGGAGGGAGACGATCATGGCGGACACAAAGCCACCTGCATCTCGCCTGTACGTTCGTACGGACCGGGTGATCCAACCGGCCTTGACCAGCACAGTCAATGCCTTGGAGATGCCCCGAACCTGTGAATGACCGAGGCGTTTGGCCAAGGTCGTTCGGCGTACTCGAAACCGCATCCGACCAAGCTTGAGGGCTCGATCGACGAGTACGGTGTACAACTTCAGCGCGGTGCCGGACTGCTTAGCAACCTCACTGACGGATAACGGCGTTTGCGGCATGGGGTGTCTCCTTTATTCCTCTCGGTATACCAACCATTAGGGGGAATATAATTGACACCCTAGGGGGAATCAAGTAAAAAACCCAGATATCGCAGTAGTCGGCACACGAGAGCATGCAAACGCTTAGTCGACAGTGTGTTGTGGGATTCTGTAATGATCTTACAACATTAGATCGACGGAAGGGGGAGAACGTGGCAGCCCCTCCGCTTTACTACGTAAAGCTGAGCGTTCGCTTGTTGCGTTACTGCGCAACAAGCTCACTTGAACAACTAACAGAACAGGAGGAGTGATCATGTCGTTGATGAAGTTCAAGAAGACGATCGAGTTCCTCGCCGAGGTTGTCCGGCCTGGTGAACCCGACGACGAGGGTAGGGAACTGCAGGTAAGCGAAGGCCAACGTCTGTACGGGTTGTACGTGGACGGACGCGACATCTTCCTGTCCTCCCGTTCCGATGAAGGGATGGCCCCGGCGATGCTGCTGGTTCTGCCGAACACTGAGCCCGAGCATATCGGTCTGGCAGACATTCCCACGAATGTTGAGCCGGTTGCCGACCCCGCGCCGGTTACTACGTTTGTTGACGACACGTCGCATGACGATGACGATGGCGACACTTGTTCCAACTGCAATAACGCTAGGGATGAGTGTACCTGTGTCGATGGGGACGACGACGACTCCGACAGCGATGAGGACGACGAGGACAGCGACGAGGAGTATGACCGCTGTGCACACTGCGGGCGACTTGAGTCCGACTGCTCGTGTCCCATGTGTGCCAACTGCGGATGCAAAGTCATAGAGTGCATCTGCGCGCCGGACGAGGAGGACGAGGATCACGAGCCGGACGAGGGTGAAACGGAAGAGCCGGAAGAACCGGAAGAGGCGCACGATGAGGAACCGCCGCCGCAGCCTGAGTTGCGCGCGGAGGTCATGGAGGCGACGCTGACGGTCGAGAAGCCCATACCGCCTGGTTGGTTCACAACGGGTGAGATCTGCCAGGGCTGTGATCATCCGCTCAATGAGTGCATCTGCACCTGAGGAGGTCTGATGTCGTTCATACTGTTCACGGACGCCCACGTCTGCATGCAGGCGTGGCGTGACATGCCGGGCGTTCGGGGCGACGCGTACCAGTCACTGTCACAGGTGATTCGGTACGCCGTCGACCACAAGGTCGAAGCGGTCGTGGACGGCGGGGATCTGTTTGATGCCCAGCCCACGGCGTACGACGCCCACTTCATGCTTTCCGCTGTCGAGGAGCTGAAGCGGGCTGGCATCAAGGTGTACAGCATCCAGGGACAGCACGCCCGCGACAGGATTATATCGTGGGCATGCATCGACCCCTACGTAACCAATCTGGAAGCCGCCGGGCCAGTCACACTAGCCGACGGCAAGATTGTCATGCAGGGATTCGACCACAGTCCTGCGGAAGAGCTGAAGGCCAAGCTGGAGTCGGGGCTCAAGCCGGAGACAAACGTCCTCGTCCTTCACCAGAAGGCGACAGGTGTCACGCCTGGCATGGGTGCCGACTTCGATCCCGAGTGGGTGGATTGTCACGTCAGGCTGGTGCTGATGGGCGACTACCACAAGGCGATCAACTGGTCACGCCCGTGTCCTCCGCCACTCCCGCCGATGCAGTTGATGTACAACGGCAGTTTGTGCATGCAGGCCATTGACGAATGCCCGGAGAAGTTTTTCACGGTGGTTTACGACGACCTGTCATATGAACGGGTGAAGCTGACTACGCGTCCGTTCATGGCGTCGATGGTGCAGTCACAGGAGCAGTTGGACAAGCTGCTGGAACAGCTGAAGTCGTTCCCTGCGGAGGGGATGCTCGTGGTCAAGTTCGACACGCGCATCAAGGACGTAGAGGACCTGCTGCGCAAGCGGCGCCCCGACATCAACATCAAGGCGCGCCCGCTGCCGATCGTGGTGGCGGACACGCCGGTCCCTCTGCCGGGCTCGATCTCGTTGGAGTCGTGTCTTCGCGTCCTGGCCGACCCGGCAAAGGATGCCGAGCTGTATTCCTTTGCCAAGCAGTTGATCGATTCCCGTGACGTTCGCGGGACGCTTCAGGAGTGGCGCGGGAAGTTTCTGCAAGACGTTTGAACATTGGAGATGTCAGGCTTCCGGTAGAAGTCCGGATGGTGGGACCTCGAGCTAATTACTCGGGTGAAAGATTGACGATCCGGCCTGACATTTGGTGGGGCGGTGTAGACGGCTCGGCGGCGGCGCCGCCACAAGAGCTGTTTGTGCATACCCGAACAGGGAGGTGGCAGGTGAAAGACCTGTCCTCCGCCGAATTTAAACCCAATTACATTGGAGGTTAACAATGTGTACTCAGGAGCACATTTACGGTTTTATTGTTCTTGAAGAACAGGGTCCCGGCTATCCACCCATCGTTCGTTCCGTAGTTTGTCCAAGCTATGAATCCGCCATGTCGGAACTCATTCGTATTGCGCAGTACACATCAAATGCGTTGTCTGTTGTGAAGGCTGTGACTGTGGCGTGTTACCAGAAAGACCACTAGGCAGTAGGAGACAGCTGGAGGAGCTGTGATGGAAACCACACTGTTCGACCACATTGATGACGAGCCGGATGAAGTTGATCGCGTATTCAGTCTGAAGGAGGGCAAGCGACTGAAGAAGGTTGGTATGGACCGAGCGATGTACGCAGACCTGTTCTCGGTATTCTTCGCGCGTAACGTTGCCAAGTATTTAGCGATGGAGCGGGATGATCGTATAGTCACTTCAAATGACATTTACAGATACTGCTACGACAACTACGAGCTTAACAACGAGTGGCTTGGTCCGCGTTCCGGTTCGGTTTGGACAGACAGCCAGTGGGAGAAACAGATAGATCGCGATAAGGCTGATCGATTGAACCAGAATGCAGCTGAGATATGCAGATGGCGCCTTCGCGACGATTGCGAAGGTACCGTGGTTCTCCCCTCGGTCGAATTGGTCCATCGACACATACCGAAGCGTAGTAATGTGGTTTTGAAACCGGGTGTCGACAAAGCCGTCAGAGCGGTGCTTAATTTGAGTAAGCACCTCGATAAGTTCAACCTGTCGGAGCAGGACCTGGTGAGTGGTTTCAAAGAGCGTCTGCGGTTTGGCCATGAGCATGTGTTAATAACACTAGCCCGTGTGTTCGGGGCAATCGAGGAAGCGGAAAAAGAGAGCGGTAAGTGTTAGGGTCCTTAGAGTCAGAGAGTAGCAGGAGAAGAAAGGTCAATTACCTTAACCGGAGGATGCCGCAAATGGAGTCCATGAAACTTGTCTGGGAAGACGCATTGAAGTCGCTAGATAAATTGGAGCGAGTATATGGCGATGCAGCACACGTGGGACATCTAACGCTTGATGAAAAGCTAGTCTTCATGCGCGCTCAAAAGGAAGCGCAGCGTGCGCGATCTACTCTCCGTGCGCAGGCTTACGTCTTTGAGGACGCGATTAAACAGCGCCTCGCGATAGACGTAGACGAGGACCAGAAACCTACTTGGTGGTGTTGCAGCGCGGATTACCCAGACCATGAGCCAGACTGTCCTAACTCGTGCGAGAGTAATCCGTAATGGGAGGAGCCCAAGCGGGTTCCTCGAACAGATCCAATTACCTTGGAGCGAACATGACCATTCCTACGTTGATGAACTGCTCACACTCTGGCGATGGATGGTGCCTTGAGTGCGTCAAAAAGCAACAGGGCAGGATCGACAAACTTGAGGAGGCAATTGACGTTGTAATTGAGGAGTTGGGAGCAAGTGGCGGCGGTGAGCAGAAGGTCGGAGGCGAAACGCTGATCGAGTTCTTAGAGAGAACTCTCGCAAGATAAAACGAGGAGCGACTCCATGAAAATCACCTACGAGCAGGTACCAACCTTCTTTCAGGCTACGATCATCACGAAGGCCCCACGTGGTTGGCAGCGTACGGCACGTCGTTGGAAAATGCTGTTGCGTAAGACGCGCCTGAAGTGGCTGCGATGGGAGAAATTCAAGCGGCGTGCAGAGTCACAAGTCGTGAAGTCAGACGAATCGGGAAGTGCAAAGCAATAGGAGTAGTCTTGCGTTCGCGCGGCTGTTGTGGTAGGTTTACTGCTGGCGATAAGGAGAATTGATTGAAGCTCAAGAAACTCAGTCTGGTGAACTACTGTCAGCATGCCGAGCGTGAAGATGTGTTCGCGCCGGGCATCACGCTGATCCACGGACCCAACGGTTCCGGCAAGTCGAATCTGGTGAAGTCGATCTTCCGGCTGCTGACGGGCATCAGCCTTAACGGGGTCAATGCGGATGATATTCGTGTTGGTACCGAGAAGGGACACGGTGAGTTGGAGTTTGAAGTGAATGGTACTCCTGGGGTCATCAAACGGTTCTGGGATACCAGCCGCTGCAACTTGACGTTTGGTGACAGGAAATTCAAAACAGCCACTGAAGTAGATCGCGTGATCTACGAGATCATCGGCGTGCAGCCGAAGGTCCTGAGCGAGATGGTCTTCGTGATGCAGGGCGCTATTGATGGCATCCTGTTCGGAAAGCCGGCGGAGCGCGCGAAGTCGTTCCAGGTCCTGTTCAACACGGCAGGGCTTGAGACGGTGCGCGACCTGCTGCATGAGGAGATGGAGAAGGTCGTCATTGTCAGCCGCAAGGAGCTAATCGACCAGCTCAAGCAGCAGCTCGCGACTACGGTCGAGGAGCCTCTGCGGAAGGCCGAGGACGAGTTGAAGTCCGTCAAGTTGAACGTGATGGACGAGAAGGCGTACACGAAGTGCAGCAACCTGATCGCCAATCACGAGAACTTCATCGCCTCCATGGAGGCGCAGAAGCGGCTGGCTGACGCGGTGATGTCCATCGAAGGAGAGCTGGGAAGGGCCAGCACCGAGGTCAGGGAACTGACTGACTCCGTTCTGGGGTTGGAGTCGTCGCTCAAGGACGTGGATGCGGACTACCGCGCGGCAAACGCGCGCATCGCTGCGTCGCATATGGCGGCGGCGCGCAAGGCGCACGTTGCGCACCTACGGTCCATCATCGAGAACGCCGAGAAGGTGCTGCTGCTTCCCGAGCCGACGAAGCCGATTACCAAGGACGAGCTGGACAAGCTGCGGGCTGAGTACGACGTGCTCATGCACAAGTTGCGCTCGGCCAATTCCATCGTGACGACGTTCAACTCAGGCGGTGGCGTTTGTCCGACCTGCACGCAGACTGTGCCGCAGTTCCTCGTCGAGCAGCAGAAGGCGCTGCTGGAGATGTTCGGCTCCAAGGCGCTGGATATGAAACGCAAGCTGGAGGATTCCGAGCTTGCGTTCGCCAGGTACCTGTCGGATTCGGAGCATCTGAGGGCGCGCAAGGAGGAGTTGAAGCGCGCACGCGATACAGCAGCTGCCACGTTGACCCAGCATCCCGACATGAGGGTGGAGGCTACCCAGGCTGATGTGGAGTTGGTCGCGTTGGTCAACGAGCTGAACGGATCATTGAATGAGTCACGAGGCAAGCTGGCGGCGGCGAAGGCCAACGTCGAGCAGCTGACCAAGCGGCTGGAGGATGCGCGGACGGCTGGATCGGACAACCTGGCGCGTTCGGGCGAACGTGCGAGCGACACCGACTACAAGGCGTGCAAGGACTCGCTCGAGTTGCACAACAAGAGCAGGGACAGGGTGGCGCGGTTGGAAGGTACCGTCTTGGCGCTTGAGTCTCAGCGCAAGACAATCCTTGATTCGGTCGAGAAGCACGAGAAGGAGGAGAGTGGGCTGGCCAAGGTGCGCGAGTGGCGCGGCCTGTTGGAACGGACCCGCATTCTCCTGCATCGGGACAACCTTCCGAATCTCGTGGCACGCTCGTATCTGGGCGGCATCAACGCGGCGATCGGCAAGTACCTGGAGATGTTCAACTCCAAGTTCCAGGCAGTCATCAAAGACGACCTGTCGGTTGAGTGCCACTTCGCTGGCGGGTTCAAGCAGCCGTCTGAGCGGTTGTCAGGTGGTCAGCGCGTGATGCTTGGACTGGCCTTCCGGTTTGCCGTGTACGACCTCTTCACGGCGACGCTGGGTGTGCTGGTACTCGATGAGCCGACTGTGTTCTTGGACGATGCTAATGTCGACCGCGTGATAGAGCTGTTGGAGCACGTCAAGGCGTACTCACGCACGTCGAACCTGCAGGTGCTGGTGGTCAGTCACGAATCGAAGCTGATCCCAGTTTTCGACCACGTAATCAAAGTTGGCGATTAACAGGAACCATGTTAGATTAGTGATCAGGAGGAACCTGCCATGAAGCACATTCTGCTTGCCTCTTTTGTTCTGCTGCTTGTCGCTGGCTGTGTGGATGACCGCATCAAGCGTGCGTCAACCACGCTGAACGCCAAGACGCAGGTGGCGAACGAGGAGTTCGACAAGGCGCCCACTCAGGAAGCCAAGGTGCAGGTTGCCAAGGACTACTTCCAGACGGCGCCAGCGATGACCCAGGTGTTGCAGGATTACCTGACGGGGGTTGACCCGAAGAAGCCGGTGATCAAGGAAGATCCGAATGATCCGGCGTCGATGGTCCCCGTCAACTTGAAGCCGAGGTAGCTTTAAAGCTGGTCGCACACCGTGGAGCGGCGTCCCTGGAAACCCCTCCTCCACAACCGTTCTGCGGTGTGCGGCCTTTGAACTTGCTGTGACGACGTGATCCCAACATGGACATTGGGGATCACGTTCGGTTGTAAAAAGTCCATGTGTCGTATGGACCGCCCCGGCTGGGGCGCATTACCGTTGCTGTCGGAACTCTTTTCTTTTGCTATGCCCAGGAGGAACCCATGGCCATCGACTGGAAGCAGTTCGACGCGGTTGGTACCGACCTGCTGGACTTGATCAAGCCTTACCTGCCCGCGCTCGCGCGTGAGGGGCCGGATGTGTTTGATGGGTTTATCAAGAATCTGATCAAGAAGGACTGGGGGGCGATCAGCACGGACATGTACCGGCGCATGACACCTGCGGAGCGGCTGGAGCTGGATAAGCAGGTCATTGACGGTGCGTACAAAGCCGCGCAGGCACGGTACAGGCAGATTCAGCTGGAGAAGGAAATCCTGATGAAGATCGTGATCCGGCTGGCTCTGACGGTAATTCCCTGATGGAAGTCTCGGCCAAGATACGATTCATCACGCCATGCCTCGGTAACGAGCGGCGCGACCAACGCGACCTGATGCTGCGCAACAGCGACGGGTATGTCATCTTCTTGCAGAGCTGGTGGCGCTGCTCGCTCAGGTACGCTGCCAACGCGATCGGGCGCTGGCAGCGTGACGTGGACGAGGTGCAGGCCGATCCGGTCGTTCGAGGGGAGACGGGCATTTACAGGCGGTTCTGGAACAGCAATCAGTATAAGGAGCACGAATCATTTTTGGCGGGCTCCGTTGTGGAGGTGAACTTCCTGCTTCCCTCCACGCTGGGTATTGAGGAGTTCAAAAAGATCCTGGTGACGGCTGGGAAGTACGCGGGGCTGTCGCCTTATGGGTACAAGCAGGATTTTGGGAGGTTTGAGTTGCTGGAGCTGGTTAGGAGGGTCCATGTCCAAGCTGAAAGCCATCATCACGCGGTGGGGCAATCTGATCAAGGTTCAGCCGCCGTTCAAGGAACTGTTGGCCAAGAAGTTGTCGTACAACCGCAGGGAACAGACGGGCGGTGATTCGAAGTCGGTCACGGTGACGCCCACATATCTCTTCCGCGAAGACGAAGACGGGCTGGTGGTTCCTGCCGGGTTGCTTGACCGTGTCCTTGTCACGCTTCGGATGTGCGACGTGGACGTCGAGTACCACGACCTGCGCAAACCGAAGCTGGGTGAGCCACACTTCGAGAACGTGGATCTGCTACGCGACGGGCAGGAGGAGGTTATTGCCCAGATCATTGGCAAAGACATGGGCATCATCTGGGCGCCGACTGGCATAGGCAAGAGCTTCATCATCCGCCAGATCCCGAAGCTGTGGCCCGAAGCGCGGATCCTTATCTCCTGCGCGTCCAAGGACATCGTGAAGCAGACCTACGCGGAACTGCTGGAGATGTTCTCGTCGGCGGCTGTCGGGTTCGTGGGCGACGGGCGCAACGAATCGGACCGGCGCATCGTCTGCTGCGTGGACAAGTCGTTGCTGAAGGTCAACCCCAGCAAGTTCGACATACTGATCTACGATGAGGTCCACCGCGCGGCGGCGAAGAACACCGCTGAGATCATTGCTTCGATCCAGGTGGAGCGCATCTATGGATTCAGTGCCAGCCCGTTTGGCCGGTCGGACCGGGCTGATCTCGAGACCCATGCGATGTTCGGGCCGGTCATCTGCAAGATCAACTACGAGGAGGCTGAGGCTTCAGGTTCCGTGGTCCCCGTCGATGTGTGGGTGTCATCGGCTGCCGATCTGCCGCAGGTCAGCAAGTCGACCACGACGGCGCTGGAGCGGTGGGGGCTATGGCGTAATGAGGAGCGCAATCGCCGGTTGCGCGAGGCCATTGAGTGGGTATTTGCCACGTTCGGCGAGGACATGCAGACCCTGGTGACGGTGAAGACTGTTGAGCATGCGGTGTGTTTGAATTGTGCGCTGGAAGGGCTTGGCTTCGCACTGGTCTATGCCAACATGGACGGAGAGATGCGCGAACGCTGGGAGAAGATGCGCATGATTCCCAAAGGCGTTCATCCGATCACGTCTGATACGCGCGAACAGATGCGCAAGGCTTTCCGCAGCGGTGAGCTGCGTCGTGCGATCGCTACTGGTGTATGGGGAACAGGCGTTGACTTCCCCAGGCTCAACGTCCTCGTACGTGCTGATGGCGCTGGTGGCACCATTCCAAACACGCAGTTGCCCGGACGTGTTACGCGTCGTTCTGATGGCAAGACGGTGGGCATCGTCATCGACATAGATGACAGGTTCAATCAGACGTTGTCCAACCGCTATGAGAGGCGGTCAAGGGACTACCGTAAACGTGGTTGGCAGGTACGTTACATCAAAGCACCTGCCGCCTACCTTCAGGGGTAAGCCATGGATCATGAGGAAAAGGTCTCTCTCTACGTGGAGAGGCTGATGGATGCGTATGTCCGTTTGCGCAGGAAGTACCGGCCCACCTTCGTCAAGGTGAACAGTCCGAACGTCCGGCTGTGGCGCAGCTGTGCCACCGCGCTGATTGAGATGAACCTCAATCCGTATCAGTTCGCACAGTACGTTTTCGATCTGGTCACCGAGCGGCGACCGGATGTTTACGAGTCGGAGATTACATCGGTGAAGTTGGCCAATGCGCACGCGCAAGACCGGCCCATGCTTAAGGAGAAGCTGAAGCTGCAGGTGAGCCTGCAGGCCGCCAAGATCAAGAATCACCTGAAGCTGGGTGAACCGCTGGCGGACATTTTGATGAACGAGACGTATGGCTTATTGCTGCCTGTTCGTTTCGCCACGGCATGGTCGGAGGGGCTCAAGGACTTGGCTGAGCACCTGCGACCTGAGGCCGAAGAGGCAATCATCTTTGAGCCGTATTACTTGGAACTGCTCAAGGATTACTTACCGGAGGACATTCACAATGTCGTCAGAGTACATACGTCTTAGGAATTCGTTCTCTCGGCTGGAAATGGACATGCTTCTGTGCCATGTGGTGCGCTGTACCCCGGTCATGCGCGCCGCGTTCGGGCGGCTGAAGGTAGAGCAGTTCATCCCTGACGCGGAGTTCGTCCACCAGTTGCTGTGGGCGACCGCCTCCGAGTTCTACGACGCGCACAAGAAGGGAATCCCCGAGTCGGCCATGCGGGCGATCCTGGACAAGAAGAAAGAGGACAATCCGGATTATTTCGGTGGGAATATCTACGACAACATTCTGGCTACGGTGATCTTCATCTACGGGCTGCCGGAGCAGGACCTGGTCCCGAGTTACGGCGTAGAACTGGTCAAGCGGTTCGTGGGGGAACGCCAGATTGGCGTCCAGTTCATCGGCGCAGCGCAGTCTGGTGTCCTTCAGCGGCAGCATTTGTGGGAGATGTTGGATACGGCACAGCAGTTGGACGCGCTTACGCCGCAGCCAACGATCTTGCCATTCAGCTCGCGCTCTGGCCCGCTGCTGGGCGTCAAGCCTCGCGAACCCACGGGCGTCACATTCCTTGACGTGTTGATGAACGGTGGCCCGCGCAAGGGCGAGTTGTACGGTTTCCTGGCTCCGTCAGGTGGTGGTAAGACTACCCTGGCTAACCAGATTGCCATCAACTACGCCATGAGTGGGAAGCACATCATGGTCTTCACTTACGAGCAGCCGCCGGATGCGGAGTACATGATCCCCGTTTACGCGTGTGCCGCGCAGACGGACCGGGGCAAGTTCGAGCGCATCGTTAATTTCTCAGGAGACTTATCTTTCTTGGACGAGAAAGAGCGCGAGCGATTCGAGCGCATGGGCAAGATCATCGGCGAGAACCTGCATTATCGGGATATGACTTCGGGCTCGCGGTATGGGGCTGAGGAGATCAAATCGCTGGTGGAGCAGGAGCAGCAGCAGAGCAAGATCAAGATCGACGCGATCATCGTCGACTGGTTCTGGCCGATGGTGACACGATCCTACGACCGGCTGGAGCTGGGTCGCGGGAAGAAGAAGGAAGTCCGCGGTTACGCCCAGGATCAGATTGACCGGCTCAAGGTCATCTGCATGGAGTTGGGTGTCTGGGGTTGGCTGACTCATCAGCTAAAGCCTGATGCCGCCAAGAAGAACAAGATCATGGACTTCGAGGATGCAGCCGAGCTGAAGTCATTTGCGTGGTACATGAACGGCTGTTTCTGCTTGTCGAAGATGGACGACGAGTGTCTGGCGCCGTTGAAATTTTCCAAGGCGCGTAGCCATAAGGCCGATCACACCGTGGTCAAGTTGCTGGGCAACATCGCCACGTTTGTCGATGCTGCCAACATGGTGTTTGATCCTCGCCGGAAGAAGTGGGTGGAGAAGGGGAAGGAGAATGCGGTGCCCAAAGCCAACGAGTCAGACAAAACGCCCACTCGCGTTGACTACGAGGGTAGGGTGGGGGCGGTGCGAACATGAGCGAAGTCAAGCCCCTGAATCCGAACCTGTACATCATGTTGCGCAAGCGGTTCGGTAAGGTGAAGATCTCCAATGAAGGTGAGCGTGCAGTCAGCCAGACCGTACCTGACATTTTCTCGTCTAAGAAACTGAAGACGCATGACCTGCAGACCGGCGAGTATTACCGTGTCTGCTGCCCTGCGTGTGGTGATCGTCGATACCGGCTCTACATCAACTACAGGTGGAACACGGGTGAGAACACGATCTTCACCAAGTACCTGGCTTGCTGCTTCAACGAGGGCTGTGATCTGCGGTTCCTCGACGAAGAAATCAAGCCTTACATTGGGGGCAAACTGATCCTGTCGGACTTCGGCTATGAACCTCCGCCGAAGTTCAAGGAGATCACGTTGCCCGGCAAGTGTGTTCCACTCAACGAACTCGGTGATTCCCACCCGGCCACGAAGTATGTGGTGGGGCGGCGCTTTTCGCCGAAATACCTGTTTGAGGCGTGGGGTGTCCAGTTCTGTACAGAACATCCCAGCGACTTGATCAGGAACCGGTTGGTCATTCCTTTCTACTGGGAGGGCAAGCTGGTCGGCTGGCAGACGCGCGCCATCGTGCCGCATGCGGACCCCAAGTATTACACCATGCCGGGGCTGCAGAAGGCGAACATGTTGTTCAATGGCGATCGGGCGCGGCTGTTCAAGCTGGGTGTGATCGTAGAAGGCGTGTTCGATGCCTTTCGTGTTGGGACTGCGGCTGTTGCCTTGTTGGGTACCTCGGTAAGCATGATCCAGCGCAGGCTGATCCATGCTTACTGGGGCAATGGTGGCATCTGCATCATGCTGGATTCGGATGCGGTGGACAAGATGGAGAAGGCCACGAACCTGTTCACGCCCAGTGCTTTCAAGCTGGGTGTGTTCTCTGTGGAATTGCCGCAGGGTAAGGATCCGGCAGACATGTCACGTAACGGCGTGTGGAAGGAGATAGGAAAGCGTGCAGCAGCTCTACGAATACCAGTTGCCGGCTAATTTCGAACTGGACCCGGATGCGCTGGCTATGGCACCGGTTGCTGGGAGTACGGAAGAACCAAGCATCTTTGACCGGTATTGTGCTCAACTCGGCTACCCCAGCGCCGAGATACTGGCCAAGGTCATGCTTTTGAATCCCGTGTTCATGCCGGTGGTCGACAAGAAGGGAAATTCGACACAGCCTGTCCTCTGGTTACCAGGGCATACGTACGGGAATGCGGAACGTGGACCGATCAGGCATTACGACATCATGGCTGTTGGTAAGATGCCTGGTCCAGAGGAGTTAGAGCGGCAGCTCAATTTCGCCGGCCCTGCCGGGAAGTTGCTGCGGGACATTGCGAACAGTCTTGGTTACCACCAGCTCAACAACTGGTACTTCACCAACATTGTGCGCTTCATACCGCCGACGGTTGGGAAGGCGGCGCTGCCAAACCTCTACGTGGAAATCTGCTTCCCTTTGCTGCTACAGGAGATAGCGCTGGTAAAGCCGCGTATTTTGGTGCTGATGGGCGCAGATGCTGTCAAGGCTGTGGCTGGCAAGCACACCACCTTAAGCAACATGCGTTCGTCGGTCTTTGTGCTGCGCGGGCCGCGCGGGATCAGGCAGCCGATGGAGAACTACGCCCTACTGGAAGACAAGCCTGAGGATGCTACCCTGGTTTGCGCTACAATCCATCCTGCGGCGGTTTTGCGCGAGAATGGGCTCATGGACGGTCTGACGGCGGATTTGACCCGCATTCGCGACCTGCACATCGGCAGGGACCCAACAGTGACGGACCTCAAGTCGCGTGACTACTTCTACGTCAGGACACATGAAGAGCTCAGGGGGGTGGTAGATGCCATCTTCACGCAGACCGGCCAGATCCCGATTGCGGTAGACTGTGAAACAGGCGGCAGAGATTTCCGAACTGGGCTGGTTCGTTCGATCCAATTCTCCTGGGCGCCGCGCACGGCCTGTGTGGTGATTCTGGCCAATACGGGTGGTGAGCAGGCGCAGAGTTCAAGCGAACGGGCACTGATGGTAAACGAGCTGCGTCGGCTCTTCACGGATCCGCGCGCGCAGCTGATCTTCCACAACGGGCGGTTTGAAGCCAAGTGGCTTGGTCATCTGGGGTTGGAGATGATAAACCGGTTCTATTTCGACACCATGCTGGCCGACCATTGTCTTAACGCGAACGCTGAACATGGGTTGGAGGCGTTGTCAATCCGTTACACGAACATGGGCCGTTACGACTGGGAGCTGGCTGAATGGGTCAAGGCGCATGGCGGTATGGCCATGGTCAAGGAGCGTGGCTATCTGGACGTGCCGGAAGACATCCTGCTGCCTTATGCGGCCTGTGATACGGACTGCACGTGGCGCTGTTACCGCGTGCTGAGTGAGACGCTGGAGCGGCCTGAGAACAAACAACTGCGGGACCTGTTCTTCAATGTCATCATGCCGTGCAACGCGCCGCTGCATGAGATGGAACGGTTGGGCGTGCTGGTGGACAGGGACAGGCTGGTTGAGCTGACCCATCGGTTCCATGAGCGCAAGGAACGGTTGGTCCAGCACATCAGGATGCGCGTGGGTGATGATTCCTTCAACCCACGGAGCACGCAGCAGAAGGCGAAGCTGCTCTTTGAGAACCTGGGGTTACCCCCCTACAAGACGACGGGCAAGCCCTCCAGGATGTGGGTGGACCTGACTCCGTCGGAGGTGGTGAACTCGACGCCGGCGGTTGACCTCGAGACGTTGGAGGCAATACAGGCAAACGATAAGACTGGGATTGTTCAACTGCTGCATGACTTTGCGGTTGTGGACCAGGTCTGCAAGCAGTTCCTGACGTATGAAGACGGTGTTGAAGGTGGGCTGATCGATTACATCTCAAGTGACGGACGTATCCACACCAGCTTCTCCCAGACGTCTGAAACCGGGCGGGAGAAGAGTTCGGATCCAAATTGTCAGAATTTACCGAAGGCACAGGAAGAAGAACTGAGGCGCATCCTCGGCTCGGACCTGCCATCCATACGAAGCGCGTTCATCGCGCCTCAGGGAAGCGTAATCATCGAGGCTGATTACAAGTCGGCTGAGATCTTCACGCTTGGGTATCTGTCGAACTGTCCCAAACTGATTAGAGACGCGAGTAGTGATCTGCATGCTCGTGGTGCTGTGAACTACTTTGGTGCGCCCAGATGGAAGGGATTTGAGGAAGGTAAGAAACCGCCAGGCGACTGGAAGGAACAGTATGGTGCCATGCGTGTGGCGGCGAAAACCATCAACTTCGGCATCGCGTATCAGCGCGGTGCCAAAGCAGTTGCACGGGCGATCATCGCCGAGACGGGTGGTAAGTTGTGTCCCTCGCCTGAGGAGGCACAGGAGTTCATTGACGGGTTCTACAACACGTACCCGGAAGTAAGGGATTACGTGGATTACTGTAAGACGAGCGTGGTACAACCGGGCTACGTGTCGAACGCTTACGGAAGGCGTCGACGCTTCATGGCCCAGTCAACTGATGAACGAGGCCAGTTGGCTGCGTTTGAGCGAGAAGCCGTGAACATGCCGATCCAAGGGACGGTGGCTGATACGCTTAACGCTGCTATTTCCAACATGTTCAGGTGGAGATCAATGTATGCGGGTCGTTGCAACTACCGCATTATACTGGTTGTCCACGACGCTGTTCTCATAGAGGTTCCAGGTGAGGAGGCGCATATAGTTTACAATGAAGTTCTTCCGCAGTGCATGACTACCATGGCGGTGGTACCTCCCTGGTATCCATGGCCGCATACAATCAGAAAATCCGAACCTTTCACCCTTGACGTTGATCGAGAAGTGTATATAAGGTGGGGCGTCAAAGCGACCAAAGAAGAGTTGGTTGCTCGTGGCGTTAGCACAGAACACGCAGAACTGATGACTAAGCACTAAGTACCAAGGACTGACTGACGACGGACATCGAGAATAGCGGGAAACGAGTGGTACCTCGTACCATAGTTTCTAATTACCCATGGTGAAAGGAGACTTACCATGTCTGAGGAGTCCTACCGTAGTTCTGTCCCATCGACTGGCGGCTTGGAGCGGTTTGCTGGCTTCCTGTTGTTGAAGACCAACGTACCGCACCAGGTCTATGCACCGAGGGGTGAGAAGGGACGCGCGCTCTTCCGGATCCTACCTGAGATCCGTGAAGGCGCCGAGCTCCCGTGGCGAATGACAGCCGACCCTTGCGATTTCAGCGGCTGGATCAAGGCTGAGAAGATGATCCGCATGGCGGGCGCGAACAACAAGTTTACTGCCCTTTGCCGTGTCAAGGGTCAGGACAACAGGTACGCTGGCCCGATCCAGCGGTTTGTCGACACACTCTACCGCGCGTTCAAAGAAGCGCCGACTTCCCTTCCACCCGAATGGGCACGCTGGAAGGATAAGAGCGGCGCGTTGCCTGGCATTGAGTATGTTGGACTCATCCAGTGCATGCTGTTCGAGAACGGCGGTTACGTTCATAAGGACAAGGTGACCGGCAAGTACAAGCCTGTCAGCCCGGTCGTGTACATCCTACCCAAGACGGCCCGCATGTCGCTGGAGACGCTCTGCAACGTGGAGGTTGATGGATACACTGGCAGCGCCGACGATTACAACCAGCGATATAAGGTGGGCGATCCGTGTGGAACGAAGGATGGCCGGCTGATGCAGCTGGTGTACTACCCCGGAAGTGGGACGACGCTTTCCCACTACGAGGCTGCCGTTGTGCAGCCGTGTCCCATTTCCCCGGAGATGGCTAAAGCCTACAAACCGTGGGGTGACATCCTGAACTATCTCACGGAAGAGGAGCAGATGGAGTTGCTCGTCAACCACTTCCCGCCCGAGGCCGTCGATTTCGTGTTCGGGCAGACGAAGCTCGCGGACATGCTTCCCAAGAACGTGCGTGGGAAGTGGATGTCGCGCGTGCAGGTTGGAAACCCTTACGGTCAGTATCCGCCGCAGCAGCAGTTGCCGCCCGGTTACTATCCGCCGCATGGTGTTCCGCCTGGAATGCAGTTTGGACCGGCGCCTGGCATGATACCTGGTATGCCACCTGGCATGATGCCGCAGGCCATGCCTGCCATGCCGCAGGTAATGTCGGCTGCACCGATGCCTTCCATGCCAGCTGCCACACCACCGCCACCGGTAACCCCGAGGGGCGCACCCTCTGCCGGTGGTGGTGAGTATGACTTCTCTCTGGATGGCGATGCGGGGGGAGGGGATGATAGCATCCCTTTTGACAGTAACGTCAACCCACCCGTGACGGCTCCGGCGGCAAGCCAGGACTTCCAGCCGCCCCAGAGCGACGCGACCAAGTTGGCGAAACAACGGCTGGCGGAAGCGCAGGCGCTTCTCCGTCAGAAAGCCGCACAGCAACCCCCACAGCAGTAACATAGTCGAGCAGCCTGCCTCCGTCATGCGGGGGCAGGCTGTTCATTTGATAGAGGTGCCGAATGGCTCAATCCAACTTCCTTACTGCATCGCTTGATGCGCAGAAACGTCAGCACGGTGAGGGCAATGTATTCCTGGCCAGCGAAGGTTCCAAGCTGTCCGTTGGCGTACCGTTGCCGTCGTTCTCACTGATGTACCTGATGGATTTGGACGTATTGCCGCTGGGTCGGATCCTGGGCGTTGCGGGACCGCCGGCGTCACAGAAGTCGTCTTTCGCGTTTGAGGTCGTCCGGTGGCTGATGGCTGCCGACGGCGAGGCCAAGCTGGTTGAATGCGAAGGCGGCAAGTACAGCCCTAAGCTGATGCGCTCCATCATCGGCGATAAGGGCGTTGATGAACATTTCATCATCGGCAGGTCGGACACCATCGAAGAGGCACAGGGGCATCTTTCCTCTGCGTTGGATCTCTACGAGGCGAATCCGGAAGCCGGCATGAAGGCCATCTCCGCGTTGGTGGTTGACAGTCTTGTTGGCGTGACCAGCGAAGCGGTGATGAAGAAGCACGTGGACGAAGGGCACGCGTCGCCTGAGGTTGCCATTCAGGCCAAGGGTTGGTCTCCGTTCTTCAAGAGCTACAGCACGCGCATTGCTGGTTGGCCGATCGTCGCGGTGGTTGTCAACCACCTCAAGACGAAGGTCAATACGTCTGGGCATGGCGGTCCGCCCGGAAGGTACACCCCTGGGGGCGATGCGCAGTCATTCTACGCTTCGCTGTATCTGTGGATGCAGCGGATCGCGTCGTCGGAGCGTGTCACCATCATGCGTAATGGTGAGCGCATTAACCGGTTCACGGAGACGCGCCGGCTGAAACTCGAGCTGCAGAAGAGTTCGCTCGGTACGGATGGCAGGGACATCTTTGTCAACTTCTCGTGGTACCATGACGAGGAGGGACAGCAGATATCCTACTTCGATTGGAACGCGTCCACCTGTGAGCTGCTGCTTGGCCTACAGGGCAGACACGGCTACATCGACAAGCAGCCGGCGGACCTGTGCAACCTGATCGACATCGAGGTCAGCAAGGGCACCGGTGACAAGAAGTACACCAGTCAGGCGTTGGGTCTGGAGGGCGTGTCGGACAGTGAGATCGGTGCAGCCATCGACAATGATCCGCAGTGGATCGACCGGCTCTGCAAGTTCTTCAACATCACCCGGCATAACAAGTGGGCTGGTGCCATGCCGGAGTTGGAGAAGAAGGTGAAGCAGAAGAAAGGCAGGGTGGAGGTCGTGGCTGGCGCGTTGGCGGACGTGGGGAAGGCGGCAGAGAAGGCGTTGGCAACTCTGCAAGACCCTACAGAATCCGTACCGGACAAACCCAGGAAACGCGGTAAGGATAAACCGCCAGAAGGCTTAGAGACCGTTTGACAGATTCCCTCCCGGTTATTATGCTGTTCGATAACTCGGAGGGACTGTTCGTGAAAGTCACAGCGACCAAGACGATTGTAACTGAGCGCGGTTTCGTGGTGGCGAAGCAGGGGTCCGTGGGTAAGGTCAAGCAGGCCAAGCCCCATGACCCCTGCAACCACTTCAAGGTGCTGGTGATGTTTGGCAAGCGGCGGCACGGCTACTGGTGCTCGCCGAAGGATCTGACTGCTGAGGGGTCGCTGGAGAAATACATCGCATGGCCGCCGCCGCCGAAGAAGGTGTTACCGGTTCCGAAGGGCGACCCGCACAAGTACGACTTCGGGTCGAATCTAAGGGTCATCCGCGAGGCGCGCGGTCTTTCGCAGGTACAGCTGGGCAAGTTGATGTCCAAGAACGGCTTGTATGTGGCCCAGTCAACCATTTGCTACAGGGAAAGGAGACCGGACTGCCCGAGTGGAAGGTTCGTGAACGCTTCAGCCAAGGCGCTGAATGTCCCTGCGTTCATGTTCTTCATACCGCTGGGGGATTGTGTTGTGATCGAGTCAGCCGGCGAGTTCGTGAAGGCCGTACGCGAGAAGCTGTGCATCGGCATCTCCGAGGTGCAGTTCGACGAGACCACCAAACGGGAACTGCTGCTCACGGGCTTCAAGGAGCTCCCACCGGGGAAAGAGGGCAAGAATGGGGTTCCTAAGAAACGTCGAGAAGTACGACGAGGAACAGTCGGCCAGAGCCGACCACGCGTTCGAAACAAGGATATTGACCAAGGTATGTTCTGAACTTGGTATAGATGTTCCATCGGATCTTAAGCGTGATTCTACTTTTGGGTTTGAGTGGTTTCACGAGGAGTACCACCTGCCTGTACGCCTGTGTTCACGACGCATTCGCGCCAGACCCGTCGATCTCTTCAAGCGTATGACGGCTACCCAGCTGTTCGATACGTACATGAAGGAGATGGAGGATAACGGCTGTACGACGATGGCCATGTTCTTCACGTTGGACGGTGTCGGTCTCAGTGTCATTCATAACTGGTGGGGGCTGGAGCACGTGCCGGGGTACACCCGGCTGGTGCGCCGGGCCGCTTCTGAGACGCGCGGCATCATCATCGAGCCAATTGACTCGTTCCTGAAGTCGCTCAAGGCGAAGGGGGTGGCCTGATGGTAGACCAGCCCGAGAAGATGTGGTGCCGTTCGTTTCCATCGGCTGACGACATACGCGCCCTTCTTTGCGAGGCGCAGATACGCAACGTGTCGCCCATGGCCATGCAAATGTTGCGCTGGCTGGCCGGCATGTCGCCTTTGCGCAGGCTCATGCACAACCTGAATGTGCTACTGGCCCTGTGTGATCATCACGAAATACGTGACATCCTTAACCAAGGTCTGGCGCCAGATGAGCGCGCGACGCTTATCGAGCTGGATTCGTGTGAGTTGCCCGTAGCCATGCGGGAAGTGGCACATGGTCTCTTCAATGTGCACGAGCGATGGAGCACGCTGAAGGCGATCGCCAAACCCATGCGTGAGGCTTTGGCTTTCGCGGACGAGCGAGTAGTGGAAAAGCCCTTGGACAGAGTCCTGGGCGAATCAAGAAAGGGGTAGTCAGATGTCAAAGGAAAGTGATCTGGCAACGGTTTCGAGGACTGGTGACCTGACGCCTGAAGAGGTGAAGGACGGCCAGAAACGCTTTGAAGAGCGAATCTCCGAGTTCACGAAACGCACCGAGGCGGTCAACCGCAGCGTGTTGGAGTTGAACTGGGAGAAGGGTGGTTTCGTCAACGAACTGCTGAGCGAGCCCAAGAAGTACGCCAACAAGACTGTGGAGAACCTGGCCACGGCGCTGGGCGTATCGCCGGAGATGGTCTACGCCTGGCACCGCTTCAACCAGCGGTACACCCGGGAGGAGATGGAAGCCTGCGTCGAGAAGAACCTGGCGTGGCATAACATCTACTACCTGCTCAGCGTGTCGGATACCGGCAAGCGTAAGGAGCTGGAGACGCAGCTGGCCAAGGGTGAGATCAAGACGCCGCAGTTGCAGGAGAAGGTCAAGTCGATCAATGCCAGCGAGAAGAAGACGGCCAAGGCCAAGGGCAAGAAGGTGGACAACCGGGGCGGGCTGCGCGTTGGTGTTGTCGTTCAGAGCACCCACAACATGTGCGTGAGCATGGTGCGCAAGCTCGACGAGTTCCACGATGCGTACAAGGTATGGGACAAGATGGAGGACGGACAGCCCAAGTCCCAGATGCTGTTGAACCTGAAGGCATCCCGTAAGGCGATCCAGGAGTTGCAGGAGAAAGCTGAACGGATACTGGAACGATGCGAGCTCTAAAGGACAAGACGCCCTGTGCCGTGCTACACAGGCCGAAACCCAGTGCAGAGTGGGAGCTATGCTACTACACCGAGCGTATCTCCCACGCCTGGCGGCTTCAGCTGTGGATCGCGGAGGAGGAGTCAAAGAGCAATCCCAGACAGCAGACGGTGACCATCCTCCGCGAAGACTACGATGCTGATAGATTCAAGGTACTGAGGATACCCAAGGACTTTGATCCGGCTAAAGTACCCCAGGCTGAACCGGTTGTCTTTTCAAGATCTGTGGAGATACCTACCCTGCCACCCACTCCATCAGTTGTTCCACGTCAATCAACCCCGGAAGTAGCTGTACCCCTGACCCAGACAACTCCAGGACCGCCGGACTTAGTGGCGAAGCCGGTGGCCCTGGAGTTGCCCGAACCCCCCGAACTGGCGGGTGCCTGGTAGCGTAAAATACCTCCATAAGCGCGTTAGTATAACATAGGTTGAGTTTGCTTGGCGCCTGGGTGTAAACCAGGGCACAGCTCGACTTGGAACGCGTTCTAAGGAGATACGGAGATGGCCGGAGAGGATAACGGACTCGGCGATACTGCCTTGAAAGTGGGCATTATCGCGCTTGGCATCTGCACAGCCAAGCTCGCCGAAAACGCCGTAGGTTGGGCGATCGGCGCCGGCGGAAAAAAGGGAACGGGTAAGAAAGGCGGGTCGCGGAAACGCACCCGCAAGTCCTAACCGGTTCTGGCGGTGCTGGCCCCTCGCGGGGTCGGCACCGCCACCCACACATCTCCAAGCAACGAGACATTTTCTTTTAATAGCAGTTTGGACTTGGCGGCCCGATAGGGTGCCAATCTGGCGTTCGCCGGGGTACTTTACGGGCATCTAGTAGGAGGGTACATGGAGGAGCTGAAGGGGCTAGCGGAAGTCGTCGAGAAAACTCAAGTCACGAAAGAAGAGGTCGAGCGCGCAATCGTAGCACTTGACGACCTCTTTACCCAACACGAAGACGTACTCGACGACAGGACTCGGGTCGAGATGATCGACCTGCGCGCAAAACTGGTGAAAAAGCTCCAGGCTGAGATCAGCCAGGTTACCGACATCGCCCAGAACAAGGCCAAGCCTGCGCGCCGCAGGGTGATCCCGATCAAAGAGGGTGAACCTGAGCAGCGCACGCGGCGGAAGAAAGTGACAGCTTTCCGCCGGGACAGGGATCGTAAACCGAAGGAAGACAACAGCGGGTTAATCGCAACAGTAGGTGCTGGTGCGGTTCTCGGTCTGTTGTTACTTCTCGGTAGCGGTGAATAACTAACCGCGAACTATAAGGTGTGTGTTTTTGGGAGCGGCAGACCGCGTGTCATATACCCACCGGCGGGCTAGTCCGTACACACATCTAACGAACACAAGGGTAGCTGGCCAAGGATCCCCTGCATGCGTGGGGGTGGCTGGCACCGGGGGAATAGTCCCCCATTGGAGACAAGACTCAGATGGTCAAGATCGTGTTCGGCGGCAACAGCGTAGTCAAGGCGTACGACGGCCAGCAGGTGGCCCAGGTCCGCACGGACCTGTCGGGATTCTTTCAGATCCCGGGCAACGCGCAGGTGCGCGTGAACGGCGTCACCGCCGGTGAGGACACCACGCTCCGCCCCAACGACGTGGTTGAGTTCATCAAGCAGTCGGGCGAGAAGGGCTGCTAGCCCTCTCCGACTGTTGACGTACCAGTGTGATACCAGCGCCTGTCTCCCACAGGCGCTGGTGTCTTTTTTTAGTTACCACCAAACCAACCCCAAGAAGCAGGAGGAAGGATGAGTGAGGAGCGGATCGTAGCAGCAAAGGATGCTCCAGCTGCTAAGCCAGCCGATGCCGTTGAACCGCACTACGCGGATCTCAACGAGCGGTTGACTGAACAGTTGCGGAATTTCCGGGCTGCTGGCGAGGCGTTGGGGCTTCTTCTCGTCGAGAACATCAAGTTCAACCGTGACAAGTTGAGCGAGTTCTTCGACAAGTTTGAAGCGATCAAAGAAGCGCTGCCGGACGTCGATGCCGTATTGAAGGCGTGCGACGATCTGGCGGAATTCAAAAAGCGGCTGGATGGTGCCGTGGCGGATCTGGACACCAAGTTCATGGGCCAGCTTACGACCCTGAACAACACGGTCAATGGACTCGTGGCGTCGCAGCAGGAGAGGGCGCAACGCGACGGACAACCCGTGGATCTGACGTCCGTGATGTCGTTGGTCACCACGATACGCGATCAGGCGGTGGACCTGGAGAACAGGTTCAGCGCTCTGTACGAACGTGTCACGATGGTGGATCAGAGCCACCGCGATACGACCGGCGAGGTGCACACACGGCACGACAACCATGCACGAGCTACCGCCGCGCGGTTCTTGCAGATTGAGAACCGCGTGACGGAACTCGAAGGAAGAGTTGCTAACCTGCCCACGAATCTACCTGGTCGGCTCATTGAGCTGAGAAACAGGATCGAAAGGCTCGAGCCCCGCTCAGAAAGCGGGCAACAAAACGAAGGAGGGACGTCTTAAATGGCGGTTCCCGCACAACAACAGCGGCGTCGGATCGTCGTTCAGAATGGACTCGTTCTGATGGAGCTGGTGACGTTGGAGAAGGTCGGCTCCCTCGGTGACTGGATGAACAAGGTACTGGAGTCGTCGCCCTCGCCCAGCAAGTTGCTTCCGCTCGACTGCGTGGACAACTTCTCCCTGCGGCGCAAGGACACGACGCACCGCCGGATCTACGTGACATACATGCACCCCCGGATGCAGACGTTCCGCTTCCGTGGCGACCGCGCGAACGCGCAGGCACAGCAGTACGAACTGAGCTGGCCGCACACCCTCTGGTGGTTCGTGTTCTCGAACCAGCAGTTGAACGGCCTGTACCTGACCGCCACGAAGGTCTCACCGTACGAGGTTCCGAACTACATGGACCTCGACTTGTTCTGGCTGCCCTGTCCGAATCAGTACCCTGAGGGTCACTTCTGCCTCGGTAACCTGAGCACGGACATCTCGTGGCCGGACTGGCGGCGCGTCAATGTCCTGCGCAATGATGTACTGTCGTCGAACTGGAACACCGACCTGATCCCGAATCTGTCCGGGTTCCCGTTCAGCTCCATCCCGGAGTGGGCGGAGCAGTCGAGCCGCAAGCCGGAGCTCTGGAAGGAGCTTCCGTTCAAGCCGTACGTACACCCCACGTACCGGAAGATGTGCGACTACCTGATGGGAGTGGGAGGCCGAGAGTAGCATGGCTACGAAAGTCGAAGACGAGAAGTTGATGCAGCAGCTGATCGACGCGCTGGTGGCTATGCCTCCGGGCAAGATCCAGAGCATCCCCGAGATCATGGGTCAGTTCATGACCATGTCCCGGGAGAGCCTGGTTACGTGGGCTGGGCGGCCCGAGCAGGTGATGGCCGCCCAGTTCATGGCCTATCTCAAAGGCCACGGCATGCTGACGGAAGTGCTGGAGTCGAAGTTCGATTCCTCGTTCAAGGTCATGACGGACGCAATGGCGCTGTGTCCGTCAAAGGCGAGCAGAGTCTCGGAGGGAGGCCACTAAGGGATGTTTCCCATCATTCAGGTGAGCAAGGAGATGAAGGACTCCGATATCCCGCAGGAGAATTGTTATCTCATCGGGTCCAACGGGGTCTTCAAGCAGGTCGTCAACGAGTTCTACAGCGTCCGGGTGAAGAACGGATCACTCCCGGATCTGCAGGAACTCAAGGAAGACGTCGAACTCCACGTGACGCGGCTGCCCCAGCGCATCCTCGACCACGTGCACGCGTTCTTCCGCGCCGTGAACGACAAACACAAGGGGGAGGCTGTTGTCCTCCTCATGTACCATCCCACGGACAAAAGGTGGATCGTCAAGATCCCCCCGCAGGACACAAAGGGGATGAGCGTCCACTACGATCTGGATAAGGGCGACGCCCTCATCTGGATTCCCTCGAACGGTAAGGAAGAGATGACCTTGGTACATAACCAGCGGGAAGCCCCGCCGGAAGGTATCAAGGATTTCAGGCTCTTCGGGTCGATACACAGCCACTGTGACGCCGGCGCGTTTCACAGTGGTACGGATGACAAGGACGAGTTCTGTTTCGACGGCCTCCACATCACGTTGGGGCACGTCAGCAAGAATCCGCCCGACATCAGTTGCCGGTGGATGTTAGCTGGCCAGTGGTGGAAAGCGGAAGCGAGCGGCTGCATTGCGTTCGACCACGCGGCACCGAAGGTGGACGACCGCTGGATGGATCGCGTAAGCGAGGTGAAGTATTCGCCCGCTGTCCAGACCTGGGTGTCCCCGCCATCGGGTACCGGGTTCGATTCGCCCATGAGCAGGCATCCGTACGATGGCAATGGGTACGGGTACAGCGGGTACGAAGGACCTGGGAGTCACGACGACCCAAAATCACAAACCCCCACACAGGCGGGCGGCGGAAGCGCAGGAGGAAGCACAAGCGGGACGACAAATCCTGCTACCTCCTCGACTAATACGCCGGATGTGGGGGAAGATGACACACCGCCGGTGTACGAACTGTTCGCTCGGTACGAGGACGTTACTGAGCACGCAACACTCACCAGTAAGGAACTGTCCATCATCCAGTTGTGCGAGGACGACCCGCAGCTCCTGTCGTTCATGGAGACGTTGAGTGAGGAGGAACTGAAGCGGTTGCTGACTACTCACGAACTGTTCGACAAGTTCATGGAGGAGGCGTCGATCGACTTCATCGCACGCAAGCAGGCTGAAGGCGATGGTTCAGGCAAGACGGATATCGACGGCAAGCGGCTTGCCGATCTGATCGAAGAGGAGAAGGAAGCGCAAAAGGAAGGGGAGGTACTCGGGAGTGTTTGAACCCAAAACTGTAGCGGTGGTGGGTTGCGGGGGGATCGGCTCATGGCTGATCCCTCCGCTCGTACGATACTTGGCGTCGGAGGACTACGACGGGGAGATAATCCTCTTCGACGGCGACAAGTACGAGGAAGGGAACGTTTGCAGGCAGGCGTTCCCCATGCGCTGTATGGGCATGAACAAGGCGGAAGCCATGCGTGACCGCATCCTCGATGACCTGCCACACGTGCTGGTTACGGCTAACAGCCAGTACATCAGCAAGGAGACGGCTGGGATGGCCATGCGCGAGCATGGCGTGTGCTTCGCCTGCGTGGACAACCACCCGGCGCGTGCACATCTGGCCCGGCAGTGTGAGTCATTGAAGAACGGACTGTTGATCTCTCCAGCAAACGAGAAGTATGACGGCAACGTCTGCGCGTACCTGAGAGAGAATGGGAAGGAGTCCACAGAGCACCTCCTCAACCGTCACCCGGAAATTGCGGCGAAGACCGAGGGTGACCGTGGAGCGGGCTGTGAGGCTCTTACTGCGGCAGGCGAGACGCAGCTGATGTTGGCCAATCTGTATGCGGCTACGACTGCGATGGGTGTGTTCTGGAACCTGTACAACCAGGGCATGCGCATGGAGAAGGGTACTAAGCTGACTGAGAAAGCGCAGGAAACCTTCTTCGACATCCGTACGTTGCAGGCGAATACCGTGTTCGCACCGAAAGGAGGCGTACATGCAGCTAGCCCCGATATGCCTGTCGTCGCTATTCCTGCTGGATCCGCATAGCCTGCATGAAAGCAAAGAAGTGAGTCGGGACCTGACGTTGACTGTGGCGGATGCAACGGACGACTACAACACGGACGAAGGCGATGGCGCCTGGATACCAGAGTACCTACGCTGGATTCAGAACATGTGGTTCTCACTGACCCAGGAGGAGATCCACTGGCCGGATTACCACCGGTTCGACGACGATTCATTCCGTGAGACGCTGCGGACCGTATACCACAGAAACATGTTCGTGGAGTTCACGAACAGGTTCTACACGGAGTGGCGGGACAACCATATACACATCCCGTCCATGTATGACGTGGACTCCAGCGTACAGGATCGGGTGTGTTCCGAGTGCGAAAACGACGACGTCTGGGAGGAGGAGTATGACATGACCCAGGCGCCAATCAATCCTGATGAGTGGACGGGGTGGGAAGTTAGTCCTCCGCGCTGTTCCGCAGCCGTTCTGTTTGCGGTTGGTGAGCGTAATGCATCACTTCGTCAGCACATGGAGAACGCGTGGCAGCAATGGCTCGCCACACGAGAGTCGATTGGGCGCCACAATATCTGCGATGAACGATGCGATTTGTTCTACGATAACCAAGCCGATCGCATGAGGCGAATGATCGACTTCAACATCCACTGGTTGGACGCGAAGTGGCAAGCCTTTATAGGCACCACTATCCAGATCCCACCGATACCGAAGCCGATCAACGTGCTTCCTTTCCCTGAGCTGCAGATCGACCCGGCACCAGCCGTGACGATCAGGCCGCTTAGCGAGATCGCAAAGGAAGCACGAAGACTTAGACGTGGCTGGTAAACCTTGCGGGGCCGGGCGTGTAACCCGGCCCCGCACTTGAACCTTTGCCTGCGTAAGGAGACGATTGTGGCCATCAAGGTAAAGATGCTGTTCCTGGACCCCCACTGTGTTGATGTCGCAATCAAATCGGCTGAGTCGGATGGTGTGGGTATGGACTGGGCGCACCGTCACATCAACGAATGCAAATGCTGCAGCGAGTACGACAAGCTGGTACGCGCGAATATGAAGGATGTGGCTGACGACCATGAGTCCGGGAATCTGGTACGGATGTGCTCAGCAAACACGATGTCCGTCCGCATCCCCAAGGGGATCAAGCACGTGCACTTCGAGGCGCCTTAGTCCCCGGCGATCTTCTTCAGGTGTTCATTCAGTTCCTGGAGTTGCTGATTGGTGCCGTGCAGTTCCTGCTGAATGCATGCTGCTCGCCGGTCGAAGATGACAATGCAGGTGGCAACCAGGCTGGCGATTACCAGTACCGTGATCAGGAATTCACGCTTGGTCATGTCACACCTCCCAACCAAAGGATAAAGGAGAACCGATGTTAAGGCAAGATGTGCCGCTACTTACGTTGTGGCGACATGGCGGGCAGGACGTGCCGTATCTGGCTCTGGACGTGGAAACGTTGAAGGTAGTCAACCGGTCGCCGCTCTTCAGGTCGTGGGATCCAGGTTGGCAGATGCCGTGTATTGATGCTAGTGGAGAGGGAGTGGACGGGCTCTGGCGGCTGAACCAGACAGACCCCGAGAACTCAAACGTCGAATTGATGCGGCCTGATGACCTCGATGAAACACAGCGCCGGAACGTTGAAAGATTGGCACGCATTTTAAGGCTACTTGGACTGAAGTTTGAAAGCCTCTACGCAGACCTGACTTGTGGTCGTCAGCATCTCGTAAAAGAACAGCAGGATTTGAGCGAGCTTTTTCAGGTAGGATTATGGATCATGTTTGAATCTATTGACAGGATGGAAGGGCTGGGCTTTCCGCCTTCGGATAACCCGGAGGTATTGTCTGACATAAAGATCCGCTTAAGCGCACTGGTAAAATCAGTCCCGGAACAGCACGTGAAAGCGAGCTTTTTTAACAGGCTTTTGAGACATGGTTTTCGTACCCTCCGCGATCCCGAAAAGAAGTAGGGTCTCTCCGGTCGACATCTGGGCTGTTGGCGGGTGTCCGCCGAAGCTACCCTCAAAAAACCGATGTGGGCGATGCACGTAGTGCAGGAGCAGACTATGAGTGACCGATGTTACATCAGGGTTTGGTGTGCCAGGTGTGACGTTAACCTCTTTGAACCCATAGGGTTACTTGAGGATGGCGGGGATGAAGCAGTCGCTGAGTTGGTCAATGCGGAGTGCAACTACGCGGCTGGGATGGGTTCTGGTGATGAGGAAGTAAACGGCTGGCCACTACGTGTTCCGTTCTTCGGCTGGCACTCAGGCGGCGGTGAATACGGTGCTTTGCAGTTCGTGTGCCTGGGTGATCGTAGGGTGATTACCGTGGCGGACTACAAGGACCAGGTCGTAGTGGCCTTCAATGGGGCTACGGGTCAGCCTGTCTTTAGTGATGTCGAAAACGCATGTGCGTTCTTTGCGGCCATGGCGGTCGTACGCAACCACCTGATGATGCGACAGACAGAGGTACCAGGCGGGGCCAGTAGAGCCTGACTGGTGGGAAGGACATGTAGCCCGGGTCGAGGCGGCGATGGATCGGCTTGGCTTGAGAAAGGATGTGGTGGATGGAGAAGCGGGAACTGGTGCTGGGCAGCCTGGTAACGGGCCGCCCAGCAATCCTGTACTTACCGTACGAGATCACGGTAGACGAGGTTACGAAGCTGGAAAATTTTGTTGCGCATATCCGCTACGAAGCGGAGCAACGGGCGAAGGAGAAGTTGGATAACCTGAAGGCTGCACGGGGGAGTGCGGCCAAGGAAGAGACCAGACGGGTTGAACCCATACGGGTGGCGCCGTCACTGAAATAGGAGGCAGTCGATGCCGAATCTCGAGTCGTTCCCGCTCGGCTATCTGCTCAAGGGTGACGAGGGGGGTGATATCCTGATCAAGGCTTCAGTGAGGATGCTGGGCGAGCTGGCACGTGGTGGGGTGATCGACCACAGCGTGGTGGATGAGCCCATGCTGATCAGGTGCATTCGGTTGGAGGAGGGCGGGCGTATCATGCATGTATTTCGGTCTGGTACGTACCGCGTGCACCTGGCGGAGAGAGAACTGGATCTGACTTGTGAACAGGACGAGGCGTGGTGCCGATTGGTGGAATTCACCTGTCTGCATGGGATGGCGGGCGAACTGCTGGTCTGTGACAGTGGCGGAATGGTGCCTGTGCGTACGAAGCTGGCCAGTGGCGAGAAGATCTGTGCCGCGGGTCCGTATTCGTCTTCACTGGTCAAGCAACGCCCGGAGCCGAAGCAGGATGTGGTCAATGAGGCGGTTCGCAGCGCTGCGAAGACGGCGTCCTTCGCGAATAACGAACGCAGGGTCAAGCTACGCCCGAAGTTGAAGAACCCGTTGGATGAGACGCCGGCATCGTCGCCGAGAGACATTGATGCCGAGTGGGCACATTGGCTGCGGCATGGTGCGCAGGAACTGGAGGCGAAGCGGGTGAAGGAGATGCTTGCGCGCCGGTATGCCGCGTTGCCTGAGAATGCGGTGACGAAGGCGGACGCGGACAGGATCAGGGATCAGGTGAAGCTGCAGGGCGAACTACATTACCAGCTGGATTTGATCCGTGCGGCAGTCGAGTACCTGGAAGACAGGCTGGAGAACGCCAAGCAGCTGGGTATCCGCAAGGAGCTTACGGACAAGAGCGAGCGGATCATCAAGTTCATCCGCGATGACGATAGGGGGCGCCAGACAAAAGCGTAGGCGGTCGCACGTCTACGGTGAGGCATCGTAGTCCTCGATACTGGCTGACATGCCTGTGCTTGTCGGTTAGGCTTATGGGGGAAGGAGGGGGGTGTCTATGGAGGTGGAGAATGAGAGCTCGGTTTGCGGAGTTCACCTTCTGGTTCATCAGGAGTCCGTTCTTGTGGTACGTTGTCTTTGGGTTGATTGTCGTTGCGATGGCAACGGTCATTACGGGTTGTCGACCGAACCCTGAAGACATCCCGATTTTCAGGTAGCCAAGGGGGCGGGGCACACGGCCCCGCCCCTCCTACCTTATGAGGGTGACCGGAATGACTGGAGCCGACTGGCGCAGGGTCAGCAAGTGTCCTAAGTGTCATGGCTCCAAGCTGTTTAGTGTGGTAGGTAATCACAAGGTAATCCTGCGTTGTCTCGACTGTGATCACCACGTGGTGGGTCGCAACAGCGCACATTGCCTGAAGCTCTGGGTGCACGATAAGCGCCCTAAGAGCGAACGCCGGGCATACACCGACCAGGTGCGTCGCCCGTTTCAACAATCTTTTTGAGCACACACGGGGAAGACATGGCGAATAGCGGCTGTTTGGAAGGCATGCGGTGCCCATCTTGTGGTTCGGGGGGGCCGTTTCGGATCGCTTCGTTGTGCTGGGCGATCGTGCATGATGACGGGGTCAACGAGACATCCGAGCACGAGTGGGATCATTCCAGCAGTTGCCGCTGCATCAGCTGTGGGCATGCGAGCGATGTTGGCAAGTTCTCGCGCAAGCTGAAGACCAGAAAGGAACTGGCCCATGCAGATGGGGAATCGGCTGGAAAGGGCGCTGGATAAGCTGGCGAGGATGTCGCACCCGTCTGTTGCCGGCTTGTTGAGCAAGTACAGTTTCGACTACGAGGCGGAAGTGGTGGACGAGGTAGTCGCGGCGTTTGAGGAGTGGCAGAAGGCTGCCAAATGCCCAGGAAGGGCAAAGGAGATGGAATGCGGAAGTTCATCGTCGGAATCATTGTCGTCGGGGTGATGCTGTTGCCGGGTTGTTTCGGCGACCGTGGGCGTGTCGTTGAGATGGGGCGGATGTGGGAGCTGCAGTTGTCGCCTCAGGGACCGGATGACAGCTACGAGCCAGTGGGCTAGCGCGCTGGAGATAGGGAAGGAGGAGCATGAGTCACAAGGTAAAGCCGGGGCAGGCATGTGTGATCAGAACCATTGAAGTCGCGTTCCCGGCTGGGACTTCTGAGGGTGACATCGACGACGAACTCAGCGTGATGCTCACGGATCACGGCACGCATAGTCCGAAGAGCAATGTGGCGGACTGGCGGTACATACACAACGACAGGAAGGTTGAAGCGCGGGCCACGTTTGAGCCTGTGGAGGGTGAGATCTTCACGGTTGCGCGGACGAATCTGCCCAAGCAGGGCGTGAAGATGACGTTGGGGCAGAAGGTCAAGGAGAGGACGAAGGACCAGGTGTCGGTGCTGATTGTGAACAGCGAGACTGGTTGGGACTATTACGGGCACGAACCGTCGGGTCTGTCGCTGACGGTGTGCGTCGTCGATTTTACGGCGATGGGGAAAATGGATATTTGGGATATCAACGACCTGATTCTCTCGCTGACTCGGTTGGCGCCGTCGGTTCTTCGTGATAGTGCTCTGATACGGTTGCGCAAGGAGTATCGAGCCGCTGTCGCGCGGGCCGCTGCTAATGCGCAGGTACCCGACGACAACATTTGATATGCACCTTGTGTCCAAGGGCGAAAAACCGACATAGAGGAGGGCCAATGGCGAAGCGTTGGCAGCGTGTTGTGTTTGCGGGCGAGTTGCCCAGCTGTCCAGACTGTGGGGAGCCATGGTGTCCCAGGCACGGAAAGCATTACTCGGACTGTAGTTGCATTGGTCCGCACGAAGACGGAGTCAGGTTCAAGGAACGAAAGGGCGTGCTTTACGCCCAGAGGCTCAGTCGTAGCCGTAACCGTATGTGAGGCGGAGTAGCGCACCAGCCCAGCGGTGCGAGGCAGTGCTGAGTAGGGATCCGCCCGTTCGGGTTGCTGACCGAACGACTCATAAACCCAAAATCGACCGCAGCGAGTGGACAGGAACTCCGCCTGGGCCGCCCGTGTTACTCATGGGGGGCAGTGTGTGTCTTAAAGTCGGGTCGTGTGCTCCTGACTGGCACACACTGCCCTTTAACCTTAGTTCAGTGGAGGACTTACAGTGTTTGAGATCGATGATTCGGACGAAGGCGTTGCGCGCCGGTGTCATTTCGGGTTGGACGGCAAGACGAACGACGTGGTGCTCACGAAGCCGCTTCCCGACCTTCTGACGGATGAGGAGACGTTGCGGTTCTGCATCGCGAAGTGGGAAGTGATCGCGATGTTGGCTGACGAAGGCCACCGCATCGAGTCGGATGGTGCCCACAACACGTGCGCGCTGTGTCGGTTCTACTTCGACCCCAGCCGCATGATATGCACGAACGCAGCTGGCAAGCGCTGTCCTGTGGCGATGGCTACAGGTGCTGATATGTGTCGGGACACGCCGTACCAGGCGTTCATTCGGGCGGACAAGGGTGACGACTACGACCGGCAGGTGGCGGCTGAGCGGGAAGTGGCTTTCCTGCGCGGGCTGCTGGAAGTCGCGATCGAGAAAGAGAACTGCTAGGAGCAGGCGCGAGCCTGTTCGGGCTGGGGGGCTGTGGGTATTTCAACCGTTATACCCACAGCCCTTTTTTTGCTTACAAGGAGAACGTGATGATCACGCAGATGGTTGTTCTGAAGTGGCGGCACGCGCTGGATCATACGCCGCGCTTCACCGTGGTTGGACCGGGCACGACGCTGATGGTCAAGGACAAGGTCTTGTGGGTTAACGACTCGCCGACATGCAATGGCTTCTCCACAGCTGACGAGGCGAATGCGTTCGCTTCCTCCTTGTTGAACAGCATCAACAAGTGTTCGGGCAGCAACGCCGTGTTTGACTTGGACAAGCTGTCGTATGTGACCACCTATGAGGCCAAGAACAACGAGTTGGATGCGCGGGTGGCGGAGTTGACACGTCGGGCGCTCGGATATGACCAGTCGATTGCCGATCGTAAAGCGCGCCTGGAGCAGCTGGAGAAGCAGCACACTGAGATGTGGTTGAAGTTTTCTGATGCGGAGGGCAAGAACGCCGAGTTGAGCAAGAAGTTGGAGGAGTCGGAAATCCGTATCACAGCGAAGAGGCAGAGGATGCGTGAGTTGGACGACGAAGCGCAGATCATACAACAGCGGATCAAGGCAACAGAGACCTGGATCAAACGGAATCGGGTGACGCTGAAGCGCCTGAAAGGGAAGCGTAAGTGAAGTGTAAACTGTGCGAGACCAAGGAAGCCTACAAGGGCACGGAACTGTGCTACCCGTGCTCTGAGTTGCGCAATGCGATTGCCGCCGATCCGGGGCTGGCTGCGAAGATCCTGCGTAGCCTGTCCCCACCGGTAGCGGACAAGGCCAAATCGGAAGGGTGGCATGGCGTCGACCTGGACGGGACGCTGGCGCACTACGACGGCTGGAAGGGCATTGATCACGTCGGCGAGCCGATTCCACGGATGGCGGAACGCGTGTGCCAGTGGCTGCTCCGCGACGAGCAGGTGCGCATCTTCACGGCGCGCGTCTGTCCCAATCAGGATGGGCGTGTGCTCGAGGTGGTGCGGTACTGGATCGACAAGTGGTGCCTGGAGCACTTTGGGCGGACGCTGCCGGTCACGAACGAGAAGGACTTCGGGATGATTGACCTTTGGGATGATAGGTGTGTCCAGGTCATCCCCAACACAGGAATCAGAGCGGATGGAAAGGAGTAACCATAATCAGTCGGACGGATCCGACAGACGAGAAGAAAGTGCTTGATCCGGAGTTCTCATTCAGGGAACAGGAGAGAAACGTGCGTAACGCTTTTTGTGTCGGTACTTTGTTGGTGTTGTTGTCTTTGTCCGCATGTAGCGCTGGTGGGCAAAGAGGAAACAGTCCTGCTTTCAAGGCGGGGTACATAGATGGTTTCAGTGTGGGTGAGTCAGCGCGGGGTACGTTGTTGATTTCGCGGGAGGCCAAGCAGCGCGTAGCGGAGCTCGATCTTTACCGCAATCTACGCATGTTGGGTGCCGAGTCGGAGCAGGTCCGGCAGGAGTACACTTCGGGATTCTGGGCTGGATATGCGGCTGGTGAGGGAGGGTAGGCTGATGGAGGCGAATGTGAAACTGTCGCAGGCGCAGGTCGACAAGCGTAAGAAGCCTATCATCAGGGCGAAGCTGACGCCCATGGGCAAGGCGCAGGTGAAGTTCCTGCAGGTGCGTGATGCCGGCATGAAGGCGACGGAGTGGACACCGTCGTGGCAGCTCAGGGGCCGGCTGCTCGACATTGGTGGTCGGTTCGTGATCCTGCCGGTATGTGAGCCTGATGCGGGGAAGATCATTGCCAGGGGTGAGCTGATCTATGGCAGGCCGATCATGAAGCGCGGCGAGCCCTGTCGCTGTCATGCGAATGCGGCGCATCTGTGGGATGAGCGCGCGGTCTTAAAGGGAGGGGACCTGGAGTTGATGACCGGCTACGGACTGAGCCGGGATGGCATCTGGCGCCAGCACAGCTGGTGTTGGTGGCCGCGCAAGAAGAAGGTGGTGGAGACGACGGAAGCACGTATCGCCTATTACGGATTCCGGCTGTCGGAGCCCGAGGCGGAGGTGTTCCTGGACAACAATTTTCTGTAGGAGGATGAGATGGGTTGCCCGAAGAAAGTCTACATCATCGTGACTGATGACAACCATGAGTTGCAGCATGACGTTACCTACACCACGCTGGAGGAGGCGAAGGCTGCCATCATGGAGTGTGTCGAGAACGGTGAGTACGAGATCAACGACGTTGAGATTTGGGCTGCTACGCCTTGTCTCAAACCGAAGAAGCTCGAGACGGTCTGGGAGGAGATAACATGAGGCCGCTGCTTATAACGGCGGACTTGCTGCGGAGGATGCGTGCGTGTTATCCGTCGATCGAGAAGTTCGAACAGCTCTGGCCGGATGGGTGTCCGCTTACGGTGGAGAATGTCAGGCGCGCGTACACGCAGCAGTCTCTTCCGCCTGACTGGTTTTGTCGGCATTATGTGCAGCGTGATCCGGTGGTCATGCGCTGGTATTGCAATCGGCTGGATATTGCCTGGAACAAGCGTGGCGTGGCGTTGAATCGGTCGTGGTTGTACACATACAAACTGTGTGTGGACACCAGGAACAAGCTTGCTGCGCAGGTGGCGCAGGCCAGGCATGACCGGCTGACTGAGGAGTTGAATCACGCCTATGACGAGGCGCATATCCGGGCGGTTGTCATGGCTGTCAACAGGTTCAGAAGGAGGAACGGAGAGTGAACGCAGAGGTGTTAGCGGACTACAAGATGGAGCCGGACGGATACTTCACGGTATCGCGAACGCTCAGTCTGCCCTTTACGCCGGTGGTGGGGATGTGTCTGGAGTGGGGCGAGGATTTGTTTACCATTCAGAGTGTGACATGGGACGCGATTGGTGACAAGTTCATGTTGGAAGGCATTTTGGAGTACACGCCCTGCAAGTACGAAGAGGCGATGGACACGATTGAGGGGCTGTGGGAGGACGGCTGGAAGTTTGAGATTGCCACCAGTGAGTTCTTTGAATCCAAGCATGCGGACAAGGCGGAGCTGGAGCGGTTCATGAAGACTTGTCCTGCGGGATAGTGCATTCAGATAGGGAGGACTGCGGGATGAGGCGTCTGAAGAGTGTCGAGACGGACCAGTACAGTCTCGAGGTGATCGAGTGTGACTGTGGGTATCACATGGGGATAGACTCCAGTTTCCTGGATCAGGTGGGTGATTTTGAGACCACATGTCCTTCGTGTGAGAGGGCTATCCGGACGGAGGATATTGTTCCGGAGGACATTGACGGATAGCTAAGGAAAAGGCGTAGTGCCTTTTCTTTGTGCCCCCTGCGGCGTAAACGGCCTGGCCTGATCAACCAGGACATCCAGGATGATCTCCTGGTTAGCGCTGTTGGGGGTATCAGTTTTGCCGCGATAGCTCAGAGCGAGCCCGTACCCTGCAAGTACGGTGTGTAGCCGGCGCGCATGCGACCGGTGAAAGTCTGGATCCGACTGGGAGAGTCACGTGCTCCCTGCCAGTTGGCCGAGCCAGGCGAAGGGGGTGCGACTCCCTCGCGCGGCACTTCAAAGCAACTTCAATTACCTTGGAGGATGAAGCATGGCAGAAATCATCGCTACGTATTCCCCGTGCTGCGGGATCTTTCACACAGGAGACGCAGAGCAGGGAATCATGCACTGCGCACTGCCGCATGAGCGGCAAGTCATAAAACTGGTGGATGAGAAGGAGCTAGGGATACTTGCGATACTTGAAGAAGAGAATCGCAGGCTGAAGCAGATGAACAAGCGTTTTGAAATAGCGCTTCGCGGCCTTGGCTACACGTCGGATAGCTCGATTTTCATTCAGGTGACTAGGCTTGCGTGAGTGTAAGGCAATAGGAGGATTCTGCTGTGAGTGCAGCAGAGGCACAAACAGGATTATCTTGGAGGTAGCCCGATGGACCCAGTATGCGTACGACACCGAGACGGATGGTGTGCTACTCGGTTAAAGAAAGCCAGATACCGCGACTCAATTAGGACGTTGTGTAATCATTATGTGGTACTTCCGCTTGGAGTTGAGCGTAGGCAACCGACCTGTGCTTGGTGCCTGGCGCTAAAGGCAAAGTGAGGAGCCCCAGCGGGTTCCTTGAACAGATCCAATTACCTTGAGAGGAAACGACCATGCCAGAGATAAAAGATACGCACACCGTCTACGGGCCAAGTCCAAAGTACGAAGTCAAGAGTAGTAAGGTCGTCACTTACAAGATTCGACCATGCCCGTTCTGTCACAAAGCTCCGAAGGAAATTATGCATATGACCACAGGGGCGATCCTCAAGGACGGATCGATAGAAGAGTCGCGTGCCGTGACGTGCCAGTGCGGAATTTACGGACCAATTCGTGATAGCGCGGCCAGTGCCGTCGCTGCGTGGAACGGGATCGAGTGAAGGCAAAACGAGGAGTTGGCGCGGTGTCGTAGTGTCGGCGGCCCGTGATTAAAGTGGCTTGCCGTTGAGCGTGCATCGACTTTGGCCGAGGTCTGGACGCATCTCGGCACGCGCCAAAGTAAAGGCAAATCTAGCAACTGTCCGGGGATGCCGGAGAGTTGAACAGGCCGAAGACTTTTTACAGGAGGAACGATGAAGAACTGGCGTGGGCCGTTGATTAAGCTGACAAACGTACACAATCGTCCAGTTAGCCCAGTATACGTTCGTGCGTTTGACGTGAGGGAGATCTGGGCACGGATGGGTTCTGGCAATTCACGCTTGCTGCTCCGGTCTTCGAGGGAGAATCTTCTGGACGTTGCGGAGATGCCGGAGGAGGTGGCGGAGCTGATTGCTGCTGCTGAAGCCAGGTACATCATTCGATCGGGGGGCTGACGATGGACACTGGCGAGATGTGGCGTGGTGTTCAGCGGGCTGCGGACCAGAAGGAGATTGATGCGTTGGCATGTGAGCTTGCCCGGCTGGCTGGGCGTAACGAGCGTCTTGAGGTTGTGATTCACGGGATACGGCGCATGGCGGAGAGCGGGTGTTCCTTGAAGGACATCATTGATGCTTGTGAGGCGGAGCTGCCTGAGTCGTTGCCGGGGGAGTTGGGGGGACTACCTTAAAGCGCCCTTTGCGGGGCGCTTTTTTTAGCTATCAGGCAGGTGGTGTAAAATACCCCCCAGTATGCGTTAGCATATATTAAGGAGCGTTCCGTTAATCCCCCATAACCCTTTTCTACGGAGAGAGTTGCATGAGTCAGTTCCCAAAGAACCAGCATGACCGGGACGCGTTGTTGAATCCTGGTGAGCTGAAGAGATGGGTGGCCGACATAGTAGACAACAAGTTCGCTGTGTGCCATGTCTGTCTGCGCGCTTGGCGGCGTGTGGATGGTAAACGGTATTTCGAGACGTCGCCGCAGATCTTCAAGCATCACAGGTCGGTCTCAGCGATGCATACGGTTATATGCCCGGAGTGTGCCGCGAGCGAGGAAGACAGATGGAAGCGGCAGTGTGTTAGTGCGAGGGTAAACCGTAAGTCGCGCATAGCCATGGTGAAGATCCTAAAGTCGGAGAGGGATTTGTAGTGAGAAAGGAGGAGCAAGTGGGACACGAAGTCATCTGCCCGATCTGTCATAGGGTTTGGGTGTGGCAAGGCGATGATGCGCTGTATAACGTGGCTGGGTACATGGTAGTTGTGTATGGAAAGCCCACCAAGTTGGACAGATGTACTTGCCCTACGTGCAGCCATATACCAGCTCCCAGGCATATCCCACCTAATGGGCCAGGTAATGTGCCCGAGGTAAACCCCTGGCAGGAGAATGCCATCAGGGCACTAGAGGGATAGGTTGAGAGCCCACCCAAAGCCGTTCCCTGCCACGAATATTGCCCGCTGCGAGTAGGATGCATCTATACGCAAGCTGGTAGCTGCACTAGCTTTACATGGTGCAGTGAGATTCTGACGTAACCTAACAGAATCTCAGCCGTACGGGTTAACCCCTTATTAAATAGGGGGTTACCTGCGTTAGCATACCATGGCCGAGAGTTGTGCTTGTCCAGAGGGTAACCCGGGGGCTTGATGCGATACGTCAGGACCGGGCTGTGCCTGAGGCTTGCGCGACTCTCACTCGCGAGGAGAAACACATGAGTTGGATGACCTACGGACTGATCGGCGCTGCGGCACTGGTGGGCGGGTTGGGCATCTACGCCTGCTGCAAGCGCAAGAAGGGCGGCTCGAGCAAGGTCAGCGGCAGGCGCCACACGTCGGAGCCCAAGTTCAAAGCGTCCAAGGACAAACGCTTTGACAAGCACCGCCGCTTGGCGTTGGCCGCGCTGAAGCAGGCGAACAGCTTGCAGAAGAAGTTGGCGATGGCCATCGCCAAGAACGACAAGTCCTTGGCGAAGAAGGTCACGAAGCGCCTCGAGGCGCTGAAGACCCAGATGGAGCGTCTGCACCTGAAAGGGGCAGCTGTGGCGGCCTGAACCGCCCTGCCGCCGGCTCCTCCGGGAGCTGGTGGCGGAAGAAACGCGCGCGATCATCGCGGGCGTTTTCTTTTGATATGGCTTAAAGGAGTCGCTTGACTACGGCTGCTCCGGTGGCGGAAGAGCCGTTCAGCGGGATATGGCGTACAGGCTTCTCGAACTGCATGGGCCGGCAATCCATCGGGAAGTGGCCGCCGGTGTCGCCCCAGTGGATATAAACGGCTGCCGTGGGGATGTTGAGGATAGGTGCCCACAGCGTAGTGCCGGTCTCACCCCCGACGTGCACAGCGGCCATGCTGATCAGGGCCAGGCTGTCCATCGGGTCCAGATCCTCATTCCAAAGGGGATAACAGTTTTTGGGCGTCCGCATCTTCGCCGCCGAGTCCTTGGTGCCGATCAGCACGACTGGGCAGATTTTGCCGATCTCCTCACACAGCTCAGCCCACCAGCCGGGCGGTGCGTTGCGGTGTTGATTGTAGGCAGCGTCGTAGAGTGGTTGGATGGTAATGAAGCCGCTGTACAGCTTGTGCTTATCCAGCAGGGCGCGAACCTTCGTGCAGTTCTCCGGTTTGGGCTGGATGCTCGGCCTGCAGATCTTGTTCTTCCGTAGCCAGAGCCAGATCCGCCACATGTTCGTGTGGTACATGACGTAGGCGGCGGGCTTGGGGATTTCCTCTGTGGAGGACTCGGCGATCCACAGTTCATCGGCGATGCCCCGGAACATCCATTCGATGTCCAGGTGCTTGGCCCAGCTCACTTCTTCGCGGTTTGGGTCATCGACGACGATGATGTGGTCGTGGGGATTGCGTGTGCGCCAGTCCAGCAGCCAGACGTAGGCTGCCGCCCGGTCGCCCATGCGGAATGCCCCGCCGTGCAGCTTGGGCTTATGGCGCCCAGAGAGGTCCATGAATGCCCGGCGCCCGTGGTGCTCTGACAGCAGTAGCTTCTTCATCATTTGCCCTTGAGTAGTGCCGTCTGGATGTTCTGTTCGCCGCTGGGCAGTGTGCCGCGAATGGCGTCCTCCAGATCAGCGCACGTGTACATGGTATGGCCATAGAAGAGTGTGGCCAGTGAACACAGGGTGAAGTAGTGAAGATGCTCGCCGGGCCGGTAGTGCTTCCATTCGCGCTTGTAGGGGAACCAGCGCGGCCTGGCCGGGAAGGACACCAGGATCCACTTGGCTCGCTTGGCCAGGTGGGTGACGGCCTTGAAATCGGGGAAGTGTTCGAGCGAGTCGAAGAAGGTCACGACGTCCCAATGCTCGTGGCCTTCCAGTGGCATTTCGCGGACGCCGTAGTCCGCGTGGTGGACGTCGTTGCCATATGCGTCGAAGCCGGCCTTCAGCGCCGCCTTCACGAAAGCACCATTCCCGTACCCGACGTCAAGCAGCTTGCCCTTCGGGCAGAATGACTTGAGGTAGCCCAGCCGAAGGTAGCTCATGGCCTCGGTGGTTGGGTACATGTCGTAGCGATTGTGGATGTAGTCTTTGTCGTAATGTGCGGTGACAGCCAGCGTGGACTGGTAGATGTGGTCACAGGCGCAACGCGACAGCCCGTCCAGCTCTTCAATGGGATGAGTGTGGCATACGGGGCAGATCATCAGACAAACCCTCCAGTTCGGGACCATCATACAGAGTATTGATAGCCCCGTCCACACCTGGAGCCAGAAAAGAAACGGAGAGACAGATGAGTCATTGTGCTTGGCATGTAAAGTTCCTCGAGGGTTCACCTGACTGTGATGACAAGCCAATTCGCATTCCAGGGGGTGTACGTGTTGTGTACGGGGGGAATTATATTGATCATACGCTTGCTGGAGAGACTGTTCGCCAGGTGGCGAAGCGGTGGCGTTGTTTCTTTTCTATACGCAGACGTTCGAGGTGTTTTGTAAATGAGCAGCCTTCCAACCGTAATTACAGACTTGAACCTGGGGACCGTTTGGAGTTCGTTCCACCTGGCGATTGTTGCCGATAACTCTTGATAACGGAGGTGATCATGCGAGTTAGGTTCAATGTGCAGTTTGAAGGGGACTGGTTATATTTGGATTTAGAGATTCCTATTACTCCTTTCCCAGGGTTGGTTGTTTGGGAACTGCCGGGCTTTCCAGGCGAGCCGTTTTTTGTAAAGTCGGTCGACTACATGTTTAAGGGTGGTTACTCGACTGTTATGTACGGTCACGGTGACGATGAAGACGACGTCGAGTATCCCCCGTTATACGGCGAGTTTGCCAAGCGGCTGATTAACGCTGGCTGGCGATCTGGTATTGATACGGATCGGATAGAAATAACGTAACAGCCATTACCAACCAATCTGTCGTTTCGTAGTTCAAACCCAACACAACGATAACGGAGGTGCCAGTGAGAAAGAATGCAGCATCAGCGGGACAGTGGAAGCGGCGATCGTCGGCGAGAGCCGAGGCGCCAAGCAAAGTGAAGTCTCCTGCTACGGTTCTGAAGGAGGTTTCCGCCTATGTACGGGAGGTGGATCCGCCCAAGCGAAGGTGTGAGCTCTGCAGGGCGTTCCTGCGGAGTGGAAACAACACCAATAGGTGTGCGCTGTGTGTGCGGAAGCTGAAACCGAAGGAGTTGGAGGAGTGAGATGATAAGGAAAAGAAGTGAGCTGTTGCGCGGTACGATCTGGAATCACATAATGCAGGGGAGTGACGCACTGTATATCGCCTTGTCAGTCGATGACAGTAATTCTCTCGGTAGACGGTCCAGTGAACACCAACTGTGGTCGATCACATTATCGCCCTTAAACTGTTGTGGATTGGTGTGGTCACGCACAACTGACAACTGCGTTGTCTTCCCACCTCATACGTGGAGTCCTGCTACATATGATGCTGTCATACGGGGGACTGATTGGGCGGCACAGCGTGGCGTGTTTCTGACGCCGCTGTGTTGGCGACTTTACGCAGGAGATCAGGATGCAGGCGGACAAGCGGTGCAAGGACTGTCACAGGGGGGTGCTGGAGCACAGGTCCGGTGACCTGTGGGCATGCCGCCGCTGTGGTGCGAAGTGGTACAGGAACTTTCACGGGAAGATGCTTCCAGTAAAGGAGTAGGAATGATTCACGTTGATTTGGGGAATGGCCGCTCCATCAAGATCGAGTGGCACCACAGGCCGAAGGAGCGGTACAGCATTGCCACGGCGTTGATGATCACGAAGGAGGGGACGGTCGGCGACGCGGTCAGCACCATGTCCAAGTGCCACCCGAATGATCCCTGGAGCAAGGAGCAGGGCAGGCGCGTGTCGTTGACGCGGTTGCTCGAGGTGTTGACGTACCACGGGGTGGATGACCTGGCGTACATGCTGCCTAACAAGCTGACGAAGATGGACCGGACGTTGATCTGGGCGGCATACTTCGGCAGGAAAGCTGCAGCATTACAGCAGCCTTCCAGCAGCATTTCCGCAGCAATTCAGCAGTAATCCTGCAGTCTTCTGAGGAGGAGTCATGAGTACAACATACACGGCGTACACCGTGATCGGTGTGCGCCTGCATGAGAACCAGCTGGTTCGGTACAGGAAGGTGAAGGGTTGTAACTGCTTCGATGTGGACCCACGCAACAAGTTCTGTCCGCACTGCGCGGCGCCGGTCAGCAAGTCGCACAAGTATTATGTTGGCGTGTTCAACGGCGAGCGCGATCAGCTGGAGCGTGAATTGGACAACGGGCTCAAACTGGTCCGGCCTTACCACGACAGCGAAGATGTGTTCCTTGGTAGTGTGTTTGGGGTGGATCACGACGTCGGCTCAGGCGACTTCACTTGGAACTTTCTCCACTGGCCGGACATGGAGTTCGTCATGTCGACCAAGGAGAAACTGCGGCATATGTTGGAGCTGCATGAGCTATGGGATGAGCGTGATTTTGGGATTTACACATTCCTTGGCATCCGTTGAGGAGGAAACATGAACCTGTGCACAAAGCAGAAACGGAGGAGCTGATGGGTAAGCAGAAGGTAACAGCGCAGCCGCTAGAGGTTCTTCATCAGTTGGCAAAGGACATCGTACACGGGCATATATTCACGCATCGGCATCTCGAGGACGTGAAGCTGGTCATCCACGTGTTCCTGCCTATCGGACTTGGGGGACTGGATGACATTGATTACAGCTCCCTGGGCATGATCTATGCACGCCGGGACTCGGCCATCAGGCTGAGTATTAATGGTCACCCCGTCTTCAGGGAGTGTTCATTGCTGAACAAGAAAGATGCGAAGGCCGTATGGAAGATGGCCAACGAGATGCACGAGGCGGTTGAGCGGGTGCAGATACCGGCGAAGAAGAAAGTTACCGGTCGTAGACGGCAGGTCTTCAAGCGTAAACGGAGGAGCTGAAGGGATGGATCGGGAATTGGAGATATCGGTCATGCGGGCGGTTTTCGGCGAGAAGAGAGTGGAGCCGTGGATTCCTGCGCTGGAAGCCGCCTTGGATACGGCGGATGAGGACCGGCGGGGGTCTGTTTCGGAGTTGTTCAAGCAGATCTTCGCTCAGAATGCGAAGTTCAATGCCTTGACCGGAAGACAGAAAGAGCTCGCGGAAGAGGCGGAGGAAATCCGCAGGTTGGTTAATGGGGACGGTGGTGCGCCAGCACTCGACACGGTCATGCGGACTGAAGAGCGCGTTAACAGGCTACACGATAACGCGGTCCGTATTGAGCGAGAGTCGGCGTGGTCGTTCATCCAACTGATGGTCAGCGTCCGTAAGCTGCGGAAGCTGATGGAGGACGCGGAGCCTGGTTCGTCCATCAGGCTTGAGGCGCAGATCAAGCGGGAGGCCGGATTGGAATAGGAGGGAGATCTAAGATGCCCTGTCAGGATCCGTGGCCGGAGGGAACGCGCGCCGCTGAGGAGGAAGGGTGTCGCGCGCGGTTGGATAAAGTCACGCAGTTCCTCTGCTGGCTCTGCGGTGAGCTGGAGGAGGATAAGCTTCTGGATAAGTACACCCGGAACCACGAAGAGCTGCGGAAGTGGAAGGACGAGCATGACAACGCAGACATGAATCGCGTCTATCTCGAGATGTACCGGTTCGTCTGTAGTGGTAGGTGTGACCCAGATGAGTGGGAATTGCTGGGTGGCCACTTTATCAATCTTGCGCTCAAGGTCCATCCCGTGAGCCGTTCCCATCGGAAGTGGTTCTTGCGGATGGCGCATCAGGTGTGTCTTGCGCGCAGGAACGAGCTGCGCGCCCATACCAAGAAGATGTCGTTGAAGGCAAAAGTGTTGAAGCGGCTGTCCCCCGAGGAACGCGAAGCGCTGGGGTTCAGCAACAGAAAACCCAAACCCAAGAAACGGAGGAAGAAGTGACTGAGGCGATGAAGGAAGCGGCGGATAGGTTGAACATGGCGATGAGGACCGCCCTGACGACGTTTGCCGGCGAGCTGGACATCACCGAGATCGAGCGCAAGCACTGGCAGGAGTTGACGGCGCAACTGAAGGCCAAGGAGGCGGAGTTGGCCCAGCGCGAGAAGAATGTCAAGAACCGGGAGGAGTCGGCGAAGGACGTGCACAAGATCGCGGCTGACAGACTGCTCCGGGAGAAGATCGCGAAGGAAAGCGCCGATCAGTCGAATGCGAAGTGCAAGAAGGCTGAAAAAGAGAGGGACGAGGCGCGGGCTGACAAGAAGCGTCTTGAAGACGTGATCGAGGCGCTCATCAAGGAGAAGAAAGAGTTGGCTGCACGCGTGGCCGACTTGACGCGGGCGTGTGCTGAACTGGAGGCGCAGGTGCCTGTGAAGGGAGGCGCTGATGTCGGATGAAGTCTGTGCCAAGCCGACCCCCGTGGGGCCGAGCTGGCATTCGCAGGTGCAGGTGAAGGAGATGCCCAAGCCCTCGGCGCCGGCGCAGTCGCAGCCGGCTGAGGTGAGCACGTTCATTCCCGGCGGCTCGATCGTCAAGCCGGAGACGAGTGCCGGGATCACGCACAAGAACGCGCTGCATCAGCAGGATGTGCATCGGCTGATGTACGTGCTTGAGGGTACGGTACGCACGATCACGTATTCGTTGACGATGCTTGGCATTCGTGGGGTAGACTTTGCGATAGCCGAGAAGCAGCTCCATCTGGCCGGCATGGACCGGTGTCCGTACTGTGATCGGTGGTTCAGGGAGGAGTACCGGCAGGGCCGTGGCAGGGCTGGCGCGTGTTACCTGTGCCAGATCGGAGACGACGCCTACTAGGAGGGCTTCATGCGAGTCTACGTTGCTGTTGTCCATCATCGGCATGGTGAGGATATGTATCTCAGTTGTTCGATGAATGATCTGTTCAGGCAGTTGTACGGGTACGTCACTCAATGGTGGGGTGAATTCAAGGACGACGAACCGATCCCAGCGGACCACAAGGAGGCCGTCAAGGCGTACTTCGAGGAGGCCGAGGGCTATGACAGCGACGAGCACGAGTGGTACACGGTGGACTCGCACGACTTGAAGGAACCGAGCCCGATGTCGCCGCCCATCTACGACATCCTGGACGTGGTCGCGGGGCACATCGGTCGAACTGGTCCGATCAACTTCATGGACCATGGGACTGAGAACATCTTGGTGGTCGATGCGAATCTCACCCGGAAGGAGTTCATCCTGACAGTGGACAAGGCGGGTGACGGCAATGAGGAGTCGTACGAGATGCACTTCCGGCTGAAGAAGGTCAAGCGAACAAGGACGGACCGCGAATGAACCCTACCCTGTGGGTGCTTGTATCGTTGCTCTTCTTCGCCGTGGGTGAGGCAGCGTCGAAGCTGTGGTCGGAAGGGTGTACGGACTGGTGGGCGATCGCTGCGGTGGCCGCTTACATCACCTGCGAGGTGCCGTGGCTGGTGGCCATACGCGAGCACGGGCACCTGACGTCGTTGGGGACGTTCTGGTCAGTTGGGGCGGTTGTGGTCACCATCCTTGTAGGCATGGTGGCCTTCGGGGAGTCCATTACCATGCGGCAGGGTATTGGGCTGGCGATCGCCTTTGTGGCCTGCTGGCTTCTGAGCTGAGGAGTTGATCGTGAAGAGATTCCACCCTTTGGGGTTCATAACACAGGTGGAAGCGCATCTGATGCGCGCGCCAGACTCAGAAGAGGTCCGGTGTGCGCTGGACCTGATCGCCGTCTGGAAGCAACGGTTCGTGGTGATGCTGGAGAAGAAGAGGAGGAAGGAGCGTTTGCTGAGTTTACAGGAAGCCAGGGACTTGTTTCTCGTCAAGAAGGAGGGTGAGGATGTTCATACCGTACAACGGATTAGTACACGAAGTGCATCAGATCATGCGGGCGAGCCGGGAGCGTCGGGATGAGTCGTTCGTAGAGAAACTGCTGTTCGAGACGGGCGCGCGACTACTGGTCAATCAGAACGGCAACAGTTCCAATACGGTGACGCACTGCATGTTGGAAAGCGCACATTACTTCCTGAGCCATCGCGTACTCTACGTGAGCAACGTGCTGGCAGAGGAGCTGGATGAAACCCGGGTGGAGATACCCCCGGATGAACTCCGGCTGCCATACCATCTGTTTGAGGTGTGCTTCAACGACAACCTGCGGATCAGGGGTCGACGCATACCTTCAGCGCTCGTCCTCATCAAGCCGGACGATAGCACCTTCAACGTGATGGCTGAGCGCTTCCAGAAGATCTCGAACACCGCCATCGACAAGGCGAATGAGGTCTTGCGGAAGGCGGGCAGGCATCCCCTCCCATACAACCAGACGGAAGTTGCGCCCAAGCTGCGCCAGTCGTTCTACCTGCTGTTCCGGTTGGATGGTCAGTTGGACACCTGCCAGCTCCACTTCAGCATGGAGGAGTACAAGGGTGTCAAGACGGATGACGCCATTGAGCGGCTCCTGGCCCAGGGGCCGATCGAGGGGTTCTCCGCCCTTACGCCTGACGAGGTGGACGTCGAGCGGGCGTTGTGTCGGATCATCTTTGGGGCGCTGTGTTACCTCAATGTGAAGGATCCGGAAGTTGAGGAAGGATGGAAGGATCGCAACCGACCGAACATGGGCGTGAAGCCTGCGGGTGTCATGCTGGGCCGGACGATGCGTGCGTCGCCTGATCGGCACATGCGTAAGGGCAGCATGCACACGCTGATTCATCCGCGCTACGTGAACGTCAGGTGTGCCTGGCATCGCCCGTGTGAGGTGAACCCGAAGGCCAAGTCGGGTGGCCATCGGGAGAAAGTCGAGGAGCTGAATGGCCAAGCGTAAGGACTTGACGGTGGCGGACATCGTCGAGATGTGGCTCATCGAGAATGGGTACGATGGGCTGTACCAGGAGGAGTCCTGCGCCTGTCTGGCGACCGATCTGGCGCCATGCTGCGATAACGGCTGGAATTGCTTCCCTGGCGTGTTGGTCAGGTGCAATCCGGAGACATGTGAGCAGGGTGGGGAGTGTCGGTTCCACATCGGACCGAAGGACGACCCGGACAAGATGACCTGCGGGGAGCGGCAGGCCATCCTTAATGACGAAAGGGGAAGCACTCCATGAAGTGCGAGAGGTGTGGGAGGGAGGCGCAGGAACTGAAAACCTGCGTTTGTTGCCGGGCGAATGCTTGCAGCAAGTGCGCGCGGGAGAGCAAGTATGGACCTTCATGTTCCGCCGCGTGTACACGCCAGTTGCGGAAGACTGGCGGCAAGCACCATGTTTGACGTGCTGTTCGGGTGGGCAGCCGATGCGTGGCGTCAGAAGGAGACGCGAGGTTGCCTGACAGAATTCATGTTCATTTCCGCAGGGTTCGCGTTGATCGCGCTGTTGGCGTGGTTGGCGCACAGATTCTGTTAGGAGCGTACAGAAATGAGTAAGCAACGGAAGTCGAAGGCCAAGGACCCGCTGGTTGAGGAGCTGAACAGATGTGCCAAGTGGTTCATCTGTGGGTTCCTGCTGTCGGCGCTAATTCCGGTGATTGTGGTGGCCATGAGTGCTGGCCTCTTATTCGGCATGGACTGGCTGAATGCGCCGGGAAAGGTCGAACGCGCGCCGATCATCGCGAATGAGGTGCCTACAACGCCGGCTGACAGGGGGGCGTATGCGGCTGCGCACTACGTGCCGCCGGACCCTCGCCAGCCCATCAAGCCCGGCAGGTTGCCCACGGCAGCCGAGCTTCGTAATCAAAGAACTGTTGTTGTTCAGGAGCTGGACTTCTGATGGTCAAGATTGGTGACGTGGTGAAGCTTCGACCGCACATTACGTCTGAGCATCTTTTGACGATCTTGTTGCGGTTCGATAAGAGGCAGGTGGAATTCTTACGCCAAGCGAAATTCAGGGCGGATCATATCTTCTGGCATAGTAGGTTCGGCCTGATGACGAGAGCCTCAATGTACTGGTGTCCCCCGTTCCAGCCCGGCTTGTGGCTGGAGTGGTGCGACGAGAACTATGTTAAACTCGGCTACCTGGAGGTGGTGGATGGCTCTTGATCAGTTTGCTGTAGGTGACAGGGTACGGATGGCTGAGTGGGTAAAGCCCGAGCATCTGCGTGTGTTGGGTATTTCTGAGAGGAATACTATTATATGGCTTCTCTCTGCTGAGTTGGTGGTGGTCTGCGGAGAGGACGGGGCTTACCGGTCCTGCGGGAGGGTGATTCAAGTTGATAACGGAATCCGTATGCCGTTGTTCGTTAAGTGCTGTTACCTAAGGAGGGTCGATGGGCGATCTATATCCTGAGTTGAATGGGTCGTATGTACGGATTGGTAAGTGGGTGACGGTCGAACACGTAAGACGGCTTGGGCTCATGACGACTACTAGACAAAACGTTTACGAATTGTGGCGTGACTGCTCATTTTTTCAGGTGGTGCGTAGTTACGCACATGATGACGTTGGAAGAGTGGCTGAGCTGGACCTGATCAGGCATTCAGGTACCGGTTTGATTTGGTGGAACGGGGCGATCGTGAAGTGGTGCTGGCTCGAACTCGTGGCGGAGAGCGAGTTGCCTGTCACATCTCCAGTAGTATTTACTTCTGGATATGTCACAGGCTACGCCACTGGAGTGACGTCGACTTTGTCGTCGTACACGTCATACGTGATTACATAGGTGCCGCGTGAGCTGGACCATGCCTGTCATTGTGACGGGAAGGCCGGTGCGGCAGAAGCAAGGAGGCACTCAATGCTGAGTGTGGTCGAGAAGATGTCGTTCAGCTGTCATACCCCGGAGGCGAGGAAGGCAGTCGCTGAGCTGTTCCGGTTCCTGGGTACGCTTTCCCGTACGGAGCGCGTGGCCCTGGACAATGTCGTTGGCTCTTGGTACGGCGCCACCATGGACTGCGGTCCGTTGATGGCCGCGTCGGAGAAGAACGAGGACTTCGCGTTGGCTGCGAGGCTCCTGGACCGGCTGGCTCAGTCGAATGGGCACGAAGTGAAGCTGGAACCGTCGGCGGCTGTCCTGCCCGCGACCATCGCTTCACCCGAGGATGGGAACGGTAAGGCGCTGATTCGCAGGATGGCCCGGTTGTCGACGATCCGACCCAGCAGAATCAACTCGATCCGGAGGTGGCTGCTTACGCTGCCGAAGGGGTCGGTTGTTACCTACGAGCAGGTGGCTTCCCGATTCTACGGTGACCATCCTGCCCGTGCTGGCAGCTGCTTCACACAGTTGTGCGGTCTCGATAAGGTGTTGAAGAAGGTTGGGCATGCCAAGTACCAACTGACTCGAAACGCTGCTACCAAACTCCGCAAGGGTCTGACGTACTTCGACGGGGATAAGTATGCTAAGAAGGCACCTGACAAAACACTCTTTGACTGATGCCGTGGGGCGGGGAACGAGTGGCCACTTCCCCGCCCACGCTCTTGGAGGTGATGCCAGTGAATAGCGGCGCAGTAACAATGGTCAAGTCTGGTGCTGTGGTGCTCATCTGCCCGTGGGTTACTGTAGACCAAGCGAGACGCTATTGGGACAATGTAGACCGCGACATGTTGCAGCATTACAAAGGGAAATTCTTGCGGGTAGAACGGATGGAGCATGACGTGACGTTTGGAACGTGGGCACAGGTTTCAGCGATACCGAACGGTAATGGTGGTGTTTTCTGGTTAAAGACCTGTCTTCTCATGCTTGCCAGTGATTCACCACTGATATAGTATAGGTTGATGAGGTTCTGCAACCTATGCAAATGGGAAGGCGCTGCCTTCGAGTTGGATGGGGTTATCCAACGGTGCCCGGCTTGTGGCAGCTCAGAGGGCAATCGTTCGATGTTCCACGAGATGGGCAATCGGGGCTTGCGCCCACCCCCATATAGCGGTTTACCGATGCTGGCGATGAATGTCGGGGACCGTATGGGCAGTCATCTGCGCGGCCACTTCAACGTGGCCACATTCGACCTGAAGGGATACGACCTTGGCAACCGAGAGTTGCCATACTCAGACGAGCTCTTTCATCTGGTTGTTCAAGGTCGTCCCTTCGATTACTTCTACTACGACGCCGATCTGGTTCACGAAATCTACCGTGTCACAGCAAAAAGTGGCCGATACATCTCATACGTGAACCCGAAGCCGGCAGGTGCTTCCTACAAGAAGCGTACTCCTGACGGTCGGTGGCGTGAGTACAGCATACAGACATACCTGGACCTGGTGCGTGGTGCCGGGTTCAGACCAATCTTCAGGGACATGTCAGCTTCAGATGATTTTGGGGCGACAGTGGTCATAGGAGTAAAGGAGGAGCATGCCTCAGATCCTGCAATTCCCGCCAAAGACTCAGCCAGAGGCGGGAACGAAGTTCATTTACACCATCCTGACCAGGTACGGTGACGGTAACGCGACGTACTGGAGCCACAACTGCACGATCGAATACGCACGCGGCATTCTAAAGAACCTGACCAGTGCCAAGTACCGCGTGCGCTACTTCAAGCAGAAGAAGCATCACGAAACGGCGTTAGCGAGCAAATGCCCGGATTGCATCAAGGAGGGTGCCCGGATTGCGCGCCTGATGGCGCTCATTGACAACAGCAGAGAGGACTAAGGGGTAAGACTGACCCCGGGATGTACGGATGGGTTTCCCTGTCCAAGTTGCCCAACGGCATCCCGGGGTTGGATTTAAGCGGAGAAGATATGCAGAGAATCCGACGTGCCTGTAAACGGTTGCTGCTCGTGCGTGAAGATTTCAAGTCTGACAAGGCGGAAGTGTTGGCCAGCGGGCGCTGCATGCTGCTGGAGGTGTCGGCGCTGCTGACGGAGCTGGCCGATGAGTTGGCAGGTAACGGTAGTATAGAGGCGCAGAGTGAGCGTCGGCTGTATGAGTTTATGTCACTCAAGCTGTCCGTTGCGAATGAAGTCGCGGATTCAGAAGAGGTGGGGGAAGTTTACGCGTTGCTCTGCGAGCTACGTGATGTAGAGGGGAAAGGGAATTTAAGTGCAGGATAGGTGGCCGGACGTCGTACATACAGAAGAGGAAACGGAAAAGAAGATGCACGAGTGCCTTAAGGTGAGAACAAGCTGGGCGCAGCGTGAGCTGCGCGAGCTGCTCGATGCGCTGCTCGGGGAGGAAGTCATGGAGGAGGCGGTATAGGAACCCGCCTGAAAGGGGAACCGATGGAACTGGCTGACTTTCGCGAAGCTCGTAAGCTGATGATTACCAGGCTTGGCAAGTTCACGAAGCTGTTAAGGAAGGGTGCAGCGCCTGAGGTCATGGCGTTTGCGTTCGTCCTGGTGGAGCAGGCAGCATACTGGTGCTACGGCAAGGCGGTCAACGAGGCCGTATTAGCTGCTCACTCGCGTAGGTCTTCGGGCGCCAGTTGCCGCATAGACCACGCCAATCTACGCTCGCTCAGGCGGGCAGCCATCATTCTGCGTAAGCGAATCGTGATCCGCTGTGAACCCCGCGACATTGCGGAGCAGTTCCTGCTCATCGAATCGCTTGCATTGCTCTTCTTTGGGAAGGAGGTTCTGGACTTCAGACTTCTTGAGCATGTGCAGTTCGCCAGGTTGCAGCATGGGCGTTGTCCAGGCTGCGGCCTGTCCGTGAATCACGTGCATGAGGAGCTCTGGTTGTGCGATCGGTGCACAACGATCGCGCAGGATCAGGCTGCCGTAGACGGCGAGGCGATCCTACATGCTGTAGCGCAGGGTTGATTCTGTGCGGTTCTAACAGAATACCTAATTAGTATCCGGAAACGTGCTTTAATTAGTCCCGGTTTCATAGGGAAATGGTATCTTTTTCTGTAATATTTGCACAGGAAAATTAAGGCGCAGGCGTGTAAGGGTTTGTGAGAAAAACTTTTTGGTTTCACGCATACTCTTTCATCTGGACGAGGTTCTACCTTCGAATAAGATGGATGGTCTCGCGGCGAGTGCCGACGAACGCCAACCAAAGCGGACTACCTGGGTCCGCTCCATTCGAAGGGGGTCTCAAATGCAAACGCTGGAAGCCGCTCCGTCAGTATCGACATGTGAATTCGGAGCGCTGGCCAAGGGTATCTATGAGCACAAATACTCTTGGTTGAAAGATGACCAAACGAAGGAAAGCTGGCCTGAAACGTGTCGGAGAGTGGTAACCCACGTAGTACATCCGTACCTGCCCGCCTTGGCCGATCCCATCTACGAGTTGCTGGTCCAACGGAAGTTCATGCCGGGCGGTCGCTATCTTTACGCCGCCGGAAGGAAGTTCCATCAGGTCAACAACTGCTTCTTATTCGACGTGGAGGACAGCAGGGAAGGCTGGGCCGGCTTGATGTTCCGCGCCACGCAGGCGCTGATGACGGGCGGTGGCATTGGGACGGTGTACAGCAAGTTGAGGGCTGAAGGCGAACCAGTGAAGGGCATGGGCGGGCAGTCGACGGGTCCAATTTCGCTGATGAACATGGTCAACGAAGCCGGACGACACATCATGCAGGGCGGCTCGCGGCGTGCAGCGGTATGGGCTGGACTCCACTGGAACCACAAGGACTGCCACAAGTTCGTCCACCTGAAGGACTGGCCGGAATTCGTCAAGGCGCGCAAGTCAGAGGACTTCAACTTCCCAGCTGCCATGGACGGCACGAACATCAGTGTCATTCTGGATGATGCCTTCTTCACCGCCTACAACGACAAATCGAACCCACAACACCAACAGGCGTACGACATTTATTGGGACGTGGTGTGGCAGATGTGTCGTTCAGGTGAGCCTGGATTCTCAGTCGACGTCGGCCCGAATGCTGGTGAACATCTTCGCAACGCATGCACGGAAATAACCAGTTCGGATGACAATGACGTCTGCAACCTAGGCAGTATTAACCTGGCCCGGATTGAGAGCAAAGAAGAGATGGCAAGGGCGGTCGAGCTCTCGACCGCCTTTCTCATTTGCGGCACCCTCTATTCGAAGGTGCCATTCCCCGAAGTGGCCGACGCGCGTGAGCGCAACCGCCGGCTCGGCCTTGGCCTCATGGGCATCCATGAGTGGTTGCTTGTCCGCGGAAAGCGCTACGGCGCCGATGAGGAGTTGGGCACGTGGATGTCTGAGTACGTCAAGTCGGATGAATATGCCGCTAACTACTGCAAGCAGCTGAACATCTCCGTCCCGAAGAAGACGCGTGCGATCGCCCCGACAGGCACCATCAGCATCCTGGCTGAGACCACGTCCGGAATCGAGCCGATCTTCTGCGTGGCGTACCTGCGTCGTTACCTCAAGGGACGCCAGTGGCACGCGCAGTACGCCATTGATAACACGGCCCGCCGCCTGATCGAACGCGGTATCCCGGTCGAGCAGATCGAGGATGCGTACGAGCTGGCAAAGGACGTGGAGCGCCGGGTGTCGTTCCAGGCGTGGATGCAGCGGTATGTCGACCACGCGATCAGCAGCACCATCAACCTGCCGGAGTGGGGCTCCGAGTACAATAACGGCGACACGGTTCGGCCCTTCGGCGAGATGCTGGTCAAGTACCTGCCGGGGCTTCGCGGCGTGACGGCATACCCGGATGGGTCGCGTGGTGGCCAGCCTTTGACGCCCGTGAGCTACAAGGCAGCCATTAAGAAGGAAGGCGTGGAGTTTGTGGAAAATACGAACTGCACGTCAGGGTCGTGCGGCGTTTGAACGTCGTACGAAAAACCAAGGTAACAGAAAGCCGCAGCGATGAGCTGCGGCTTTTTTGTTTTGAGGAGATTGTAATGGCGAAGGACAGGGAAGACTCAACGTCAGCATCAGCAACCAACCTTACGTGGACTCCGTTTGATGTGAAGAATGCTCCACGGCACCGGCTGTACAAGGTGAATTACGCACTCGAGCTGGCGCTAAACCCGGAGCTGGCGATTGATCACGTCGCTGATATAGCTTTCAGCTGGGGTAACATGGATCACGGTCAGTTGGAAGACGAAGTTAACCGTCGGTTGCACATCTGCCGCTGCCGTAAGCTGGTTGTCAAGCTGCCTGATCCTCCGCCGTTCCCATCGTACATTTCCAGGGACGATTGGCGTGCTCTGGTGAGTTAACAAGGAGAGTGGGATGTCATCCATCGAGAACCTACTGGGTGTGCGATTCACCTCATACAGGGGTGTATCGACGATTGAGGTTAGCAACGCGTTGTTAAAGCGCTGGATGCCCTTGGGGATGTACTTCTTTGGGGTGATCATCCTGCGCGGTCGGCAGTCGAGAAACACCAGGGCACACGAGTATTGTCACTACCTTCAGGCGAAGGAGGACTCGTTGTTCTGGTTTAAGTATTTGTTTGAGTATGCCCGGGTAGGTTACTGGGCCAACAAATACGAACGGGCAGCGCGGATTTTCGCGTTGCGATCCCGTTGTTCCTCTCTCTTTCGGCGAAGCCAGTATATGCCTTTTGCCAAACCGTAGGCGCCTAACCCGCCACCTACGAGTCCTGCGACTGATGGGGTTAGTGAGGCTTTGGCGGGTATCTTCTTTAGCCACTTGTTGACTAACTTTTGGCGGCTTCCCATTGTGGCCTGCCAGCCTGGCCAGTGTTTGGCTATGTATTTTGCTGGGTTCCGTTCCCCGGCAGCCTGTTCGAGTTTCCAGCCGCCGTACATACCACCGGCGGCGCCGAGAAGCGCAGCCAGTGGTGCCATTCCTTCTCCTTCGCGGATGTCTTTAACACCCTTGTAGACACTTCCACCCAGCGCGGATCCCATCGCCAGCCTGATCAGGGGGTTGTACAACCTGTCCCATTTTGGGAGATTGAACTTGGTTCCGTAATAACCGACTGGCTCATACTTATCTGAGCGCAGGTAGTCGGAAGCCAGTTCATAGCCTTTTGGGGCTTTAAGGCCGGGATCGACGCCAGAACGACGCATAACGTCAGCAGGTCCTGTTGAGCAGACGTTACCTTTGCAATTTGGTAATGGTACGCTGGGTGGAAGGAAGATTCGCCCTGCCGCTGTTGCGAGCAGTTTGTTTGGTGAGTATTCCTCTTTCGCCAATTCGATGGCATTTCGTGCGATACCTTTCTGTTGTGTGGCTGTCAGCTTTTTTGGTCTGAGTAGCACACCCCCGCGCTGGTTCTTCAGTAGGGTATATAGCGGGTCAGCACCACCAGCCATATGGGACATACCCTCATTTCCGAGGATTTCTGCATGATAGTATGGGGCGCCGCTCAGTATCGGTGTGACTGCTCGCCAGGCCGAGTAGGGAGCTTTGTTGTGGGTGAGAACGACATCCCCTGGCCGACTCTCCATGAACAGGTCGTGTGCACCCATTCGTTTGACTTTACCAAGATCCATCATTGGTTTCTGTCCGATTAGGGGCGACATCACGGATAAGCCAGTTCCCAGCCCTAATACGTGCTCTAGCCGCAGTTTTTGTTTATTCTCTTCCTCTGCCTGGTTGGAGTACCGGGCAGCTGCGATGATCGCTTGTTTTAGCAGTGACATATTTGTTTGATCTCCTGGGATAAGTTTATGTGTCCCCAGGCGTCAGTCAATAGCTGCTCAGGGCATCAAAACGGGGTGCCTGCAGGCGTTAGAATACATTGTGGCCCTTTTCATTCACCTAAAGGAGGATCAGATGAGAGACGACGTTGGATGCAACGAGGTCGTTACGCTCAAGGCGAAGGATGTGCCTTTGGTCAGCCGGCTCATCCAGCTGGGGCGGAAGTGGACGGTCTTTTCCCTGAAAAGCAATCCGGAGGAGTTTTATGTCATCAAGACTCCGATGGGGCAGGTGGTCCATGAACACCTGAAGGCCAAGTACGGCGACGATCTCGGGATCATATACCAGCCCGACGCCGAGAACTGCGATTTGTGTCCGCATCCGCACGGCTGTCCGCGCGACCAGGCGAAGCTCCGGCAGATCACGAAGATCGGGTTGCCAGCCTGACGGGTCTTTGCTAATCTGGATCAGGGTGATCAATGGCGCGAAAGAAGAGTAAACAGACGACCGCCATGACGTTCATCGGGGGACCGATGGACGGCTCTGAGGTCACCCTCAAACTTGAAGAGAGTGCCGACATCACGCTGCAGCCGTCGGAAGTTCCAGCTTCGGTGATGGTTCTCTTCCGGGCTTGCACCTACCGCGTGAACGTCGACAAGAAACGGCTGTACCACATTCCCCTGAAGTAAGTTTCCTGCCCGTCAGCGAGTGCTGGCGGCGTTCCCCGCGCCTGGGTTGGTTCCCGCCGCCCAGGCGTTTTTCTTTAGCTAGGAGGACAGGATGGTCATCAAGTTGATAGCGGTTCATAACAAAGCTGTTGCACCAAGGCGTGCCACCAAGCGGTCGTCAGGTGCTGACGTGTACGCCGTCGAGGACTTTGTCATCCCACCGAAGGACTGGGTCACGGCTGACCTGGGGCTTCAGGTTGCCGACATGCCGGAGATTGCAGGGTATCTATCCGGCCCTTGGAGAGACACGGACCCTCGGGTAGAGGTCGGGCTCGAGTTGCAGGTGCGCGCGCGGTCTGGCGAGGCGCGCAAGCGCGGTGTCTTCGTCCTGAATGAGCCAGGCACCATCGACCAGGACTACCGTGGAATGATGGGTGTGATCCTGGCCAACTTCAGCAATCAGCCGGTTGAGTTCAAGGCTGGCGAACGCATTGCTCAGGTCGTGTGCAGCCTGGTGCTATATGTCGACTACGAACTGGTTGGGGAGGTTAGCGAGACGGAGCGGGGCGCTGGCGGCTTCGGCTCGACAGGGAGGGTGTGATGGGCTTCGTAATTGAGACTGTGGGGCTTGCGGCGAAGAAGTGGGGAATGGAAGAGGTCTTCGTAAACAACTCCATGTACTGCGGTAAGCGGATGACCGTGATGCCTGGTGTTGCCTGCTCCATTCACTACCACACCGACAAGGTTGAGACGTTCGTCGTGCTGGATGGTCGGCTGATCCTCGAGATCTATGAGGAAGTCAGTCTGATGGCACCGAAGCGCCGGCGGCTACTGGAATGCAGGCCGCTGTTGCCGGGCAGGCCATTGACGATCCTCAAGCACACACCGCATCGGTTTTGGGCGGAGCACGCGCCGGTACGGTTCCTGGAGTTCTCGAGTCATGACAGTCTGGACGATTCGATCCGGATCACCAAGGCGGGTCCGGTCACTTGGAAATATTCTTTAGGAGGGCCGTGGTAATGGCGTATGACTGTCAGGTATTCTTCCTGGAAATCAAGGTGGCCAGGGAGAACGAGACGTTCTTGTGTGCCTCGGAAGAGGTGGCGATGAAGATCGTCCGGGCTTACGCCCGGCTTGTGGCGATCCAGCTCATGTCGAAGAACAAAGCGTTAAAACTGGATTTGTCGGACAGTAACAATCTGCCCGATATGTTGGTGGCATCTAAGGATCTCGCGTATAGTATAGATGCGCGAGATGTCATCACCGATGACGTCGAGTTTGTAGAGGAAACGCGCCAAATCCAGGAGGAGATCGAGGCAGAGGAGGATGAAGTGGAGGAGGAGATGGCTGCGGATGCTGCAGCCGTCGAAGCTGAGCGAACTGGTATGCCCAGCTCGGTGTTGAACGACGCTGACGATACCCTTTTCGGGAGGATGGACGAGGTATGAAGATCATCAACATACAGGTTGAGCTCGGGCCGGGGAAGGAACTGCTGATCAACGGCAGACCCTGGCAGACGTCGAACATCGCCCAGGAAGTGGATGAGAAGGTCTTCCTGAAGCAGACGAACTTGGAGCAGAAGTGGGCGGTTCTCTGCGAGCTGCAGAAGCTGCTTGCGATGCTGTCGTACCAGTACCAGGTTCAGCGGGTGATGTCTGGCGACTTGCCTGCAACCGACTTTGAACGGATGCAGCGCAATGTCGGGTACTCGGTGGGCTGGGGTCCGCAGTTGCCTCCGCCCCCGAAGCGGGAGTGAACCATGAGCAGTTGGTCTAGCTACAGGTTCGATCAGGTACGGTGGTGTGTGCTTTCCGGTGTTCCTAACAATAAGTTCGAGACAGAGGCGCGGGCGTTTGCAATGGAGCATCCATCTGTAATGGAGGCGTTCGCGGAAGAGTGTCAGGTACTAGTGGATGGCGACAGTCGGTTCTCGTTCAAGGATGTCGTCGCGCGGGTCAGGTTTGTACGTGGGGTCAAACTCAGCAACAACCTGACTGCACCTCTGGGTCAGTTGATAATGCGTCTGTTCAGCCACGAAGGCATCAGTGTGCGTCTGTTCAGCTTACCTGGGCGGCGCATGCGCACGAACTGGATAGACAGGACGCGGCACCTGCGGACGGCTTCCATCACGCTTGAGGCATTCCAGCGCAGGTACGGGCCGGTCGTGAGCAACAAGGATCGTGATGCGCGGGCGAAGTTGTACTTCGACCAGGACCTGCACCTGATGTTCATCCAGGCGTGCAAGGATGCGATCAAGTGGTACGAAGACAACGGGGCTGACTGGAAGGTGTCTGTGAAGGACATTCTTCAGGCTTCGCGTCTTAACTACAAGATCAAGGTGACAGGACGGATTGCTGGTGAGCGTATGTACAACCCGATCTTCAGCAACACGGACGTGACGTACTACGCCCGCATGATGCTGGTGGATGTGCCAGAGCTGAAGCAGCTGGTGAATGGGGTGAAGCGGATCAAGCACGAGTTGGACAAGGAGGCCATGGTGGTAGCGCCTGAGGCTTTCCTGGAGGTATAAAGATGAAGATAGCTGTGTTTGCTCTCTTCTACGGTGACTACCCGGACCTGCACGCCCGTTTGATCAATGGGCTGGTTGGCTCCCTCAAGTTGCCGGACGTGAAGTTGACAGTCTGGTTGAACAGTGTCAGCGATCGCTGCGTCGATCTGATTTCCAAAGGCGTGGCAGAGTTGGGTGGTGACATCGCGTACAGGGGCGACAACGTGCCCAAGTACGAGGCAATGCGCACGATGTTCCAGCCGCTCAAGGTCGTATCGAACACCGATTGGGTGGTGTGGTTCGACGATGATACCCTGATTGAGAAGCAGGACTGGGTTTCTGTAACGTCTAACTACATTCTGGCCAACCCTAGCGCTGTCTACATGGGAGAACGGTGGTTCATCCACTGGATGAACGGGCAGTGGGAGTTCGTCCAGAAGTCGAAGTGGTTCCAGGGAAAGCCGCCTGAGATGATCAAGGGCAAGCCCGGTATCAACTTCGCGCAGGGTGCATACTGGTGGCTGAAGTCGTCAGCCATGTGCGACCTGGATTGGCCCGACTCGCGGCTGAGCCACAATGGAGGCGATACCCTGCTGGGGGAGGCAATCCGCCAGCAGGGGTGGCCGTTCCATAAGTTCAGCTACGGGGTAAAACCTAACAAGGCGCCACGGCGAGGGCTTTCACAGCGGCCTGCCGGGGCGAAGTGAGGATCATGGGATACAAAGATGAGGTTAGTGGCTCGGGCGGAGAAGTGAAGGAGGATGTGACGGAAGCGCTGAAGTTCTGCGACTTGATCCTTCGACGGATCGAGGACCTGCCGGAGCGGGCGTTTGAGTTCGGCGCGTCAGTCGAGGAGAAAGTGACCGGCATGCGGAAGTGGATTGACGAGAAGAAGCACGTCACTCCTAAGATGCAGGCGGCGCTGGAGAACATCTACTCGGGGATGAAGAAGTGGTTACGGGAGGCCGACGATGACGACTAAAGAGCCGATTGTCTGGACGTGGTTCACCACGGTGCGCTGCTCTCTGGCGCTCTCGGCTTGCAAGCTGTGCGGCAAGCGTGAGACGTCACCAGGACCGATGGTCATCATTGAGGCCGAGGCGAACGACAAATCGGTTCGATCGCAAAACCGGTACTGTCTGGCCTGCTACGAGGCGCAGGTCAAGCTGGCGCACATCGACGGTGAGCTCAGGGATTTGCCGGAGAAAATCAAACCGGATGAATACTTGAGCCTGATCGTCCCCGCCTATATAGTTCAAAAGGGTGACGTTCTGTCATACTTCAAGGCATAGGAGGAACGAGTCATGCTGAAGTTGCTGATGGTGTTGCCGTTGCTGTTGATGTGTACCAACTGCGGTGAGACGGTCGACAAGCTGAAGGTTGCCAAGGACGCGGGGCAAGTCGCTGCGCTCGCCTGGCAGGCTGCAGCCAAGCCGACGCCTGACCAGGTGAAGGCGGTCAAGTTCGTTGTGGATGACATCCGGAAGTCCATGACGGACTGGAAGGAAGGCGGGTTCACGGGCACGCTTCCCGACATCTACAAGGGGATCGACAAAGCCTTGCCGCCCGATACGAAGGCCGCTGAAAACAAGTTGGCACGGAAGCTGGCTGAGCTGCTGGTTGCTGAACTGGATAACCAATTCAAGAAGCGTCCGGATTGGCAAAAGGCCGGTGGCGAGGTTGCTTCGATCGTGGGTGCCTTCTGTGACGGCGCGTCCGGCGTGTTGACGACTCCGTAGGAATGTGGGGAGCAGGTAGGGCGGAAACTACTCTGATGGCGGTGTAGGCATCTTTCCGCGCCACGCACCGTCCGGCCCCCATTAAGGGGCGGCCAGTAAAATGGCCGCCCCTTTTTTGTTTGCGTTTGACTTATTAGCTCAGTTGTTTTAATCTTGGGAACTGGAGGAAACGATGCCCCCGCCTGCTGGGATGAGATTCGAGATGCGCCGCATCGAAGCGATCCACCAGGAGCTCTTCGAGCAGACATTGTCTTTCGTGAATGCGGACGTACTGGAAGGTGATCTGTTTGACCGGGCGGTTAATGCGGTTCTGGGCGTTCTCTTCAACCACGCCGAGCGCAGGCCGGAAGGCGCTGAGGACATTACGCAGGAAAAGGTCTCGACGGACCATACCGCGGAAGGAACACGCGGTACGTCGAAGCTGTGGTCGAAGCGCGCCAACATCCTTGAGGCGCTGCTTGCTGGGTTCCAGGGCAAGACCATGTCGCCTGACGTGCTGAGCGAATGTGCGTGGCGCTGCGCGGCCAGCCTCGACTGCGTGATGAAGTTCAAGTCGATGAAGGCGGCATTCGAACCTGGCGAACCGGAATGGGTCTCGCTGCGCATTGAGGATGTCCGCTGGGGCAGGCCGACCATGGCCGGCAAGCCAACGTTCAACATCACGTTTCGCATCTTCTCCGGGCCGTTTGGTGGACTGACCTTCGACCAGCGGTTTCCGTACAAGTTCTGGATGTACGTCGTGAAGCGGGATCTGGGCTTTCCGGCCTACAAGCATGTCCACAAGAATGAGTTTGTGTTGGGCAGGCTGGCAGGGCTGCTGGAGACGCGGGGGCTGACTGACACGCGCGATAAGGCGCAGATCAGCGAGTTCTACGCGTCTGGCGGTATGCGGACCTGGAACAGCGGTTTGAGGAAATGGCGGGCGGATGATTGCCGGTTGGGATACGGATGGGCGTGCCATGAGTGCACGATGGGCCATTCGCCGGCGACTAAGAACCTCTCTTGCCTGCGTGGGACGCATACGAACACGTACCATCAGGGAACCTGCATACGCTGCAAGGATGACGCGGCGTGGTTGGATGGGGCTGCCCGAGTGTGCGTGTCCTGTGAGGCTGATGCCAACAGGAAAATGGTACGGTTGTCGAGCTACGGAGGATGACATGCTGCAGATCCGACTGAAAGAGGGTGGCGACAAGAAGTGGTTCAATCCGGCCCGCGACATCACCAACATCATGCCTGGGTTGGTACGCGCGGCCTTGCGGTCGTTTGACGAGTTTGATGGCACATCGGACTGTTCCACGGAGGAGCTGACCACGACGGCTGGCGAACTTGGCCAGATGTTCAAGTGGATCATTGACGAGCCTGTCGACCATGAGGAAGCTAAGAACCGGGTCACGGAGATAATGAAGGCACATCCGGCTGCCTCCAAGCTGATCTCTCAAAAATTCCTGACTGTTCTAACGGGCATGTACGCGGTGTGGGTCGCCGATGTAAAGCCGAAGTCAGAGGACGACGCGAAGATTCCGACGATGGGGTTGGCTGACATCGTGGACTACCTGCTGGCCGACAAGGTGTACATGGCTTGCGGTTGCGGCTGTCAGCGTTTCCACATGTCGATGCGTTACCCCCCGTACGGTGATCTGGTCTGCGACCAGTGTGGCAAGCCGGTTCAAAGGGTTAGGGTGCCCGATGGAGTTGAAGCAAGGAAGTCTTGAGTACATGGCCATAACGCGACTGATAAAAGAGGTTGCCGCGCGCTTGCCTGGTGGGAAGCTGCCCGACAACTACGTGGTCTTCGACACGGAGACCAACGGTGTCCACGTCGCTACGGCCAAGATACTTCAGTATGGGTTCTGTGTGGTGGTTGGGCGCAAGGTTGCAGCATGTTTCTCCCAGCTGGTTCACCGCCCTAATCTGGTGATTCCAAAGGAGGCGGCGGATGTTCACGGTATAACGCTGGAGAAGCTGGCCCAGGAAGGCATCCCGGCCAGGGAGTACGTGCCGAGTGTGGCCGACATGATGCATGACTGGGTGAAGAACGGCATGATCGTGGTGGGGCATAACCTCCATAAGTTTGACATTCCACTCTTCGAGATTGAATCAGCGGAGTTCGGCAAGCCCTTCAAGTTCACTTCAGACAGCATCATCGACACCGGGATGCTGGTGAAGGGATCTCAGCTGGGGATGTTCATGCGGGAGCGGGAAACGCTGCGCAGCTTCTACGACCGGGTGTCCAGCGTGCGGGCGCGCGTGAAGTGGTCGCTCGACAGGCACTGTTACGCGGCTTACGGGCTTGGTAGCTCTGGGGTGCGGTTGGATGACGCACACGATGCAGCGGCTGACTGCCGGCTCACTCATTGGTTGTTGGAGACATTGCGCAAGGAGGCTGGTGTGTGAGCAAAGCGAAAATGGACGGTAAGAGCACGCTGATGTTGGCCTTCGACGTAGGCTTCAGCAAGACAGGCACCGCGCTCTTCGAGATAGGTCCTGAGAAGGATACGCTGATCCGGGCGTTCACCTACCAGAACGAGTTGGACAAGAGCATGGGTTCGGTGGTTCACCAGGATTACCAGGCGATCACCACGCTGTTCAGCAAGCTGTACGACTTAACCGACAGCCTGCCCGTTTCCGGCATCGTGGCTGAGTTGCCCAGCGGTGGCGCGCAGGGTGCGCGCGCCAACCGCTGTATGGGGATAGCCACGGGCATGTTTGCCTGCCTGACATACGTCTTTCCCAACGTCCCATTCGAGATCTACTCCCCGCATGAAGTCGAGGTAGCGCTGGGGATCGCACTGAAAGCCGGCGATGCGAAGGGGATGAAGAAGGGCGAGAAGACGGCGTGGAAGAAGGCGCGTATGCAGGCGATGGTGCTTGAAGACCAGCCGGAGTTTCGCGGCTGGCAGCCGCAGAAGTACCTGGTGGAGGACTCCTACGATGCGGCTGCCGCTTTCATTGCCTCGCGGCGCACCAAGAATGGGATCTACTGGAAGCTGAAGAACCGGGTGATCGAGGAACACAGGGCGCAGCCGATGCTGCCCCTGGACGCGACTTGAGGTCACGGTAGCTCATAATGGCAGAGCAGCGGCCTTCGGGCTGTATGCGTGGGTTCGATTCCCACTCGTGACCTCATTACAAGGAGAACGCATGGACCCCATCGAAGCGGATCGTAAACGGATGACCGAGAACGCCACTCGTGCTGATGGTGAGAGGCTGTTGGCGCAGGTCGCCAAGATGAAGGAGGAGAAGGACGCTCCTTCGATCATCGGCCCTGACGGTCAGCCAATGGCCAAGCCGGAGCCTGAAGCGCCCGGCATGGCTGCCGGGGACATCCGTACGCACATGGGGTTGCTGCATGAGCAGATGGAGCGCCGGCGCATCAAGAGCGCCCGTGGGTTTTCCGAATTACTGACCAAGTATGAGAACTTGGCCAAGGTGTATGACGTATTCTATTCGGCGTGGGAGCTGATCTGGTGGTGCCGCATGGAGATGTCGACCAACCCGGACATCTCCGACGAGATGATTGAGGATCTCGACCACATCGTTCAGGCCAAGCTCTACAACAATAAGGGCTACAACCTGAAGGAAGCCTACGCTCACATGCGCACGAAGGCACTGCCGATCGTCAACGATTACATTCAGCAGTACAGCCAGGCCGCCAAGGTGCGCAAGGTCCGCTTCGATTCCATCAAGAAGCGCACCGGAGGCAAGTGGCTGCAGCTGCCGTTCGACATTCCCAAGTCCGAGCGCGAGAACAAGCCGAGCGAACTGAAGCCGGGCCAGGTGCTTGTTCTGCAGGGCACGGCGGAGGCGAATCGTGCGGCGCTGACGGCCACGGCCATCGCCACCGTGGCGCAGAAGGAGCGGTTCGTGTACTTCGGCGAGGTGAACCCGTCGGACACGTCCGGCTTCGAGAAGCATGCCTGTACGTTTGTACCGAAGGCTTGGTGGGGCGACATCGCGTCGAACAACGCCAAGCTGCTTGATGGTTTGGATGCCACGGTCAAGGAGACTCACTTGGCCTTGTTCGTAGAAGACCTCGGCGCGCTGTTCGTGTCGGACACTGAGAAGCTGAATGAGAACCAGCGCAAAGGCTTTGCGCTAAAGCGTTTGTTCGCCTGGGCGGTGGACAACCTTGTGTCGGTCGTCGTATGCGACAATGTCGAAACTCACACCACCGAGCGCGGCGTCTACGGGTTCATCCCGTACTTACGCACGTCGCTCGATAAAGGTGTCTTGAAAGTTGAAGGAAGGCCGGTGCTCGGATGGCAAAAACCCTCATCGTCGTTGGATGGACCAAGCGACTCGCCGGCGGATGGGAAGAGTTAGTCCCGCCCGTCAAGGCGCCGTCGAATTGGAAGGACAAAGACAAGATAGCTGCGTACATGGCCGAAGCGCGTGCCGGCCAGGAGCAGAAGGCGCTGGAGTTGACGATCGCAACCACGGTTGATCAGATCGTGATGATCTCTGACACTTTCCAGGGCCAGCAGTACATCTCGAAGGATCCGCTCGACGCATTGAGCATGCTGTCCGGGCGCGCCGACATCGTGGCTGGGTTGGAGATCTTTGACCTGCTCGGCATCCTGTTCCGGGAGGCGGCGATCCAAGGAAAGCTGGACAAGCAGCATCTCTGGGCCAAGTACAGCACCATCAACAAGGTGCCGTATCTGGTGCAGGGCATCTGCGACGCCAAGCTGGTGATCGATCCGATCGAGACCCTGATGGGCTCGTCGGCGTGGGAGAACACTGAACCTGGGCGCGTGCTGAAGCTGTTCAACATGAAGATGGCTTACGGCACGGCGCTGGAGCGCGCGATGGTGGCACAGGCGCTCATGGATAGGATACCGCTGAAATGATCGAACTCGTGGGAGATGGGAAGCGGCCAGAAGAGAAGTCGGTGGAAAAGCCCGACTTCAAGGTGCAGCCGGAGAATCTGGCCAAGCTGGCGGAGGCTGGTTATACAGCCTACTCGCTGGCGCCGCTCTACTCCCACGTTGGGGTGGAGAACTACATCCCAGGTCGGTTCGCGGCAGAAGACGACCTGAAGGGTCATCCCGGCAAGATTCGCGGGATGATCCTTCAGTTCAAACATCCGGTGGTGGCGCGCTGCGGCAAGTGGGGGCTGTGGCTCGACGTGATCGAGACATCCTCCTACGCGGCGTTTAGGGACTGGTTGATGTCTCAGTTCTTCGTGGACCGGGTGAAGCAGTTGGTGTATTCCCCGCTGTGCTGCAAGGCATCAATACTGGATCCATTGGCCTACTCGCAGGGGAAGCGCGAGCCGGCGTCGTTGGACATCTTCACGTACACATCGACGAGGGGTCGGCTGGTTCCGGTAGACGTTGCCATCGACAAGACGGATGCTAAGCCGTATGCCGACTTGAAGATGGACCCACCTGACTACAGCATCGGCATTTTGTCGAAGGCTGTCTTGGAGCAAACCCATGATTAAGAAAGCGATTGAGGATCTGGCGCAGACCGAGAAGCCGCACATCCTGGTCATCGGTGATGTGATGCTGGACCGGTATTTGTTCTGCAACGTCACGGGTATCTCGCCTGAGGACGACCTCGCGCCGAAGCTGAAGGTGCAGTCGGAGACATGGAAGCCCGGGGGTGCGGCTAATGTCTTTGAGAACTTGCGGGCCATGGGGGCGAACACAAGCCTCTTAGGCGTGGTTGGTGATGACGCGGAGGCGTTGGTACTTCGGCGGATATTGGATAGCGCTTCCTTGATCTCTGATCCTGAGCGCAGGACCACCACGAAGACTAGGGTCATCACGTCGCGTGGCCGGCATGTGTCACGGATCGATCGGGAGAATGTGTGGCGGATTGGTGGTCCCCTGCTACATGAGGCGATTTACATTTTGCGTGGCTGGCTGAAGGCGCACCCGGGTGGGATTGTGGTGGTTTCGGATTACGACAAGGGGATGATCTGCCCGGAGCTCGTGGCTGATGTGGTGGCTTCCCAGCGTGCCTACCTGGTGGGCGCAAAGCAAAGTGATTTCAGCTACTACGGGCCAGCGAAGGCCATACTCTGTAACGAGTTTGAACATTCGCGGAGGACCGTCGAGGGCAAGGCTGACGTGCTCGTCGTGACACATGGCGCCAAGGGCTGTTGGATCATGCGGAATGACGCGGCGCAGGGAATGGTCAAGATTGAGACCAATCCGCGAGAGGTAGGGGATCCCACTGGTTGCGGCGACGCATTCCTGGCTGCCTTCTCCTTTGCGTTTGCCTCAGGCTGGTCGATCGATGACGCTGCCAGACTGGGTAATGCTGCCGGGGCGATCACGTACGATCATGTTGGAGTGCACAGCGTAACCCTTTTGGAGCTGAAGCATGAGCTCGAACGGTTTGACTACTGAGTTAATCAACGACTACGTTCGGGCGCGCATCCGGGAGGCTCCCTTACTGCTCGGATTGTTACGCTGATTTTTGCCGTAGGCACAGTTAGGAGTCGAATCATGGATCAACCGAACCCGATGGAAGCGAATACCGCCGTATGCGTGCGGACGCTGGAGGAGATGGGTCGGCGCCTTAATGAGTTGAGGGGGGATGTTAATAAGGCGACTGACGGTCAGATGTTCAGTCTGCTACAGGATATTTCGATGTCCGGTGTGGAACTGGATGATCCACACCTGCCGTACGTGACCGTGCAGATCGACCGACACACTTGGCAGAGGTTACAGGGGTATAAACCGGGAGAGCCGGAATGTGACGATGCGTACGAATGTTTCGAGTGCGGAAGTCCGATCGTAAACAACACGTGTGCGTACTGTGAGTCGGAGGAGAAGGTGGAACAGGAGAAGAGGAGGAAGTCATGCGAGTAACAGTGGGGATCGTCTCAACGACGGAGGTCGATGAGATCACGGTGGCGGACAACACCATCAAGGTCAAGCCGCTCTTCTACGGCAATGGCCGTGAGGGTATGGTGTTCGTTCTCAAGTCGTTCAGGGAAGACGGAACGCTTCTGAGCGCGCAGCTCGTCCGCGTGGATGGCCGCTCCGGGAAGCTGTCGGTGGTCGACCGCACGCGGCCTGTGGCGCCCGCGTTGGAGCGCCCGCCTGTCGAGAAAAAGAAGAAGCCTGTCGTACAGGCCAAGTGAGGTGAGTGATGGCAGAAGCCAAGCAGTTCAGCGCGGTCATAGTGCCGCATTCATCTGACGTGCCCCCGGCTTGCATCAATTCCACGGACGAGGCTGCCTTCTTTGAAGAGGTCAGCAAGCGGATGGCGGAGGTGCGTAAGGGCTGGTGTTTCCCCATGGTTAATGGTGTGAAGTGTGAGATCTCGGCGTCGAGGGTCGTCTTCGACGTTAAGTTCCCTGACGGGACGATCCGCACATTCGGCAGTTCTGCTGCTGCGGCCTTCACGGCAGATGGTTCTTTCGTCATTCCACAGTAGTAAACCCGGTACCTTAAACACGTTAGAATAGATTGTGACGTGGCTTGCTGCGCGCGCAGCAAGCCTTTTTTTATGTCCCGGTATTAACCGGGGCATTGGGGACGGATGTGGGGGAAGGAGAGACAGAAGATGGATCACAGGCGGAGTGCGTGCAAGTTGGCGGAGACGATGGGGAGCCAGGTTGCCCTGGTGGCGTGGATCCCCAAGGGGCGTGTGATGGAGCACGTTCCGGACGACAAGGACATCTGGGTCAAAGCGAGCCAGGTCCAGATGTTGTTGGTGAAGAATGGCAACCGGGAGTTCGTTTACTCCCACCGGAGCGTGCTCGGCGAGAAGCGCGCGAAGCCGAACCTCGTGAACCTGAATGCGGGACATGCCAAGGACGGCGTGTTCCATCTTGGGGGATCAGGGCCGTGGTACGTCGATTCGCGGGGCGCCATCTCGGCGTCACCTGGTCGTGGCAAACGGCTGGAGGGTGCGGTGGTCGATCTCAGGGAAGGCGGCAGTCGTTCCAGGCTTGCGTATCAGAGCTGGAACGGCGAGCACGTCAACCTCGTCAACTGGGCGTATCAAGCGCTCAAGTTGATGGTCCAGAACGGGAAGATGGCCTCCATACCGGACGACGAGATCGATGCTCCGCTGCTCTATGCGGGATGCAGTGGAAAGACCTTCCTTACTGTCAGGGAAGGCAACGACGAAGCGATTACTCACCGCATCAACCTGCGGCGGTATGATCTACCCGGCGTGAGCGATCTGTCCTCGGCGGAAAACGGGTTCATCACCTTCGACTTCAAAACCGGAGGCTACCTGTTCGAACCTGCCGATAAGGATTCCGAGCCGTACACGATCGAGAATCCCCACCTGAAGGTGCAGCATGCGCTCCAGGCGGCATTCGGGACTGACAACCCCGTGGATCTTCATCCGCTTTTCCCCAAGGCGAAGAAGAAGATCGTCGTACAGGATCAGGCACTGTGGTCCCCGCTGAAGGAACAGGCAGTAACCACGGGTAGGTCCACGAAGGACGAGCTCTCTGCAATGGAGGGCTACGAGGTGGCCAAGCAACTGGTCATCATGGGTGCCGGTGTGCGTCACGGTTCCCATACATACGTGCCTATGGAGTTTGCCTACTCCGATGATGTCTGGGTCCGGTTCCAAGCCGGTACCAGGCTGGTTAAGTTCATTCATAACAACCCGCGCGGGCTGAAGTCTTATGGTCCCACGCACAGCGTCGACATCTGCGATACCCCCATCCGGGCGCAAATGTGGAAGGATCGGCAAGCCCGGATGAAGAAGGAGGCCGGGGATAAGGTCAAGTCGAAGGCGCCGGGGACGGCCCCTAAGCTGGCTGCATTCACGGCAGCAGCGCTGTAAAAGAATTCACCGCGCCGGCGGCCCCGTGCTGGGGCCGCCGGTCGTGGTTGATTTTCTTTTGCTATCGGCTAGATTGAATGTCAGGGAGGAACCTGCGATGGCCAAAGAGACGCGTTACAACGCTTACGACGACGGAATGAAGACTGATCACCACATGGAGGGTACAGTCATACCTAAGGCCGCTTCGCGCGGATATTGGGATAGCAAGACGCTTCCGCAGATTAAGGCTGACACGGTCGGTGCTGACATCGACGTGCAGCAGCCACTGGCACAGAACCTGGTCGAGGTCATGGAAGATGGGTCGGTAAGGACTGTCCATCTCACGCAGGAAGACGTCAAGAAGCTCGTGGAGGCCAATCGTGTGAAAGGAAAGGACGTTCTGTCAGACCACCCGCCAGTTGCCATTACGTACGACCAGATCATGCCACCGAAGCCGCTGCCGGGCACCGTCAAGATGGCTGAGCCGGCTCAGCCAATTCAGCCGGCTCAACCGTCCATACCGGTATTTCGAACTATGCCGATCGATCAAATCCCCCCGATGGCAGTGCCACCGGATGTGGCTGCCTACGCGGCTACTGGATCCCTGGTTCCGCCTGTCCCCGGGTACACGCAGCCGAAACCGCGCAAGAAGATTCAGTTCGTTGGTGAGTTCGGCTCGATCACCTACCATTACGAAGACGTGCACATCTACAACATCTACTTCATCATGGTGCAGCATTCCCGCGAGCGGGAGTTCTTCGAGGCGCCTTCGGGCGAGAAGCCGGTCGTCATAAACTTCGGGTCGGCTAGGTACATTTGCTACCCTGGCCCCCAGTTCCCCTTAATTCCCAATGGCGAACTGTTCGTGACCGTGTATCTTATTGACGAGGAAGCAACCTCGCAGTTGAATGGCCAGCGGGGCAACGATGGAAAAGCGTAATGTTGTTCAGCCCGGGCGTACACGTTGTGACTTCTGCTCGCTACCTGCGGTAGTGACGCGGAGAGGGAAGTCGCTGTGTGTGGATCACGACGGCACGAAGCGAGCTGTTGAGGACGCTACGTTGAAGTCCGCCCCTGAGCGGCTTTCTCGACACCACAAGTAGGATCAAACAATGGCCAGTTTTGACGCTACTGCATCATACCCGCCGTTCGGACCCACCATCCAAGGCTCAAGCACCACCAATCGTTTCCAGGGCGCGTTCCCCGATCCTTACCTCGATTACGCCTCAACTCAGATGCCTCGCAGCATCTATGACGTGCTGCGCTGGTGTGAGTTCGTCTGGATCACCACAGGCACGTACCGCATGGCTGCTCAGCGAGTCGTGCGCTACTTCCTCACTCAGATCGAACTGACTGACGCTGACGATACTGAGAAGAAGAAGTACCAGGATTTCTTGGAAGACGAAATTAATATGATGGAAGTCCTTGCTACGGCAGGGGATAACTATATGTGCTACGGGCAGGACTTCATGTCGATCTCCGTACCGTTCAGGCGAAATATCCGCTGCCCGAAGTGTTCGCTCGAGCGTCCGCTGGAAAATGCCAACTACTCGTTCGACAACTACGAATTTACGGCCAAGTGTCCTAAGTGCGATTTCCAGGGGAAGTTTGTTCGTGTCGACCGGCGATCGCTTGAAAGCGACCCGGTGCGTATCGTCCACTGGTCCCCATACGAGATGCGCATCCAATACTTCCCGATCTCCGGCGAGACTGCGTACTACTGGGAGATCCCCGGCTACTTCAAGAACTACATCAAGACCGGGAACAAGTTCTACATCGAGAACACGCCGTGGGAAGTGATCGAGGCGATCAAAGAGAACAAGCTCTTCAAGTTTGGTAAGGACGTTATCTTCCATCTGCGTGACGAGCCGCTGGCCGGCATCCGTAACTTCGGCTGGGGCTTGCCGCTGATCATGTCCAACTTCAAGTTGGCATGGTACATCCAGGTGCTGCGCCGCTACAACGAAGCCATTGCGCTCGACTACATCATCCCATTCCGCGTCATGGTTCCGGTACCAGGCAGCTCGCGCGAGGCTGATCCAGTCCTCCACATCAACCTGCAACAGTTCTACTCCCGCGTCATGAGCATGTACAAGCAGCACCGCAAAGACCCCACGATGATCCATGCACTGCCTTTCCCCATCGACATCAAGTCCATTGGCGGTGATGGCAAGAACCTCGCCCCATGGGAACTGATCGACAAGGCGACTGACGAGTTCCTGAATGCACAAGGCGTTCCTGCCGAGCTTTACCGTGGCACCCTGCAGGTCAATGCTGCGCCAGTAGCCATCCGTCTGTTTGAGCGGACGTGGGTCCACATGGTTGGCGGGTTCAACTCGTTCCTTAAGTGGTCGCTCAAGCGCATCTCCGATCTCCGCAACTGGGAACAGGTCAAGGCGCGGCTGCAGCCGGTCATGCTGGCCGACAGCCTCGAAGACCGCCAGATGCGCGTGCAGCTGGCCCAGGCGCAGCAGATCAGCGCCCAGACGGCCTACGCGCCCTTTGGCATCAACATCAGGGACGAGATCAGGAAGCAGATGGAGGAGGAGAAGTTCCGGCAGGAGGAGATGGCCAAGTTCCAGGAAGACCAGGCGAAGAAGCAGGAGCTGGAAGACAAGATGCAGGCTGGCGCGCAAGGCCAGCTTCCGTACGCGGCCCCAGGCATGCCAATGCCGCCCGGGGGTGGCATGCCGCCCGGTGGCGGCGGGATGCCGCCTGGTGGCGGGATGCCGCCCGGAATGCCGCCCGGCGGTGGCATGCCCATGGGTGGCGGCGGTGGTGGAGGCGGCGTGACACCGGCTGACATGACCTCGCAGGCCGAGCAGATCGCTTACCAGATGCTGGGGATGCCTGCCGAGCTGCGGCGCAGCGAGCTGCTGAAGCTGAAGAAGTCGGATGAGACGCTGCATGCCATCGTCATCTCCAAGATGAACAAGATCAGGCAGGATGCTCAAACGCAGGGAGGCTACCAGATGCTCCAGCAGCAGGTTGCTGGCGGTGGTCAGATGTGATTCTGTTAGGTCCTTGCAGAATCAGTCTACCTAAAGAGGGGGTGCAAGGATAGCCAGCTGACGGTATACTTTGAGTAGGTAGACACCTGGGTTTGACAAGGAGAGGCTACTTAGATGCAGATTTCTCTAAGCGACCTTCTGACCATCGCTGCTCTGTTAGTTGGTATCTTCGGCGCGCTGCTTGGAACAGTGTGGGCAATGCTGAACGGTAAGATAAACCGGATGCAGCAAGAGCTCGACATGGCGAGGTCGGAGATTAAGGAATTTCATAAGGTTGAAATTACCGTCGCGGAATTCGGGGCAGTCTACATTCCACGTGAGGAGGCTGACCGCAGGTTCGCGGAAGTCTTCACCCGTGTGAATGATTTGAGAGGAGGATAGATCGTGCGGATCCTCTTGGTCGAGTCCAACTCTGTGTTGGCTGGCCATCTCGTTACCACTTTGAGTAGACATTTACTTGGCGTCGAGATTGACCACGCGCGGAACCCCATGATCCTGATGGATTACCTCAGAAATAACTCGTACGACCTGATCCTGGCTGACGTGGATAGCATGGTCGGGAGCAAAATGGTCCTTCGCGAGTTGAACAACGTGGACAGCGTAGTGATCGTTTGGACATTCGCAAACCGGATTGACGCGCTGCGCAAGCTGGCCGGATCCAAGGTCAGGGTGATACCAAAGATGGTTTCTAACGAGGAGATTGAGGAAGTCGCAGACATACTGCGTTCCACAGTCTGCCCTCAGGCGGTGTAACCATGAGCATTCAATCTGAGATAGCAGCCATTGGTGGTAATACCTGGGCTTCCAGTAAGATACTAGCCATCTGGCCTTGGCCGGCAGTTATGGTCGGCGAGTACGAGTACAAGTTCACCGAGGATGACTACCGCGCTTTCACGGCGCTGCTGAAGCCGGGTGACATCCTGCTGTCACAGACGTACCCAGCCAAGCTGTCAAATTTCTTCATTGGTAAGACAGTCTTCAAGCATGGTGCCGTCTACACGGGTGACGTGAAGGGTATTAAGAACCGGGAGCACGGGTTCATCGACAGGCCGACATCACTCGGTGTTGACCATCTGCACGGCTGCACGCGAGACAAGGGCATCTACACGAGAACGATCACCCATGCCATCAGCGAGGGCGTCGTTTGCCAGGACATCCTGCGGTTGACCAAGCATGCTGACTACGTGATTGCTGTCAGGCCGTGGAAATCGGCTTACCAGCAGCAAGTGATTGTGGACTATGCGCTCAAGCAGGTAGGCTTGGGCTACAACTTTGATTTCACTCCTTCGGGTCCGAAGGAGTTTTATTGCACGGAGCTGTGTGTTGCGGCCATCAGGGCTGCGGATCTACCACTTCCAGCTACCACCAAGAAGGGCGTGTCACTGTTCAAGCCGTGGGTCAAGGCTGACGTCACGCTCTCAGATTCGATACTCCTCAAGTACGCTCCGGTTTGTTGCTCTGTGTCCTGCTTGGACCCGAAGTTCTACAAGAAGAGCATGTTTGGTGATGGGGTCCGGATGAAGATTGTGGGGGCGGATAATGCTGAGTCTTAAGGAGCTGTTAATCAAGTTGGCCAAGGATTCTCCGGCGCGCCCGGACAAGGCCATCGTGCGGGATCACAAACCTTCCATTTCCAAGAGCCCTATCAAGCCCACGAGCGCGTTCATTCCCCCGTTGAACGCCCGAATTGGCCGTCGGATCCCTGGAAGGTGGGGGAAGAGTGCGGAGTACCTGATGGCGTCGGCGCTGAAGTAGGTGGAGAGCATGGATGCTGGAACCCATAGTCGCCGGACCCTGGATCGGGGAGTTTGGCTGGGAACTCATGTCTTGGCAGGGGGCATTACGTAAACTCGCCGAGTCGAGGTCTGTGATCGTTTGTTGTCCGCGTGGGCACGGTGATCTGTACAAAGACTTTGCCAGCCGCGTTATTGAGCATGACATTGATATACGTCGGCCTGATTGTTGGCGCGGAACCATTGTTGACCGCGTTGCAGCCAACGAGTTGATAGGGGAATTGGCTGTCCTCGGCAAGCTGTTAAACCCATCGGGGCTCATTCCTGTTGAAGTGCAGAAGTTCATAAAGTACGGAACGCCTGACCGTACCCCTGAGAACCGTTTCGACGTTATTATCCACGCGCGGGCACCCATCAACGACCCGAGGCGCGCGTGGCCGACCGACAAGTGGGAGAAGCTCACGGAAATACTGATGGACAATGAACTTAAAATGGCGTCCATTGGTACGCAGGCGTACTACCCCAAGATCACTGCAGACCTTCGCAACATACCGTTGGGTGAAACCATGGATCTGATGGCTGGCGCCACTATGGTCATTGGTCCGTCCAGTGGGCCAATGCATCTCGCCAGCCTATGTGGGACTCCACATGTCGTGTGGACGGACGACAAGTTATGGTCGGCGGCTAAGATGACCAACAGAACTCGGTACGAAAAGGCATGGAACCCTCTGCATACGCCATGTAAAGTGTTGGATGCGGACGGTTGGGATCCACCGGTTGAAGTTGTCGCAAGTCATGTTCTGCAGGGGATAAAGGAATGGTCGAACAGGCTGAAACCACCACAGCCGTGAAGCATGCCAAGTGGCGCGCTTTTTGGGATAGCCGAGCCAAAGCAGGCTCTGAGTATGTAGGCAGATTGGGAGAGCCGGTGAATGCTCAGACGCTCAAGATCGAAAGTCTGCTTAAGGCTAAGCTGAGTCCCGTGGAATACTATGCTGAGGGAATGGACTTCGGTTGTGGCCCTGGGCGTTTTCTTCCTTTCCTCTCCAATCACTGTGGGCACCTTTGGGCTGTTGACCTCGTCCCGTTCGCGTTGCAGCAGGCGAAGCAGCGCGCACTGAATGTGTCCACGATCGAAGCTGGTTGCCCGCTGAAGTTCCCGTGGGATAACCCGAGAATCAGCTTCCTGTGGGCATGTCTGGTATTCCAGCATGTAGTTGACGATGATATTTTCTCCAGGACGGTTTCGGAGATTGGTAGGGTGCTGGTCCCCGGCGCGCGAGTGTTAATCCTGGATAACGCGATCGACAAGGCCAATCACGTTAAGCCGCGCGGTCCTGAGCTGTTGGCCAACGTATTCAGATTGCGCCCCGGATGGACATCGACGCGTGTCACGATCAACAGTCGACCTAACGATCACTGGTTGATCGATGGGCGCACGTCCTGATTTGGAGGGACGTTTGTGATCACTATCGAGATCAACCTCGGCGGCGTGATCGATGCCGTTGCTACCGATTACACGAAGGTCGTGCTGGGTCCGCGTGACTTCACAGCCATGAGCAATGTGGAGCGGCGCGGTACCATCGTAAACCTTGGTCCTGTTGAGGTTTTCCTTGGCTGGAACAAAGAATATCTCGACGCTGTCGACGAGTCCATGGAGGCTGATAAGGCGTTTCTGATGCCGGTTGGGTCAGCTACGGGGATTACAGCTATCCGTGTACCGTTATTCTGCGAGTATTACGTTTGTCGCACGGCGGCTGGTACGACCAAGCTGATTTACGTTGAGGATTAACCATGTCCATGCTTCCGGGCATCGGTGTCATGCCTGCAATCCAGGGTGGTGGCGGCGGTGGTGGCGGCACTGGCACGGGCAGTGGAAGCGAGTGTAGTGGCAGCGCCATAGCCACGTACTACGACGGGGTGTATCACACAATCGCTACTTTGCCTACTGTCCGTAACCCCACTATCATCGAAGCGCGGGCGCTCGGGCGTCGAACGGATGCAGCTGGCCACGGCGTGTACATCAGGCGGGCTGTTGTTTACAGGGGTGTCGGCGGAGCTGCAACGTTACTGAACGTGTTTGATTCGCCGCTTACGCGGGAGTCTGTTTCTGGTTGGGACATGCGGATTGCGGTAAGTGGGTCGTCCGTGCTTATCCAGGTCCGTGGTTCTGCCGGCGCCACAGTCAACTGGCGTTCGAGCTGGGTCTTCAGTTCCATCTCCGGTTACGGGCTGATTACCACTGATGGCGTGTACCACACGATACAGACGGTCCCGATTCCTGACAGGACGGTTTGTTTGCTTGAGGTGCCTGTTGTTGGCATCCGCGCAGATGCTGATGGCTGCAGCGGGTACATCCACCGGGCTGTGGTGTATCGCACGGCTGGCGGGAATGCGACACTGATAACCGTGCCTGATTCGAATCTGACTCGCGAGACTGTGGCTGCCTGGGACTCAACCATCGATGTATCCGGCGATAGCGCACTCATACAGGTGCGTGGCGCGGCTGGTCAGACTGTCAGTTGGAAGTCCGATTATGCCTTTACGGAGTTGACGATATGATTGCCAACGCGCCTTGTTCCGGGCCAGTTAAGTTCATTCTCGACACGGTGGATGCCGCTTACCACCCTATCGAGATCATACCCATACCAGACAACACGGTGTTTTTGCTGGAAGTCCAGGCGCTTGGTATTTGTGAAGGTGTGGGTGCGGATCGGGCTGGATACAATCGGCGAGCTGTGATCTACCGCGAGTCTGGCGGTCCGGCGATCATCGAGGGTCCTGTAAACACTGACCTTACAAGGGAATCCGATACTACATGGGACGTGACAATCCTGGTCACAGGCGTTAATGTGGAGATAATGGTCAAAGGCGCGCTTGGCCAGACCGTCAGTTGGAAGGTGTCCTACACGTTTGAAGAGGTGAGCTGACGTGGCAATCATTGGCTCTACTGATCTGGGTGATGGGCGTCGTGCATTATCCGTCGACGTCGATCCCGTTATTACGCCGCCAGTTGAGGCGGTAGTCGGCGACCTCGTCGAATACAATGGCCTGTGGTACTACTTCAATGGGTCGATTTGCGTCCCTGAGCTCAATATCCATGGTTATCTTCATGCCCCTGGGGGCGCTGATCCGCTGCCCAGTGGTTCCATTGGATCTGGGATGTTGGGCGATGGGGTTGTGCTCTCTGCGAATATCGCTTCCGGCCAGATTGGTGCGAACCATCTGGCTTCCGGTGTGCTTTCTGATATCGATCTGACGTCGGGTTCAGTTCAGTCTGGGCTACTGGGTAACGGGGCTGTCGTTTCAGCCAATATCGCTTCTGGGCAGATCGGCGCTTCCCACCTGGCTTCCGGCGTCCTGACTGCGTTCAGCTTCACGTCAGGGATTGTTCAGTCTGGGCTGCTCGGCAATGGTGCCGTCTTGTCCGGGAACATTGCGTCGGGTCAAGTCTCATCAGCTCATTTTGCAAGCGGTACCATCCTTCCGCCCGCAAGCGGTTCAATTCATTCCGGAATGCTTGGCAACGGCGCGGTTGTTTCTGGCAGCATTGCATCGGGTCAGATCTCCTCAGCTCACTTTGCGAGCGGCACCATCTTGCCACCGGCGAGTGGCTCGATCAAGAGCGGCATGTTGGCAAATGGCGCCGTTGTTTCTGGTTCCATTGCCAGCGGTCAGATCGCTTCGGCTCACTTTGCGAGCGGCACCATCCTCCCCCCGGCTTCCGGCGCAATAACGAGCGGTATGCTGGGCAATGCGGCAGTCGTTTCGGGAAGTATCGCTTCGGGTCAGATCGGGCTGAATCACCTGGCCAGCGGAGTCCTCACGAACGTTTCGTCTGGCTCGATACAGTCTGGTGATCTGGGTGCGGGTTCAGTTCTTAGCGCAAACTTCGCGTCGGGCCAGATCAGCAGCGCTCATTTCGCTTCGGGAACCATTCTTCCTCCTGCCAGCGGTTCCATCGTCAGTGGAATGCTTGGCAACGGAGCCGTCACTTCCGGCTCCATAGCGAGTGGCCAGATCTCTTCGGCTCACTTTGCTTCAGGAACCGTGCTCCCGAACAATCTCACAAGCGGCGGTGTTACCAGCGGTGACATTGGAAATAGCGCTGTTGTATCTGGTTCGATCGCTTCTGGTCAGATCAGTTCGGCTCACTTTGCTTCCGGTACGATCCTGCCCAACAACATCACCAGCGGCGGTGTGACGAGCGGGATGCTGGGTAATGGGGCAGTCGTATCTGGTTCCATTGCTTCTGGCTCGGTCGGGTTGTACGCCTTGGCCTCCGGGCTGCTGACAAACCTTCTTTCCGGTTACGTGACCTCGGGCGACCTGGCTGATGGCGTTGTGTTCAGCTCCAACATCGCCAGTGGGCAGGTATCGTCTGCGCATTTTGCTTCAGGCACGCTTCTTCCCAATCAGATCACCAGTGGCGGGATCACCAGCGGCGACCTGGGCAACGCTTCTGTGGTTTCCGGTTCCATTGCCAGCGGTCAGATCTCCAGCGCTCACTTCGCTTCCGGCACGATCCTTCCGCCGGCCTCCGGCTCTATCAAGAGCGGCATGCTGGCGGATGGGTCTGTGGTCAGCGGGTCGATCGCCTCTGGCTCGATCGGGCAGTACCAGCTGGCTTCCGGCGTTACAGCCCAAGTCACATCCGGGGCGATCACGTCGGGCGACCTGGGCAATGCTTCCGTCACTTCTGGAAACATTGCTTCGGGGCAGATCAGCTCGGCACATTTCGCTTCAGGGACGATTCTTCCCCCGGGCAGCGGGTCGATTACCAGCTCAATGCTGGCATCCGGCACAGTCATTCCATTCACACTGACCTCTGGCATCGTTACCTCTGGCCTGATTGGAAATGGCGCAGTCGTAAGCGGCAGTATTGCGTCTGGGCAGATCTCTTCGGCGCATTTTGCCAGCGGTACGATCCTGCCGCCGCAGAGCGGGTCGATCACCAGCGGCATGCTCGGCGATGCTGCTGTTCTTTCGGGCTCCATCGGCAGCGGTCAGATCAGTAAGGAGCACCTGGCTTCCGGCGTCATCCCGCCGCTGATCACCTCAGGCATCGTGGCGTCAGGCGACCTGGATGCTGGCTCTGTTCTTAGTGGCAACATCGCTTCTGGCCAGATCAGCTCCGCCCATTTCGCTTCTGGTACGATCCTTCCGCCTGGAAGTGGGTCGATCACGAGTTCGATGCTGGCTTCGGGTACTGTCATCCCGTTCGCCCTGACTTCCGGCATCATCACGTCTGGAATGCTTGGGAATGGATCAGTCGTATCGGGAAGCATCGCCAGCGGCTCGATCGGGCCGACGCATCTTGCCTCCGGTGCTGTTCCACCGTCACTGACATCTGGCTTTGTGACGTCCGGTTACTTGGGCGACGGCGCTGTGGTCAGTGGTTCGATCGCCAGCGGCCAGATCGGCGCCAGCCATCTGGCTTCCGGGGTTCTGTCCAGCTTCACGTTGACTTCAGGTGTGGTACGGTCCGGACACATTGGCGATGGCGCCGTGGTCAGTGGCTCGATCGCCAGTGGACAGGTGTCGTCCGCGCATTTTGCCAGCGGTACGATCCTTCCTAATCAGATTACCTCCGGCGGCATTACCAGTGGGATGCTGGGCAATGGGTCGGTCGTGTCCGGTTCCGTGGCTTCCGGTTCCATCGGTGCGTCTCATCTGGCATCAGGGACCATTACGGCCTTCTCGCTTTCGTCTGGCTCTGTCCAATCGGGTCACCTGGGCAACGGGTCGGTTGTTTCGGGCAGCATTGCAAGCGGGCAAGTCAGCAGCGCACATTTTGCTTCGGGTACGATCCTTCCCAACAACATCACCAGTGGCGGTATCACCTCTGGCATGATTGGGAACGGTGCCACTGCTTCCGCCAACATTGCTTCCGGATTCATCTGTTACGGTACGCACTTGCAGTCTGGGGCTGTTGTATCTGCGCATTACGCATCCGGCAGCATCAGTTACTTCAAGATCGCTTCCGGCCAGGTGCAGGCGCAGACGATCGGTTCGGGTGCAGTCACTTCCGGTAAATACGCCTCTGGTTCAATCTCTGCATTCAAGTTGGCCAGTGGTATTCTTGACTCATCGATCTACCTCGGCAGCGGCGTGGTCACGTCTGGTGCCATCGCGTCAGGTCAGATCGGCGAGTTCCACCTGGCTTCTGGGCAGCGCATCACGTCCGGGGCGATCGGTTCCGGTATCCTTGCGAACAACTCCGTGGTATCCGGCTCCATTGCTTCTGGGCAGATTGGCGAGTTCCACCTGGCTTCTGGGCAGCGCATCGCGTCTGGATCGATCGGCTCAGGCATCCTTGCAAACAACTCTGTTGTGTCTGGTTCCATTGCCTCAGGGCAGGTGAGCAGCGCTCACTTCGCCTCGGGTACCATTCTCCCGAACCAGATCACATCTGGTGGTGTCACGAGTGGCATGCTCGGCAATGGTTCGGTGGTCTCCGGCTCCGTTGCCTCAGGCTCCATTGGCGCTTCCCATCTGGCTTCAGGGACCATTACGGCTTTCTCGCTATCGTCTGGCTCTGTACAGTCCGGACACATCGGTAACGGTGCTGTGGTCAGCGGAAGTATTGCCAGCGGCCAGATCAGCAGCGCGCACTTCGCTTCCGGCACGATCCTTCCCCCTGCTTCGGGTTCGATCACTTCCGGGATGCTGGGCAACTCCTCGATCATGTCGGGAAGTGTTGCCAGCGGTCAGCTCAGCTGGCCTCACTTCTCCAGCGGTTCCATCACCTCCGGTCATTTCCTGTATAACAATCTGGCCGGTACGGGCATCGAGTACGGTGGCATTCTCGGCACCAGCGTTGATCCGATGAAGTTCAACATCGGTTCTGGCGCGGGCTGGGTGATCGATAATGTCACTGACCCAGTTCACCCGGTCGTCACATACGTCCAATGGCCATTCATGTCTGGATTGACTGATGACTGGCTGTCTTCGGGTAACCAGACTCAGATCGCCATCACGGCCAGTGGTACGGTTTACCAGCAAGCTGGCGACCCGTTTACGGTAGCGCAGACGCGCAGTCTCATCTTGCTGGGAAAGACGGTCCATCCGATCGCGGCGTCCGGCATCATTCGAGTCAACATTGCGCCTCGCCCGCTAATCAATGCTGCATTGGATTCGGATGACTTGTCGACTGCGTTGGGCATCATCACAGTCAATGGCAGCGTTTATGGACCTAATGGCGCGAACCTGAACATCGACCGCACGCTTGGCACGCAGTATCGCGTCGGTGGCGGTTATGCGTCTGGTTTGCTTACGCCGAATTTTGTGGTCATGGGCGCGGCGACTGCGCTGTCGCTCAACTACCGCTACCAGAATGGAATCGGCGGGTTCAACACAGGCGCAACCCGTACGACGATCGATCCAGATAACTACGATGATGGTGATGGCACGCTGGCGGCAGTTCCGTCTAATCAATGGACTATCCAGCGTATTTACCTGTTCAGCACGGGTGCCACGTATGTCACGTACGGCCAGAAGACCTACAACAAGTACGATGACGCGATTGTCGGCCTTCGCACTGAGATGCCGGTCATCGATCCGAATTTCTCTTCTGACGCGGCGTTGCGCTGTTTCCTGATCGTGCAGCAAGGCACCACCAACCTCACCAATGCCACGTTTGTTGCCGCAGGCAAGCTGGGCGAGATTACTGGCGCCGGCGCCACAACTCTTCCGCTTGGGTCTGGTTCGGTCACGAGCGGTATGCTGGGCAATGCTGTCGTAGTTAGCAGTTCGATTGCCAGCGGCCAGATTGGTCAGTACCACGTAGCCAGCGGATTCATAATCTCGCTGAGAGTTTCCGGTTACCTGACTTCTGGCTACCTTGGGGATGGTGCTGTTGTCAGTGGATCGATTGCCAGCGGCCAGGTCAGCTCGGCCCACTTCGCGTCAGGAACGATCCTGCCGCCTGCCAGTGGAAGTATCACCAGCGGAATGCTCGGTAACGGGGCGGTAATCTCCAGTTCGATAGCTTCCGGGCAGATCGCAGGTGCTCACTTAGCTGCTGGCGCAGTTTTGAGCGCTAACATTGCCAGCGGCCAGGTCGGCGCTACTCATCTGGCATCTGGCACCGTCTTCTCCTTGACCTCTGGCATCATACAGTCGGGATACTTGGGTAACCGGTCTGTGGTGTCGGGCAGTATTGGCAGCGGCCAGATCTGGCGGTCACACTTCGCTTCTGGTCTTCAGTCTGTCTCGCAGTTTGTCACGGTTGCTCAGTCTGGTAATGCGGACTTCTCCACGATTCAGGGCGCCATTGACTCGATCACGGATGCCACGGGCGTCAAGAACTACGTCGTCATGGTCCACCCAGGTATCTACAGGGAAAGTCCGGTCCTGAAGCCGTACGTCTCGCTTGTTGGAGTATGTCCCCCCAGCGCTTTCGGGACAAACGGGACGAATGGGAATGTATCCATAGAAGGGTACGTAGGTAGCGGCGTTGTGGTAACACTTTCAGATGATACGCTTATTGCGAATCTGGCGCTCAATGGGCGTGTTCGAGATGGATACAACAGCGGTGGCGCATTCCTTAATACTGCCAGTGGTACTAAGTTTACGGTTGTCCACGCTCCTGGTGTCACAGACGGATACGATGGACAGGTCATTGATAACTGTACGATTACCGCGTACGGAGACGTTGAGGGTACAGGTCATGACTTCTCAGCGATCTTACTTCCGGTATCCGGATACGCGCTGGCTATACGAAACACGAAAATGTCCCTGTTCGGCTTCCCGGGCGGGAAGATGCGTGGTATTGAGATTCAAGGTGAGGATGCGTCGGTTGAGCTGACCCACTGTGAAGTTTTGCGCTTCGATGACGCCAGTTCTGGTACGATATTCTACGATCGAGCGATGTCCGGTTATGGTGAGGATTTTATTCAAGATCTATCTTTTGCCAGAGTTCCTCAATCCGGCGCGGTTATGTTCAATACTCCCGGAGCCCTTTGGGTGAAGGAACTGAAACGCAGTCTTGGGGATTTAGATCCTTATATCGATCCCTACGTAATTCTTGCCAGCGGGGATCTCATTCGTTTTGATGCAACGAGCCCGGCGTGGGGTATGGGCATCGGCTCTGGCCGCGTATTCTCGGGAGCGCTCGGTAACGGTTCTGTTGTTTCCGGGTCGATCGCTTCTGGTCAGATTGCTAGTCCTCACCTGGCCGCGGAAGCAGTTCGTAGTGCAAACATTGCCAGTGGGCAGGTGGGCACGTTACACCTTGCCAGTGGGATAGCCATCACCTCCGGTACGATCATCGCGTTCGATCTGGCCGACAATGTGGTGCTCTCGGCCAACATTGCCAGCGGGCAGGTGGGTGGCTTCCAGCTGGCATCCGGTGGAGTCACCTCGGCGGCCTACGCCTCGGGCTCAGTCTCCACGTTCAAGCTGGCGCTGGGGGCTGTCACTTCTTCGATCATTGCAAGCGGGCAGGTTGGCACGACGCACATCGGTGCTGGTGCTGTGCGGAGTTCCAACATCGGAAGCGGGCAGATCAGCAGCGCCCATTTCGCTTCCGGCACGATCATGCCCAACCAGATCACGTCTGGAGGCATCACCAGCGGCATGCTGGGGAACGGGTCGGTCGTTTCCGGTTCCGTCGCTTCCGGTTCAATCGGCGCTTCCCATCTGGCTTCCGGCACGATCACGGCCTTCTCGCTGTCTTCGGGCTCCGTGCAGTCCGGACATCTTGGAAATGGTTCGGTAGTCAGCGGTTCGATCGCCAGCGGCCAGGTATCGTCTGCGCACTTTGCCTCCGGCACCATCCTGCCGCCGGCGTCGGGCTCGATCACTTCCGGCATGCTTGGCAACGGGTCCGTGATTTCGAGTTCGATTGCTTCGGGACAGATTGGTCTTACTCATCTCGCGTCCGGTGTGATTCCCACAGGTAGCCTGTCTTCCGGTTCAGTTACCAGTGGGTATCTCGGCAACGGCTCGGTGGTCAGCGGCTCGATCGCCAGCGGGCAGATCGGTTACGTCCATCTGGCTTCGGGCACCATCCCTCCGGTATGGCTGACGAAGACGTCGGCTTACACGGCGAACCCCAGGGAAGCCATCGCAGCCGACACGTTGACCATCGGCGCCTGGTCGCTGACTCTTCCGCCATCGCCAAGCCTTGGCGACTGGGTGAAGATCGCCGACTGCAAGAGCAACTTCGCGAACGCGAACCTTACTCTGCTGCGTAACGGCTCATTGCTGCAGGGGCTGGCTGAGGACATGACGCTGTCCATCAACAGCCTTGACATCACCTTCGAGTTCGCTGGCGCTACGCTGGGCTGGCAGATCGCGAACTACCTGACTTCCCCGACGGCCCTCCCGATGCCGGCTGGCGTGGTGGCGGCCAAGGATTTGGGGCAGACCAACTACTGGTCGGGGTCCATCTCCAGGGAGAACATCATCTACGGTCCGTCGATGAACTTCCTGAGCGGGGCCGCGAACGTCACTTGTCCAGTGCCGCCAAATACTCAAATCTGGCTATCGGAAGTGGGCTGGATCCAGACGCAGTGCACGCTGGTCAGCGGCAGCTCCATTGCTACACAGCCGACGATCCAGGCAGGCATCTCGGGAACGCTGGCTAAGTATCTGGCGCCGGTGCAGACGACTTTGCTGCTGGCCTCCGGCAAGCGTGAACGGTTCGCGACGTTGCTGCAGGACGACGCGGAGGTCACGATGGCAGCTGGGTTCGTGTCAGGCGCGGTGATCGCCAGCGGCGGCGCAGGGCAGCTGTACGCTGGCCGACCGTTCTGGGTGTTCAGAGCTGTGGAGAACCAGTAGCCATGATCCTGCGTAATTTGCCGGGCGTAAGGAGGAAGTGAAGTGTCTGACATAAAACAGTTTCTCCTGACCACGCCCCCGAGCGGCTCTATTCAGAGTGGCATGCTTGGCGATGGCTCGGTCGTCAGTGGCTCTATTGCCGCTGGGGCGGTTGGTCCAGGGGCGCTGGCTTCTGGCGCCGTGGTATCGGGTCGCATTGGCAATGCAGCAGTTGTATCGGGGTCGATCGCCAGTGGTCAGATCGGTCAGTACCATCTGGCTTCTGGTGTCGGCGGCTCTGCGACGCTGACTTCTGGAGCTGTTCAGTCTGGTCAGCTCGGCAACGGTGCCGTGGTCAGTGGGTCCATTGCTTCCGGCCAGGTAAGCAGCGCTCACTTTGCGAGCGGTACGATTCTTCCGCCCGCAAGCGGGGCAATCGTGTCTGGTATGCTGGGCAATGGCTCTGTGGTTAGCGGTTCGATTGCCAGCGGTCAGATCGGATGGCAGCATCTGCGCTCCGGGCTGCTCAACCTGAACTCTGGAATTGGCTACGTGTCGTCCGGCCAGATCGGCTCGGGCCAGGTCAGCAACTTCCATCTGGCCAGCGGTGCGGTCCTGGCCAGCAATTCTGTGGTCGATACAGCACGGTTCGGTTACTGGCTGGCTTCCGGCGACTTCACGACTCAACGTGCGATGGAGACGCTGGACAAGAAGGGCATCACCGGCGAGCCGATGGGCTTCCCGAACCAGACCGATTCGCAGCTCGGCAGCGGTGGCGTCCTGTTCGACAACAGCAAGTACACGTTCACGATTCAGCCGAATTCCGGCAGATCGTCGTTCGATGTCTGGGTGCTTGGCCGGCAGTACATCTTCAGCGGCGCGCAGTCGATCAACATCTCCGGCTCGATCGCTTCTGGTGGCGAGGGGATGTGGTATTTCTATTTCGGATCTGGCGGCGTTCTCGTTGCGCAGAGTTCGATTTGGGCGCTCAACGACGGTGCGCCCGCCATGGCTGGCTACTGGAACGCGGCCAGCGGCCTGATGGACCCGGTCAACGAAGAACGCCACGGCGTGGTGATGCCGTGGGCTGACCATGGGTATGCGCATGATACCTTCGGCATGCGGTACCAGGCTGGTCTGACGCTGACTGGTACAGTCACGGGAACTGGCGTCGCTGACTCGGATGCTCAGGTTGCGTTGACAGGCGGGTCTCTACACGACGAAGACAATGAAGTTACGGTCGTCAGCGGTGTCACCGGAACGACGCGCTACGCCCAGACTATTGCGCCAATCGCCAAGCTGCCGATATTCTTCCGAATGGGCTTAAATGGACCATGGCGCAGTAAAGTGGCTAACAATTTCCCGCTCTACGAGAACGCTGGCTCGCGTATCAGCTACAACTTGGACACCGCGGGTACGTGGTCAGTTCCGGCGGCTACCAACGGCAACTATGTCGCCATGTGGATTCTGGGAACCACAGATTACTACGAACCAATTATCGCGGTCATGGGCCAGCGGCAGGATACGTCGTTGCCGAATGCGGTGGCCAACAACACCTACGAAACCATGGCGCTTGGCACATTCCCGGCCACAGAAACAAAGGTACTCTATCGTCTGATCTTCCAGACAGGCGACGGGCCACCAACAAACTTCACCAATACGCCCCATGCGCGTTTAGTGAACATTACGGACTACCGTTCGATCAGCAATGCGCCGAATGGTACTTACGTTGCAACGGACCACAACAGTTTGGCTGGTTTGTCCACGTACCCCGCTCATCCGGCTGCTGCGCTGAGCATGGATACGACGGCGTTCAGCGGCACGTTGCTCAATGCTTCGGGCACGATCCAGGCGGCGTTGAATCAGTTGGATCAGATCGTCATTCGGTCCAGCAACTACGCTTCTGGCTCGATCGGCTCGTTCCCGTTGGGTAACGGGGCTGTTCTGAGTGCCAATGTTGGAAGCGGTCAGCTCGCGTTCATTCACATGCGTTCCGGTGCTATCGGTAACCTGGCTTCAGGTTTCGGGGCACTGC